GCAGCATGGCCTCCGCCTCCACGCCCGCCTGGCGGTCGTCGGGCACCTTCAGCTCGCGCTTGATTTCCTCCTTGAGAAACAGGATGAACTCCTCGCGCGGCATGGCCTGCTGTTGCGATTCGTACTGTTGGATGAACTCGTAATTGGTGCGGTCAAACTTGCGGTCAAACGCAATTTCCACGCCGTTGTCGTCTTCCAGCTCGTCCGAGTCGGCCAAGTACTGTTTGGCAATCGCGATGTTGGCGCACTTGTTGGCGCCCTCTTCTTCCGCCTTGCGCTGTTTGAACTTGTTGGTTTGCTGGTTGAGCAGCGCGGCGAAATCAAAGGACGTGAGGAGGTCCAAATTCAGCTTGGCCACTGCGCACATGTAGAGGCGGGCATTGTCGGCCACGAGCATGCGGTGCATCAACTCGGACGGGGTCAATGACCGGCGCAAGCGGAGCTCCGCATCGGCCGCATCCGCGCGTTGAAACGCGGTGTCGCCGCCAATGTTGTACTGCTCCTTTGAAAACCCGTACGTCTCAAACACGCTGCTTCCAGTCGCGGCGGCACCTTCGGCTTCATCATGCGCTTTGCCACTGACGAGCAGGTTGTACAACAGGGACATGCCCAAATGCAGGACGCCGTAGTTGTGTGTGCGCACCTTGTCGCACTGGGCCTTAATGAGCGCGTAGTTTCGCTTGTGGTCGCGAATGCGCTCGCGCAAGAAGGCCACCATGTCGGTGTATTGGCGATAAGTCAAGTCGCGGTGATACACCATGAAGGGTTCCAAGTAATTCACGATTTCAGACAGCGACAAGCTGCCCACTAGGTGTTTTTTAACGAGATCAAACAGCACGCGGGTGCGGGGCACCACAATGCGCAAATACTCCGCATATCGGTCGGAGTCCGTGATTTCGGTGTTGAGCACGTACTCCTTGATGTCCTTCAAAAAGTCGCGCGAGTTGAACGCGATGTGCTCGTCCAAGTCGTCAATGGTGCGCGTGTTGATGCGCGTGGTCTTGCGCAACAGTTGCCAGTAATTCAAGTTGTGCTGGTTCAGCAGCGACTTGTCCAACACGTTGATGGAGTGCAGGTTGATGCGCGAATACGCCACCACGGACTCTGGCAGCATGATGAAAGACTTCAGAGTGAGCGAGTCGGCGGGTGTCATGGGGACCACGTCGGCCGTCATGCGCTTGTCGTTGATGCTCGTCGCATTCAAGCGCGTGAGCCCCAGATTGTATCGCTGCATGACAAAGCGGCGCGTCTTCAATTCCTCGCCCGCAACAACGGAGGATTTGAGCTCACCCAGGTTGTCAATCACGGCAGTCAAATTGTCGCGCACGGCTTCACTGATTAAGAAATCCTCCTCATATTCGGGCGGCGCGAACGGCGTGAATTGGTTCGTGCTGAGTTTCTTCATGTAAGCGGCATACGTGTCGGCTCCGTTTTTGTAAGCAGCATGCAAGTCGGACTGTTCAGTCAGCATGTGGGCCATGGTGATTTGCATGACGTCCTCCGAAGTGCGCGACAGTGAAACCGAGGCTCCGCCGGCATCTTCTGCCGCGCTGGCTTCTTCATTCACGTATGTTTTTTTGCGACAGGCAGCCACTGGCACAATCCAATGCAGTCGCTGGTTCATTTTGTGCAGCGTGTCAATGAGGGGGCGGTGGTCGGCCCCGTGCGTCAGCGGCATGTGCGCATTTCCGCTGCGGTCAAACGTGGAAAACTGCTCACGCAGCTGCTTGAACCGGGTGATGAGCGTGTGAATGCCGTTCAACACGGTGTCGGTGCGTTGTGTGGCGGGCACGCTGGAAAGGAGCGCATTCAGCAAGTCGTTGGTCTGCGATTCCAGGGTGTAGCGCTTGCGCTCGGCGGGAACATCCACCATGAAGGAGAACTCTTGAACGGCCTGCGATGCCATGATTTCGTCGGCGTCGTGCAGCATCTCCGCGATGGCATTGCGCACTTCTGGAACCGCAACCGACACGGTTTGAATGGGCGGAGTTAGTCCGTCATCGAATGGGTCCATTGATATGCCTTCTGCGCCTTCTGCGCCTTTTGTGCCTTCTGCCATTCCCAATCCGCTAACAGTTGTTCCAACCGTTGAAGGAGGTGGCCGTATATTGATGCGTTCAATTGGCAAGTTTTCAGGCAGCCCCTTGAACCCGAAATCAATGTAAATCACTTCGTTGTCGGGTGTTGTGGTGAGTTCAATCATGTCTTCGCCGTCTTCTAAATTGGAGATGCGCCCGGTGATGACGGTGGGGTGCTCTCCGCCAAGGTAAATATCCACCCACGTGTTTGGAATCAGCCCGTTCTGTCGCGCGTATCCCAGCTCGGGCGCATGGTCCAAAATGTTAATATTGAAAATAGACTCATCGGAAAAGGTCCCCGTTTCCGGGTTAATGGTCAACGTGCGCGACAGCATTGTCTCAGCATCAATGAGCCGAAGCTTGGTTTCATCCAAATAATCAATCACATATACGCGGTTGTTTAAATCCTGGTTCTGGGCTTCAATCTGAATGATGTCGCCCAGCTTTAATTGGGCGGACGAAGACATGGAGAATGTATTACTATTACTACTACCTTAACATAACTTTCTATTATATATTTTTTATATTACAACAATTATATAGATTGATGATTGATGATTGATTTTAGGCATGGGGACATTGAATAACCTGTTGCTAACATTTGCAGGTGCAAACGGCAGTGTTAAGAGAAATGAAATAATATTTGAAAACCAACAACAACAACTACATGATGAAATGGAAATGCAGTCCATGGGTGATGCATTTGCAGATATTCAAGGTGAATCCACCCCAGACACAAAAACAAACAGAATGAAATTTGCAAAAGTTGCAAATGAACAAGGACAACAGTCAGGTGACGTGTTTGGTGGAAAATCACGTCGTCGCCACTGTCGTCGCCACTGTCGTCGTCATTGTCGTAGCAAATCTCGGCGTTGTCGTAGCAAATCTCGTCGCAGTCGTGGAACTTATCGCAGACATTAAGTAACCCTCAACTTGCAACAAATAACACAAATAACAATCAACTGCGTCAAATATTTGTATGCATGTATAACATACATACATACATACAATGTCTGTAAAACCCAAAAAACGAATTGCGCCAACGTTATTGCAGGGCGATGCTGCTGCCGCCACTGCTGCCAACAAAGGTTTTGACAAAAAGAACCCGCTGGAAAATGCGGCCGACATGATAGCAATGCGATACGGGATTTCTGCGACGGAAGCCCCGCAAATAGATGAGGCCGTTTTTAAACAGAACCGCGCCATCGGAAAGAAAGTGGTTCCATTGAAGGAATATTTTGAACAAACCGCGAAAGAGTTTGTGCAAAAAGAGGCGGAAAAAAAAGAAGAAACCGCGCAAAAAAAACGGGAGTACGCCAAGCTCACACCATGCCAACGCAAGACAAGCACGCTGCAACGAAACATTGACGGATACATCAGCGCATGTGACCGCAACTTTTCCAATGAAGCATTGATTGAAATGGCGGATAAAGCGCGAGAGAAGGCAGCAAGAACATCTGTGAAAAAAACAAGGACACGAAAGGTAATTAAGGCAAAAACGCCAACACCCAAAAAAGGTGGTCGCACAAGGCACCGTAAATAATTGTGAAATGAAGTTAAAGACATTAAGCTCATGAAGGGTAGACCTGTACATCCACACATCATGACCCCCGCAACCGCTCATTCTTGGACCTACGATTTGAAGTGCGCCAGTCCCGACATTTTGCGCGCGTTCAGCCTCATGTTTCATGACCCCGAAAGCGACGAACTGCAGTCGCTCCTGAAAAAATCAAACCTGACCAACAAGAAATGGAAATGCGACTCGCACGTGCATTCCATTTTGAAATACACCACTGGCACCCTGAAATGCGACGAGCTGCAAACCCTCGGGCTTCTGCGGTCGGTGGTGTTGGACCAGCACGGAAAAATCATGGCATACTCGCCACCCAAATGCATTGTCCCTTCAACCGAAGAGCTGAATGGCGACAACATTGGTGTGGAAGAGTTCGTGGAAGGCACGATGATCAACATATTTTACCACCGACCCAACGGACAAGATGACGGTGCGGGTTGGGAGCTGGCCACAAAGAGCTGCGTGGGCGCAAATATCGTGTTTCACTCGGTCAGTGACAAAAAAGCACAAGAACCAGCACAAGAACCAGCACAAGAACCAGCACAAGAACCAGCACAAGAACCAGCACAAGAACCAGCACAAGAACCAGCACAAGAACCAAAGAAGACCTTCCGCCGCATGTTTTTGGAATGCATGAATGAATCCAATTTGGATTTTGGCGCGCTGCAGAAAGAATGCAGCTACAGTTTTGTGATGCAGCACCCGAACAATCACATTGTGCGCCGCATAACCAATCCAACTCTGTACTTGATTGCTGTCTACAAAATAGACAACGAAACCCTTGTCATAAAGGAGCAGTGTCGCGACGAGCATTTGGCCCGAATCAATGAATCCGGTAACCAATGTACGTCGGTGCGGTTGCCCCTTCAATTCACTGATGTCGGTCTGAGCGAGCTGAAGGAGATCTACACGTCGCTGAATGCTCCATACGATTTCCCCGGACTGGTGTGCCGCGATCGCAGCACCGGCGTGCGGTTCAAGTTTCGCAACCCGAACTACGAACGCATCAAAAATCTGCACGGCAGCGAGCCCAAGTTGCAGTTTCAGTACCTATCGCTTCGTCAGCAGGGCAAAGTCAAAGAGTATTTGAAGCTGCATCCCGAACACAGCGATGCCTTTCAAAAGTCAAAAGACCAACTGCACGCTTACACAACCCAGCTGTTTGCAAATTACATCGGGTGCTACGTTCGGAAGGAGCGCCCCTTCACCGAGTATCCCGCCGAATTCAAAACGCACATGTTCCGGCTGCACGAACAGTATTTGAAGGAGCTGCGCGAAAAGAAAGAGCACATCACGTTGGGAAAAACGATTGCCTACATGAACGGTCTGCCTCCATCGCACCAGATCTACGCGCTGAATTACGGGGTGCGAAAAGCGTGCGAAAAGGAAAAGCATGATTAGATTTGAATTGTTTATATAAGTTTTATAATGACTGCTTTTGAGAGTAGGCATTATGATGGTGATGGTGCGATAATAATTAGGTTGGCTCCTTTGGCGTTTTGTATTTATTTGTGCAACCGAAGTTGTGTCTAACCTGCAATGCGGTGCCTGAAATGTTTGTGCAGATGGGACATTGATATCGTTTGGGGTTAGTTAATACAATTGGTTCATATGATTGCCCCATTGCATTCATTCTTCCTTCTTCTTCTTCACGGATTATTTTTATTTCTTTTTCTTTGCGTTTCATCTCATGTTGTAATTTAATTGCTTCTGCTATTTCCAATTTCCTTATTTTTTCTTCCTCTCTCTTAGACCTAACCAGATCCGTGATTTCATTGTTTAATTTAAACCAATCAGTGTCTTCAACCATGATATCTGGAAATGATTTGGCGATGTCAATTATCATTTGAGCGATTGGATTATCAATTCCTATAAATTCTGTGACAAATTTAGTTTTGTCATGAAAATCTGTTGGATAATAGCTTGTCACTAGTCTTGGGAACACATCAGAAAATTTAGGTTCACATTGCAAAATGATTTCTTCATCAACTGGAATCTCTGAAACTCCGTGTGTTGCGTTTATGGCAATTTTGTAAATTGACAATCCGGTAAAACAATGTTGAAGCGCACTTTGCAATGCTAAAATTCCGGTTCCCGAATGAACACCATCAATGATTACAATATTTGGTCTTAAAATAATTCCTTTGTTTCGCAATTGAGTGCAATATGATCTGTTTTCTTCCAGTTGGTTTTTGGACCGTTGTCCGTTTTTGCTATGAGGTAATATTACGATATTTACTAAATCCGGATTGTATATTTTAAAATTCATCATTGCCAAACAATAATAGGATGGCGACTGTCCGCCACATACGATTGTGATGGGCACGCCTTTTCTCAACAATTTTTCATAGATGCTGAATGATGCTTCTATTAATTCTTTTACACAATCACCCATGGTTTGATGAGTGATTTCACCAAATAGTACGTCTCTTAAATTTCTAGCACCACCTTTCATTTGTCGGATGCGTCCGCGTCTAATGCGTCTAATGCGTCTGATAGTTTTAGTGAATTTATTTGCATTTTTCTTTTTTTTGTAAGTTTTTTTCATTTTATTCACCTATGTAATATAAACGGAAATTATATGGAAATTATTTAATCATATGGTCACATGTCAAAGCATGACGTCTCAAATGAGGGGTGTGGGACTGTAAAAGTAGATGGGGGGGGGGGGTCAAAGGGGGCTTATCCCCCTTAACGGTGGATCTGCGAAATCAGGGATTGAAACACGGCCGCGGATTCGCGCGCGGCTTGAATCAAATAGGTGTTCACAATGTCATCATCCGTCGGTGCATGGAATGCCATGCGGATCATGCTGTGTGTGTCGTGCGGATGGGTTTTGCGAAACCCGCAAAACGAAACCGTGCGGCTGCCCTCATAATGATTGGTGTGAATGAAGTATTCAACGCACTTGCCCAGCGTGTAGTCCTCGTTTTGTAGAGTGACATCGTAACCGTTGCTGAGCGTGGTGTCCGACGGCGCCACATCCACGTCGCCGCTGGCATTCTCAATGTCTGAAATCATTTTATTGCATTTTTCAACGAGAAGCAGGCACGCTTTGGTCAAAATCTCCACATTGGAATACACCCCCACCGATTCAATGATGAAATCAAAACTGTCCGAATGCGTGTATCGCTGCGCTTCCATGGCGAACCAATTTTTCTTTTCGGATGCAATGAATCCGGCATCATTGCCATCACGATCCAATACTTTTGCGCATTCGGTCCACACTTTGTCTGCCTCTTCCACATTGGGGGTTGAGCAGTAAGCACCAGTGCTGACCACATTGTACATGCCGTCCATGCGCGCAGTGCCCACCCCGATTTCCGCGGTTAAAGCCAGTCGCTCGCCTTCCACAAATTGAGTGAGTCTCGGCATTAGCCGCGCGATCAGAATGTAGCCGCCCGTGATCTTATCAGGCGGAAAGATGCGGCGAACGACGGACTCGCTCACCTCTTTCCCCGTTTTCGCATTCACCATGCGGAAGTGCTTCGTGGTGACATATTCGCTTGCGGTGCCCGTGTTTTGCACGTCCAACACCACGCGGTAGTCTTCCACGTTGAAATTCTCAAAATCGGGGTCATTCGCCTTGATGTGGATGGGGACACAGCCCATGCGCTGCTTAATGATTTCATTGTTCAGACGAGTGGTGTTCGTCGTGATTTGCACCCGGTTCTCGGCGTGCGGCAGTGTGCGGAAACAGTAGGTGGGGATGTCGGCTAGAATGGTGCGACGCACGGCATTGGCCAAGCTGACGTTGATTCCTTTGACAGTGAACTTGAGGGTGCCGTCGTGGTCCGTGAACGATTCAATAATGGGTTTGGACATCCGGATGAGAATGAACTGGTGTTGCGTTGTTGTTGCGCGGTTGCGTTGTCTGTATTACATTAAATGCGCATTATTTATAAATCAATTTTTCGGAAAACATTATGTTCCAAAGGCACGTCCGCGCCGGCCGTTGTGTCCGAACCTTTCCCTTGATTTGATTTAATTTGATTCAATTGTTGCGACAGCGTCTGGTTTTCCGAAATCAACACAGTGCAGTTGCATGGCTGATTTCATTTTGTTGAATTTCGTTGCGCGTAAATTGGCAGTGTTTGAATGTGCACGGATTGTCCGTCTTCCAGGTAAACATGATCCGGAATGTGTGGAAGAAGTTTTTGCGTTGTCGGGATTGGCAGCATTTCTAAATGTCTTAATGTTTTGTTTATAAATCATGAACATAAAAAAATATTAATTTGTGGAAGGCAGCGGCGCCAAACACAGCTTGATTTCCCCCAGACTGGCCACGTAGTACTTCACCACCAGCGGCAAGTCGTTCTCCAGGTACATCTCAATCTGGCTGCACAGGTTGGTGCACTTGATGAAATAGCCCAGGTTTTTCAGAGAGAACTCGCCCTGAATGATTTTGTTGGAGTCCTGCTTTTGGATGAACTCCATGCTGCCGTCGGTCTCCACGCGCCGGATCTCCGCCGTGGCAAACTGGCCCGAGCACCGGAAAATGAGCTCGTTGCCCACCGACTTGATCTCCAGCTTCTCCGAAATGCACGACATGTCGCGAATGATCTTCTGGAAATCGGATGACGGCAGGTTGATGACGGACGAAAACACCACGTTCGGCTCAATGAACTCCTCGGGATCGGGCTCAATGAGCCGCAGCTTCTGCGTCTTGCACTGCTTAATGTCGCCGTTCTCAAACTTCAGCCCCAAGAACGACACAATTCCATCGTTGTAATCCTTCTTCTCAATGTAGAGCGTCAGTGTGTCGTCGTTGTCTATGGAATTGATCAGCTTGAACAAGTGGAACATGTTGACGCCAATGATGATTTTTTCCATGTGGCACTCGTAGTGCTCAAAATTTTCCGCGCCCAGAAACAGGTGCGCCAGCATGGTGTGCGATTTGTCCATGTTCACAATGCGAATGCCGTCCTTTTTGAACGTGATGTTGGTTTCCAATAAGATGTCCTTTAGCGCCGTCATCAGCGTGCGAAACGGCGCAATTTGCACGGTTTTGATGGTGAGAACATTGTCAGCATATGGATTTGCATTTGCAGATGCGTTCATTTTCCAAATAACAACAATTATTTAAACAATATTCAATGATATTCTTTAAATGCTTATGCGTGCGATTTATTATTTTTATCCCACCAAGTGGTATTTGGAAATGACCATGGCGCCCAAAATCAGCACCATGGCAGCGTAGTCGTCCAGTGTGGTGGGGAGCTTCAACCAGAACGCATTGGAAAGCACTTGACCCAGGAAATCAAACACGTAAGAGGAGAGAGAAACTTGAGCCGCCGAGAGGAACCAGTTGCCGATGCGGTTGGACGGAATGACGAACATCCACTCTATGGTGGCCCAAAATTCGGCGGTCAAAATCTTCTTAATTGTGCCGGCGTCTTTCATGCCCGGTGTGGTTTGCATGAAAAGCGCTAAATCCATTGTAACCATGATGCCCAGATTTAGAAAAATCCAAAACAACAACAGACCGATGGAAAATTGATGCTTCATTACAATCAATGTTTGTTTAGGTGATATGATATATATTATATGTTATATATTATATATCTATTGTATATTACAACATTTCATCATTGCACCACAAATCAATGTCTTCTCCAAGCCCGTCTGCTTCATCCGGTCCTTCTCCGAGTGCCTCTTCTGGTCCCTTGTCGGCTGATGCAGGGAAAACCCCGTTGAATTATTTGCTATGGCTCGTGGCGTTTATTTGCGCCCAGGCATCGTCCATGTGGGGTCAATTCGTCACCTTGAAATTTCCCAACATGGGCATGTTTGCCGCTTACAAAATGGCCATCCCCTTTGCGTGGCTGGATTGGATGTTCATGTCCATGGCCGTCAACATTGGCGACAAGTACAAGCTGGTCACCCCCACCCAAGACACGTTCACCCTCATCACGCTGCAATTCACCGCCATTCTCATTATCAACCACTTTTATTTGCACCAGCCGTTGTTTAGGAGCGACATCGTGGCGTTCTTCCTCATCCTGTTCGGGTTCGCCGTCAGTTTCAACAACATGCTGTCTAAAGTGCTGAACCGCCCGGTTCCCAGCGTGACCCCGGCTCCTAGTGTTAGTGGCGCCCCTGGCGCTACTGGCGGCCCTAGTCCAGCGCCTCCCGTCGCACTCAAGGGCGACCGCAAGAAGGCCAAGCTGCTCAAAAAGATTTGGGGCGTGCAACCCACCAACGACTACTCGGCTCTTACGCAGAACTGAACGAATATTCATGTTATGGTTTAACCATGACATAAATGAATCAATTAAATTAGCGCCTTCGGGACTTGTTACCGCTTCGCTTATGGCCACTACGTTTACCACTTCGCTTATGGCCACTTCGCTTATGACCGCTTCGCTTCTTGTGCCTCCTAGTTCGCCTTCCTCCTTTAACATCTTTAAGACGTTGAACACTGCGCGCAAAGGCTTCATCACGTTCCTTTTTATCATGTTTCTTTTTAGATTCATTTCTCTTTTGGATTTGGTCCATTAATTCTTGGCTTGGTCGTTTATGTGTACCAGGAGGAACATATACGCCCTTATATTTTTTATTATCAGCAGCCCATTGTTCATGTGCCAATTTTGCGGACTGTTCGGTGAGTTTAGCACGATGCGCACGAATCCGTTTATTTGCTTCTGCAGCATTGAAAGACATTTGGTTGGCTTCCATCTTATGATTGTGTTATACCATTACCAACTATTTTTTTTCCACATTGCATTTAACATTTTATGCATACAGCTTCGTGGATGTCTCTTGTCCCGTCACCCGCTTGATGAACGTGTCGCCGTCCAGCAGCTCTTTCAAATTGTCCATGTGCTTGTCCCGGTGCCGGAACAAGAAATTCACAATGGCCGACATGGGCAGCTGCTTGTCCTTGATCGCCGCGTAAAACGCTTTGAATGCGTCCGTCGTGGCTTCCGCCGTGGCATAGTGCTTGCCGCCCAGCATGTCGCGAAACAGCTTCTCAATCTCCGTCCGACTGGGGTAGTTCAACTCCACGATCAAGTCCGTGCGCCCTTGACGCAGCAGCGCGTGGTCCAGCTTCTCGGGGTGGTTCGTCGTGATGAATACGATGAGCCCGTGCTTGAACAGCACGCCGTCCAGAATGTTGAGCAAGTTGCTGAACGTGAAACTCTGCGTCTCCACCGACACGCGCTTCTCAAACAGGCAGTCAATGTCTTCTAATAGAAGCACGGTCTTGGGGTCAATGTTGCGGAACGAGCCCTGGACCGTGGCGTTGTCCATGTCGCGGCTCATGCTCATGATGCCCAGGTTGTAGTGGATCTCGTTGCACAGCGCTTTGATAAGGCTCGTCTTGCCGCTGCCGGGCACACCCGTCAACAGGTACGTCTTTTTGTACGGGATGCCGAACGCGTCGTACTCCGCCTCGCTGTTCAGAAAATCCGTAACGTCGTCCATGATGCGCTGCTTGACGCGCTCGTCCATGTAGACCGTGTTCAGCCGGCGCACGGGGATGCGACTGTACGTGTTCCACTCGCTGTATTTGTTGGTCACCGAAATGCGCAACTTCTCGTCGCTGGTGTTGTCAATCTCGCTGGCCAGCTTGTAGAACTCCACAAAAGAATCGGGGGTCGGCGTGCGCACCAGCAGCCGGCGAAAAAACACCATGCCGTCGCAGCTGGTTGGTCGCGGGTTCGCCTCCTCTCGGTAGTCAATCTCAAACGCGTGCTTCTCGTTTTTGGCATCCGTGAAAACGTAGTCGTAATCGCCGAGTCCAATGGTCATGAACAGCGCATTAAGCGGGTCACATAGCGCCTGTACCGCCGGCACTTCTTTGTCCTTTGTTTTTTCGTCAATCACGCTCTTTACTGCGTTGTACGTTCTCAGGTTGAAGTACTCGTGCACCTCCGTTCGGGCTGGCACGGCATGGTTGGATCGCGTCTTCAACGACGCCGCGTTTCGGAACAAATACAACAGCACGCGACTCTGATAATACTTCGGTATTTCATGCTCGTGCAGGGCTGCTGTGGCGGTTGCTGTGGCGTGCGTGGTTGCTATGGTGGTCATGGTCTGAATGTTATTGACTAGACGCAGCATGGCTTTAAATGCATTCGTGATAGAGTTTAGAGTTTAGCAGGGTTGTTTTCCGCGTATTTTTTGTGCATGCATATATATTATTGCATTCACATATTATCATCCATCATTATGCCCGAAGTGGACAACGTGAATTACACACCCAACTTGGAATATTTCCTGCAACGAAAGGGGGAAGAGTGCGAAGCGTGGTCCAATCTCCATTTGATGTGTCACAAGAAGTTCAAAAAGACCGAAACATATTTTAATTTACCGATTATCACAATCACTGCATTCATTGGATTCGTGTCCGGTCTCAACTTGAGTTACGAATACATTCACCTCATTCTGGGCGGAATGAGTCTGTATGCAAGCCTGCTCAAAAGCTATTTTTCGTATTTGAAAATCAGTCAGAAGAGCGAAAATCATAGAATTGCCTACATACAATACGGACAAATTGCAAATGAGATTCGCGTGGAACTTGCGCTGGAACCGACCATGCGCAACCGCGGCAGTGGATTGCTGGATTTGATCCGCATCAAAATGAAGAATCTACTGGAGGTCTCCGAGATTGTGGACAATTCAATTGTTCATGAATATCTCTCAAGGGTTGGAAACACAAACCGGAATGTTGTGATGCATTGGTTCGCCCGAGAACAAAACGCCGCCGCCGCTGCCGACATCAATGACGACCCAATTGGCAGGCCCAACATTTTGAAACTGGCAAATCGGTTTGAATCATATGTGGATATTGAAAACAAGGTGATGCGGTTGCCTCACGCAGGCCGCAGTAGCAGCAGCATGTCGTCGCCACAGGTTGACACCAGAACACCTGAAAACACTGAATCAAATGCTGAATCAGAAACCGCCATCTCAGAATCAAGTGATACGGTTTCGGGTATAATGGTTTAAATTGTGTGCGATTTGGCATTTTTCTTGAATTTCTCTCTGATTTGAAATTCAAGAAACGGGTTTATGATGTATCACCTTCTTCAAGGGAGTTTGAGGGGCGAAACGCAGTGCCTTGTGTGACGCATGTCCCCCTTCTTTAGTACTCGGGTGTGTGTTTTTTGAACAAACACCCATGTGGATTTATACCCACAATTTCATTGATTACTGCCGCATTCTGAAACTTGCAATTCGCCAACCAAATTTTGACGATGCAAAAATTCTTTTTGGGTGAAATGGTGATTCCATTCACCACAGGCAGCAGCGCCTTGTTGGGCGAAATGCTGTTTCCAACCAACACATAAGTCAATTGACGCCAACAATCAGGCACATCCTTGTTGCTAACTTTGTATGAGAAACAGCCGCCATTCCGGTTTCTAACATCCTCCCATATTGGTGTAATTCCATCTCTCATCAAAAACAACATGCAGTTTGTCACCAGTTTCGCAGGGAGCATTTCGGTCACACTGACTGCTTGTTCAACTGTGTTGAAATCATACAACTTAATGTAACTCTTTATTGACCAATCAGTGTCATGCGGCAGATGGCACCACAATGACCATCCAGTGGAGAGAGCATGATGCGGTTGCTGTGGCTCTGGCTCTGGTTGCTGTGACTCTTGGGACGAAGAGGAGGAGGAAGAGGAAGATGAAGATTCCTTCATGTTGTTCTCAATATAAATAAACCAAATATACTTTTTATATTGATTTGTTTCAAATGTTTTTTGCATTGTTTCAACGAAACACCATGCCCATTCGTATTATGCCTTGATGTGATTGCAGTTGTCGTCCTTGTTGATTTTGTTTAACGTGATGAGCCTGCAGCTGTCGAATGTATGTGATCAACCATTGAGGCACTCGCAAACGCATGCGCTGCAAATGCAGCAAATGACTTTGAACCCACTGCGGCAACACGAATGGGTTCACATGTGCCACAACAGCAACAGGTGCCACAACAGCAACAGGTGCCACAACAGCAACAGGTGCCGGTGCCGGTGCGCTCACAACCTTAAAAACCGTGTCTTCCAAATTCAAAGATTGCCCACTGGTGAGACTCGTGATTTGCGTGAATCGTCCCACGCGCTCCCTGCAGCACACGTCCTTCAGAAGATGTTTCCATTTGTACGTCGCCGCAGAATTTGCATGAAGCGACTGCAGCAACGAATGCGTCAGTGCCCCCGCCGCTTTGCCACCCAAGAACGCATCCGCGCTGGTTTGGGTGTCTTGGCAACCGCTGATGCAAAACACCTCGCCTGCCGTTTTTGCATATCGCTTAAATTCATAGCTGGTTTGGCGCAGGGACCATGCGTTTGGATCATATGCCGATGGCATCGGCGCTGCTGCATTCAACAAGTAACTGGTGTCGTCATACTTGTGGCGCAGATCGCAGCCCGTGCCGCTGTGACACATGTCCAGCACCATGTACAGCCGCGCACCAACCGGCACGAGCGCAGCCAGTTCCGAACGCACCACATCATCGGTGATTAATCCGGCTTGATTGTAATCCAGCGGGCAAATGCAGGAATCCGCCCCGCTCTCTTCATCTCCGTTCAAATCCCGCTGCAGCGTGCCGTGTCCCGAGTAATGAAACCACAGCTCGTCACCGGCGCACACGCCTTGCAGTAGTTCCTTAAATGCAGCCAAAATATTGGCTCGCGTGGGTTTTTTCACCGCCACGTCACTCAACATGGTGCACGAATAGCCACGCATGGTTTGCAAATAGTCCGCCACGTTGTCAATGTCATTGATGCAGCCGCGCAACTGGGCAGTGGTGCCCATGTAGTTGATTCCAACCAGCAATGCTCGTTTCATTCGGTTTAGTGTGATCGATAAATGCGTTAATGCGTTAATGCGTTATGACATATGCCGATATTTTTTAATTCAACGTTTTAATTGAATTGTAATCATGCAATACCCGAATGTAGTACTCGTCATCCTGTTCAAACCCGGTTGAAATGCGCGGATAGTCCTCAAATTTGTACGCGGCCATATTGGCAAATCGGTAACTCAGTGGATTGGTGAGACGCGCGTAGAGGTTAGTTTTTGAAATGTAAAACACAGACACCGCTTTTATTTTGCCGTTCACTTCCATGTTTTGTGAATCACGGCGTAATATGTACGTGTCATTGTTGCGGACATGATGCGCATAATTTAACACCAGGAGTTCGGTCATGTGTAGACTCAGTATTTCCCTGTATTCTTTTTTCAAAAGATTCGCGTACATTCGCTGCATTTCATTGACTTCAATGATGGGAGATGACGACAACATGTTCATCTATACGCAAGTATCTCCTTAAATGTCGCGGTTGTTTTTATATGAAATTCATATAATATGAAATTCATATAATCAAAAATGCATTAATCAATGAAATTAAACAAGACCTGAATCTTGAACTTCAAAGCCTGTCACAGAAACGTACAGGTAGTTGTGCGGGTGCAATGTGTGTAAAACGGCTGCATCGTCTACGCATTTTATCACGTAGTCGTATTTTAGACCATCCGATCCATTCACAGACGTCATTTGCACTCCGTGGTTTTTCAACATGAACCATTTCAAAAAAGCGGGATCCAGCAACTTGTTTCCTGCCACATACAAATTATCAGGACTAGCCAGGTTCAAATCATATTCTTTTTCGTTGTAATGCAGTACAATTTCCATCATGCGATGATCCACCGGGACAAATTTTCGGTCATGAAAATGAATTCCAGCAGAGTCGCGTGGAAATCCATCATATTTCATGACGTGAATGCCTTCTTTTGAATCATTCACAACCGTTTGGGCAGTCGGAACTTCACTCAATATAAAATCAAACTGCATTGTGTGATTCTCAATGCGTTTTATTGTTTCCAAAATGTCCTCTTCTTCTTGTTCCCATTGTTCCTCTTGTTCCCATTGTTCCTCTTGTTCCTCTTGTCCCCCTTGTTCTTCCTGTTGTTCCTCTTGTCCCCCTTGTTCCTCTTGTCCCCCTTGTTCCCCTGTCTTTTGGACATCTGTCTCAGAAAGCTGCACATTGATTACATCCCCGTCCACATCAGAATCAGTGCGGTTTCTTCGCGGACACGATGGTTCAGTGAAATTTTCATCCAAGTCTTTGACAAAGCTGAACACCGATGAATAAAGTGTCGTTTCATTGCCGTCTTTCACAACACGAATGCTGTAATTGTCATCACTGACTGTGGAATCATCCTCTTCATCTTTCACGAATATTGTAGTGCATGCATCAGACAATGCATTCACAACGATGTTTGCGCCGGGCAACACGTATTTCACAACGGCACGCTTGGTGTGCGTGAATGTTGATACGCACCCCCAACCAATGGTGATCGCAATGTCCACCCAATTATCTGCAGTGAATGTTTTGTACAAGTAAAGCCCAGTGCCCAATGCAAACATGGTGCAAAATTGAATTGAAATGATGGCACTCAAGTCTTGCTCGGTGCATCCCACCAACTTGCCGGATGCGTTGTATGTGCTTGCTACACAGTTCATTTGAGATGAATTTGTATCAGATGAATGCTATTGAAAAAACACGTTTATATTGTTTCAATGTAAATTATTTAACAACGCAATCATCCATTTTGATAGCATTTTGCCAATGCAACACAGTCTTTCAATGAAGTGTATGGACCATTGTCCGTTTGTTTGCAAGATCTGGAAGCGCCGTTGTTGTCGTCCAACACACAATCCCATCTTCTGACAGGCATGACCGAATGGCAGTTGCTTTTGTTCGCGTTTGCAGCAGTTGTTCCATCATCGCAGCAACCAAACTTGCTGACACTGCAACCTCCAACCGGACCAGGAATCGGCATCACGGAATGGCAGTTGCTTTTGTTCGCGTTTGAAGCAGTTGTTCCATCATCGCAGCAACCAAACTCGCTGACACTGCAACCTCCAACCGGACCAGGAATCGGCATCACGGAATGGCAGTTGCTTCCATATTTGTTTGTTCTGGACGTGGTGCCATCATCGCAGCAACCAAACTCTGTTCCAGCGCAACCTCCAATGTTTTTTCTTGAGGGGCTAGGACCGGGGCCAGGGCTAGGACCAGGGCCAGGGCTAGGACCAGGGCCAGGGCTAGGACCAGGGCCAGGGCTAGGACCAGGGCCAGGGCTAGGACCAGGGCCAGGGCTAGGACCAGGACTAGGACCGGGGCTAGGGCTAGGACCAGGCGGATAATGGTGTCCGTGGTGATGATGATGATGGGGTGGGGCAGGCTGAGGGCCTGGACCCGGCTGAGGGCCTGGACCATAGCAGTTAGACCCGAACACATTGCTGGCAGTCACACCGTCGGGGCAGCATCCGAATTCGGTTCCTGCGCATCCACCCACTTCTTCTTGGGGGTTGTAAGGGGTTGGTTTCGGGTTGTGGCGGCGACGCGGATCCGGCTGTGGTTGGGTCTTCCCTTTGGACGGATTCAATCCGAACACGTACAACAGAATGGTGGTGACATACGTCATCATGATGAAGGGAATGAACACGATGAACCAGGAGAGAATGGTGAGGCCACCAATGCAAAGCTGGTTCAATAAAATTGTGAAAATGATCATCACAATGACTTTCAAGAAAGCGCTGTTCTGTTGCCCCCTAAATAAATCAATGATGATCTGAATCACGGAAAAACCGAGATAAAGCACGGCTGGAGGACACAACGAATCTATTATCATTTAACACAAACTACAGAAAGTGGAACCAATATAATATATCCACATATATTATTTTGCACTCATCTCAATATGATTGAATTCATGATTGAATTCATGATCTTATTTATTTGAATTGGATTTGGGTTTGGGTTTCTTCGTCATTTTTGCAACCCCGTTCTTGAATGTGCCAATAATTGAGCCAACTTCGTCGTTTTCATACTCATAAATGTCGCCGTTTGTTTCATCATTGGTCACATATGTTTTCCCTTTAATCTCCACCTCAAACAGCTCAAGCTCTTCTTCAGACTCGTCTGCTTCTTGTTCTGGTTCTGGTTCTGGATCCTTTTTTTCAGCTAATTGCTCTTGTTCTACTTCCACTTCATCTGCTTCTTGTTCCTCTTCGTCTGCTTCTTGGACCTCTTGTTCCTCTTCGTCTGCTTCTTGTTCCTCTTCGTCTGCTTCTTGGACCTCTTGTTCCTCTTCGTCTGCTTCTTGTTCCTCTTCGTCTGCTTCTTGTTCCTCTTCTGCTTCTTGTTCCTCTTGTTCCTCTTGTTCCTCTTCGTCTGCTTCTTGGACCTCTTGTTCCTCTTCGTCTGCTTCTTGGACCTCTTGTTCCTCTTCGTCTGCTTCTTCCTGGACCTCTTGTTCCTCTTCGTCTGCTTCTTGTTCCTCTTCGTCTGCTTCTTGGACCTCTTCGTCTGCTTCTTGTTCCTCGTCTGCTTCTTGTTCCTCTTGTTCCTCTTGGAACTCTTCGTCTGCTTCTTCTAGATCTTCGCCAACGGTTGAGTTGATGTATTCCGCTATGAAATCCAAATTCGGTGCATCCGCCGGCGAAACGTCAATGATTTCCAATTGGATTGGCTCTTCATTTAAGGGTGATCCCGGCACATTGCACTTGCACGCCTTCTGCCTTTCCAGCAACGATTTCACAAACGGAATTTGAAGAACCGCTTCATGCGTCTCCTTGAACAGTTGATAATCTGCCAGCATGTGCGAAACTTTTGGCTCCAACGATTGGCGCAATTCATCCAATAAAAGGGTCACAAATGTGGAAGGTGTTGCAGTTGTTACAGTCGTCATTGCGGCGCGTGTATTTGCTTAAACTACATGAATGCTCTGACATTTGTTTAATATGATTTGAAACACATTTTATTGTTTCCAGCCATAAGTAATTAAAAACATGAAATGTTGTAATCACACAACCAACCGCATTTCACAATGTCTTCTGTTGAACAATCGCAGCCACAAAAAATGGTGCTCCCACCACACTTGCAACATCTTCAACATTTGCAAGGAGAGGAATTGAAAAAAGCCATTCATAATGAATACGTGAGTCAAGCGATGTCATTCATTTTGCGTCAAACCGAATACGACGAAGAGACTGCATTCAAACGACTGTGTGAATTGAAAGATCCAGTCAAAGTGGTTTCAGAGTATTTGGGCGTCAAGCCGAGACCGGAATCCCCCACGAAATCAAAGAATCAAATGAAATATGGAGAGATTCGCAAATTCATGGACTTTGGAGCCAGGCAATACAACATTCAAAATGAACGACGAAAACAATTGCAGCAACAACTAGAGCAGCAACAACTAGAGCAGCAACAACTAGAGCAGCAACAACTAGAGCAGCAACAACTAGAGCAGCAACAACAAGAGCAGCAACAACAAGAGCAGCAACAACAAGAGCAGCAACAACAAGAGCAGCAACAACCAGAACAAGAGCAACAACAAGAGCAGCAACAACAAGAACAAGAGCAAATCACAGAATGAAATTAATTAAACACTCCAGCTGGCATAATCGGTGCTGTAGTTGCGACCGGCAAATGACAAAGCAGGGTTTTGAGGTGGCGGTGTTTCAATGACAACCGGTTGGTAGCACAGTTCATCCTTTTTTTTTGCAAATGCGCAACCGGACTTATTAAAAAAATCATTGTACATTTTCAAATTTTTGTCTTTCAATTGTGGCATCATTCCAATGAGTTGGCACCCAAACGCTTTCGCCACATTAAAATTGGTGTTGACATTGTAAGGATGATCCGGAAAAACGATGCTCATGTTCTTTTTGTTGTGGTCAATCAAGTCGTCCATGTTGGGTGTATTTTTCACACCCATTTCATACTCCAATTTATGCAAAAACGGCGAATTGGTTCCAATGTTGATGTATTGATGCAGACAAGTTGGATCATTTTTGGGCGCACAGTTGGTTGTCGTGATGGGGTTTGAAACATCCGCCATGATGATCACTTTGCCCATAAATGCGCTAATCGGGTTTTTGCCTAAATTGTGACCACCATTTTCGTAGTTGTTGTGTGGCCCCAGCAACTTGTCACCGAATGCGGTGATGCCGTCAATGATGCCTTTTATAAATTGGGGGTTGGGATTGTTGCTTTTGATTCGCAGGTTGATCAACAGCGGGTCACCCGGGTTCGGAGCAAATGAAAATGCCAGTTTGTTCACTTCAGCACACACGTCGACGAATTTCAAATGGTTGAATGTTTCCGCATGATTGTAATTCTTTTTGTCAGATGAAGCCGCGACAACTGGCGTGTCATCCATGCTGTAAATCTCAAAATCCAAACAGCGGTAGCCTTGCACAATCGCATACCGCAGCGCCAGCAAATCCACGTAGTTGCTGTTCCAATTGCCTAAACAGCAACAGTTGAGCGCGGTTTTAATGTAAAAGTTTCGCAACGGCTGGTTTTGCAGGGTTGGATTGACCGACTGCAGTTGGCGCGCGGTTTCAAGCGTGTTTATGGAACGGCTTTCACTGTATTGCAGCGTGTAGTCCCGGATGAATGTGTATGCAACCACAATGATGACGACGACCAAAACAAAGAGCCCGCCAATGGAAACTGCGCTGCTCACAGCTCCAAATTTCGCATTCATGTTGTTTTGCAGAAAATCTGTGCCGGTTTTGAATGCATCTCTCACCTTATTCAGGGCTGAGGGTTCCGGGTTTGGATCAATGGATTGGTATGGCACATCAGTTGCCATTGCAAATCAGTTATAAATTGCACACAAATACAAATATAAATATAAGCAAAGGATATTACATTATCAGTATAAAAAATAATACAGCATTATATTAATACGTCATCAAATCCACACAACACACGCACATAAATGACGGGTGGATTACTAAACATTGTCTCCTACGGCAATCAAAACGTCATTCTAAACTCCAACCCCAAAAAGTCGTTTTTTAAGACCACGTATGCCAAGTACACCAACTTCGGCCTGCAAAAGTTTAGAATTGATTTCACCGGGCAGCGCAATTTGCGCATGAGTGAGGAATCCCGCTTCACATTCACGGTGCCGCGCTATGCAGAGCTGCTCATGGACACTTACCTCGTGGTCACTCTCCCCACCATTTGGAGCCCGATTTACCCGCCCATCTCGTGCGGCGACGCCTGGCGCCCCTACGAGTTCCGCTGGATTGAAAACCTAGGCACGCAAATGATCAAGGAAATAACATTTTCCGTGGGCGGCCAAATTCTGCAGCGCATGACCGGCAAGTACTTGTTGGCACAAGTGCAGCGCGACTTGAACGGCACGAAGCGCTTCCTGTACGACAGCATGTCCGGCAACACCGCCGAACTGAACGACCCCGCCAATTTTTCTGGGCGCAAAAACACGTATCCCAATGTGTATTACAACACAAGCCAGCAAGGCCCCGAACCCTCCATTCGCGGTCGCAAGCTGTACATCCCGCTCAATGCGTGGTTCTGCAACAACAGCCGAATGGCGTTCCCGCTGGTGGCGCTGCAGTACAACGAGCTGCAGATTGACGTGGTCATGCGCCCCGTGCGCGACCTATTTGTCACGCGCGACATCAACTACGCGCCGCACACCATTACGACCACCACGCCGTTGACGCCTGCGGAGGTTGCCCAAGCGCCCTTCATTCAGCCCAACTTCAACGAGCAGGAGTACCAGTTTTACCGGTTTTTACAACCGCCTCCCACCGTGGACATCAGCACGTCGGACGTGTACACCGACAAGCGCACCGACTGGAACGCCGACGTGCACCTGTTGTCCACCTATTGTTTTCTCTCCGCGGAGGAGTCGCGCGTGTTTGCGTCCCAGGAACAGAAGTACTTGCTTAAGTCCGCGTACGAGTGGGATTTCAAGAACATCACGGGCAGCCACCGCGTGGAGCTGCAGAACACGATGGGCATGGTGGCCACGTGGATGTTCCTGTTTCAGCGCAGCGACATCAACGTGCGCAACCAGTGGAGCAACTACACGAACTGGGCTTACACCAACGTGATTCCCGACGACGTGACGCCGGCGCCCGCCGCTGGGACATTCATCAATCCATGCGACATCATCACGCAAACGGTGCTGGATTTGGATTTCTACAAGGATTATGCGCCACCTAATTCATTGCACGCAACTGTCGTTGTTCCCGCAACGTCTATAAGCCAGTTTGCCGTAGGTCAAACCATCACGGTGACATATGACGCGAGTAACACCATAACCGGAACAATCATTGCGATTAGTGGAAACAGCATTTCGTTCTTAGTAACTGGCGTCGTGACAAACGCGGTTCCAGGCACAATTTATAACAACACGTATAAATCAGCTCTGCGTTGGTCTAGATACGTATCCACTTATTGGATTTTCAATGATCCCGTGTTTCCTCAACCGCCAAATAGCACCAGTGGTAATAATTACATGATTCAAACCATAACGGTTGGACTTGATAACACTTCATCTTCGGTTGCTTTGGTCACGCTGCAAGTCAATGACCCTGTTTCTGGATCCATTTATGTTTCACCGGTTCAGCAATCAATAAATCCAGGAGGAGGATTAGCCACATACACATACCCATTTTATAATTGCATTATTCCAAATGGGCATACCAATATGAATATACAATACAATTCAACGCAAATCATTGAATGGGAAACAACCACTTTGAATTCAATAAGCTATTTCGGAACCGTAACCGGCTATCCGGTGTCATACACGTCGGGCGTTGTGACGATTAACAGCGGTGTCCTACCCAGCACAATCGGACCCGGTGTGGAACCTGGCGGCACACCATCTGGGCTCTTCATAACACAAGACTACAATGTGGAGAACCAGCGCGAGATTCTGCAGCAGCTCGGCATTCTGCTGAACGGCTCGTACCGCGAGAACATGCTGGAATCCGGCGTGTACAATTACGTGGAAAAGTACATCCGCACCACGGGGTCCGCGCCGTTCGGCTTGTATTTGTACAACTTCAGTCTGGATGCCGGCAATGACACGTACCAGCCCAGCGGCGCCATCAACATGAGCAAGTTCTCCACAATTGAGCTGGAGTTCAGCACGTACCCGCCGCCGCTGGACCCGAGCGCCAACTTTTACACGATTTGCGACCCCAATTCGGACCCGAGCGTGTCCATTGGCGTGAATAAGCCGCAGTGGCGCATTTATCAGTACAACTATGACCTAACCGTGTTGGAAGAGCGGTACAACGTGTTGACGTTCATTGGTGGCAACTGTGCGCTCATGTATGCGAGATAATTTAGCGCCGGTTTATCACACCAATATTAAATATTATAATAGTGTAGTATTATAATAGTTTTGATTTTGATTCATTCATGGCAGTGAAACTCAAAAACATAAAGAATTCAAGCGGTTCAAGCGATTCAAGTGATTCAAGTGATTCAAGCGATGCAAACACAACCTACACTCCACCATACAAATTTGGTGACTACTTCCTTTTGATATTGAAAATATTGGCGGGCGTTCTTGTGTTTTGCTGGACCACGACAACTAATTATTTGAATGGGTTGAACATTAATGTCGACGAAACGTATCCTCTTGTCACCAACGTGTTAAAAAATCCCTATGCAACTAGATACGATCCTGGACCAATTGACATGAGTAATGCAGAAAATGTGTCAATGAAAATTAAAATTCAGTCGTGGGGTGAATCAACGCAGCAATCATGCTATGAAGCATTTGGTCGTTTTTTTTTGCACCATGTTTTTGATTCGTTCAAACGTTATGGGGGAAGCAGTGCAACTGATGACGACAATGATCCCGTCGTTAAACTGTTTTCATTTATTAAATGGTTCTTCTTTGGGGTGTGTTCAAACATTGTGATGGTGTGCTTGTTTGGCGTCGTGTTTTTTATGTGGATTCCTGGCTGGATAGGTGGTTTGACTGCATTTCTGCCGACAACTTATTATACCAGTTCCGTGGTATTGAAAGCATGCAAAATTGCACTCGTACTGATTGTATTCTTCATTATTATGTGCATCTTTGGATTTGTCACCGTATTTCCCGTCATTTACATGTTCTTTGATTTGATTTATATAACATTCTTCAAACAAATATTTGAGAATCCGGCTCAGTTTGGAAACGAATTTATGAAACGAATGAAACAGCTCATTTTCCTTTACGTGAGTGTGGCAATTGTTGTGGCATTTGCATCCAATGAATTGCCCGATGCAACCAAAATCACAGTTGCTTTTATTTCTGTTGGGATTTTGGCTTTAACAGTGGTTTTCGCGTTTTACAAAAACAAACAAACCTGAAACAGACACACGCAATGCCAATATCAAATTATGCATAATATCATAATAAAACCAAAATTGTTATGATATTTATATCACACATTTCATCCATGAATCCCAAACCATTCGTCAGCGTGTGCACACCCACGTTTAACCGTCGTCCGTTCATTGCCGCCATGCTGCAATGTTTCAACAACCAAACGTATCCCCGCGACCGAATGGAATGGATCATCATTGATGACGGCACCGATCCCGTGGAAGACCTCGTTGCGCAGCATCCATGCGTCCAATATTTTAAACTCCCTGAAAAGATTTCTCTCGGCAAGAAACGCAACATGATGCACGCAAAAGCGAGCGGCGACATCATTGTGTACATGGATGATGACGACTACTACCCACCGGAGCGCGTGTCGCACGCGGTGGAGACCCTGCTGCACCACAAAAAAAAGAGGACCGGCGTTAAACTGGCGGGCAGCAGCGAAATGTGCATTTATTTCAAAACCGGGGAACGTAGTTCCCCGCACCCCTCCTCCTCCTCCTCAAACAACGCGGAACCACGTTCCCCGTTAAATCTCGCAAACGGCCAAATGGTGCAGTTCGGACCCTACGGGCCCAATCACGCCACCGCCGCCACGTTTGCATTCTGGAAGGAGCTGCTTGCTGAAATGAATCTTGCATACGATGAGGACGCGTGCCTGGCTGAAGAGCGCGCATTTTTGCGCGGGTACACCGTTCCCATGGCGCAGTTGGACCCCATGAAAGTCATTCTCGTTTTTTCACACGAACACAACACATTTGACAAGCGCACGCTCCTAAAAACCATGGGGAACAAAAATTCTGGTATGCAGATAAGCGCTCGCAAGGTGACTGATTTCATAAAAGAACCGTTGTTGTTGCAGTTCTACATGCACGACGTGGAGGCAGCCCTGTTGGCGTACGACCCCGGTCATCCTTCCATGAAACCAGATGTTCTAGAACAAATCCGAGAGAAAATGGAGAAAATGGAGAAACTGACTGCACCCGTCAAAACTCAAAGCGAAGCAATTTTAAAGGCCGTCATAACATTCAAGGCCCCCAATGCCGACAACCGCAGCATGACCGTGGAAGAATTGATACAAACGGTGCAGTCTCAGGCCGCGAAACTGGAAAAAATGCGGGAAATGTGCAGTAAAAAGATCCGCGAAAACTCGGAACTGCTGGCCACCATCAAGGATCGGAATGAAGTCATTGCCGCGCATTTGGAGACCATTGAGCGACAAAGCGCATTGCTTGATGGCAATGACAACACCCACAACACCCACAACAACCACAACAACCACAACAACCACAACAATTAATCGCACGCGTCGTCGTCTGCCTCTTCATGCACCACTTCACTGGGATACGTGCATTTGTCCAAGTAGCGTTGCATGCGCTGAATGTCCAATTTCGTAATTTCAAATTCTTCAATGATGGCCTCCATTTGCGTGTCATCCGTGTTGGCAAACACGTGCAAGAAAAATGCAAACAAATCTTTTTTGTCCATGCCGAATTTTTGGCACATCATTTGAATGAACAGCGTATTGTTGTATTCCGTGCTGTACTTCGTGAGCACTTTTGTGAAACGCACCTCGGATGGGTTGAATTTGGGACAAGGTGAAAACCGATCATGATACAACTTGTTGTTGTAGAACGTTTTAATGAGAGAACTCATTTCATTGAATTGCCAAATTTGTTTTTGAAATGTGATGCGATCAATGTAATCGGCAAAACAGATGTTGTCCAGCGCGTCTTTGTAAAAGGCAAATGCGTCATGCTGGCGCGGCAGCTTGGACAGCACATCCACCACGTTCTCATGCCACAACAGCCCCACGATAGTGCGATCCGTCTCGTTCATCAATGATCCGTGATCACTCAATCGGCACGGTGAATTAATTATTTTTTTAACAATGGTTTTGCTGTCTTCATTGTTGATTTTAGGTTGAAATATGGTTTGAATGAGCAAATTGTTGTGGTGGTCGTCAGATGAGCCAGCACCAGGCGCAGTGTGGTTCAAAATGCCGCTAATAATGGAAATTTTGCGAAGGTCACCTTGAATGAAATGAGCCACGTGTTTGTGCAGCACAACATCACGAGAATTCAGTGCCGATTGCAGCACAACACTCACTTGATCCATTGACGGCATCGGAATTTCAAACGTCACGCACACCTTCATCAGTTCCCGTATTTTTTTATCCATGTGATGGTTGCCAATGCATATGATCGGATTCATGGTGACGTCTTCCAGACGCTGCTTCTTTGTTTTTTTGGGGCGCATGAGCTTGATCAGCGTGTTGATGCCGCCCTTGTCACCATTGTTCATGCCGTCAATTTCGTCCATCACGATGGCGATGCGTCTCGGTTTGCGCTGAAACATGGACAGCACGCTGTGTTCACTCATGTTGTGCTTGGTTATTAAATCTATGATGGACTTGTTGCGTATGTCGCCTGCATCATATTTGACCATGTCGTAATTCAGCGATTTAAGCAACTGAACGACAAATTCGGTTTTTCCAACTCCAGGATTTCCATAAATGTATATGCCCCTGCGAATGGTAAGATCTGATTTTTTGACATGAAAGTCATTCAGCGCAGCAGCCACTGCAGCAGCAATGCCTTCGCGCCCCAGCACTTGATTGTAATTCAATGGTTCCTTGGTCACTTCATGGGGTATGGGTTTAATTGTATTGGCCACGTTGGATGTCTTTGTTGCTTTGATTGCTTTGGCCACTTTGGGTTCCTTGGCCACTTTGGGTTCCTTGGCCACTTTGGGTTCCTTGGCCACTTTGGGTTCCTTGGCCACTTTGGGTTCCTTGGCCACTTTGGTTGCTTTCACGTCATTCATTTTAACAACAAACAAAAGTGATTTTAAAAACTTCTATATTAAGCATGTTACATGACATGTGTTCAATATGTTTAATATTTGAATAACCCAAATTATAAATAAATAAAAACACAACACAGTGTATATTGAAATTAAACCGACAAACTGAATGGACTACAACGATCAAGGTTCCAGTTCTTTCTTGTCCACGCTGAATTTTCAGCGAGTGATCATCATCATTGCAATCATCATGCTCATTGTGGCAATGATATTCATTGGGTATGCTCTCTACAATCAGTCCAACGCAGTTGGGGCGTGGCCGCCCGAAAAACCAATGTGTCCGGATTTTTGGACGGTGGATTCTGACGGAAAAACATGCACCGCCCCCAAAGACATGGATAAGACCAACTGCGAATACAACGGCATTCCGGCGGGAACGCAAGGCATGCCAAAATGTCCCAGTTGAACATTGAGATATACAAACACATGGACAAATTGATAAATAATTATATGTGCATAATTCAATAACTTATACACATACCCATAACCATAACCATATCAGTTAAACATTTGATGCAGCACCAACAAATTCAAGGATCCACGTTTTCTTCAAAGCCGTCTACTGCTGCTTCTGCCGGCAATAACAAAAATCACCGAACTTGGGCCAATGGCCGCATTGACATTTTAGGACCCACTGTGGAGCAGCAGTTTGCCATGTACGACAAAATTCCGAACTCCAACAAGTGCTCGTCATTTCATGATGCCATGATTGGCAACTGGGAGAACACACCGCTCAGTGACGCTTTTTTTAGCACGAAGAACATGGAGATCCTGCAGAACGCGCTGCGCAACGGGGTTCATGCCATGTCCAACGGTGCATACTTGATCGGTCCGCAGGACTGTGACAACTTGAAAATGATCATGCGCAGCGTGTTTCTGCAAAGCGCCATGAATTTAGCAACCGACATCCCGGGACAAATTGCCGCCCTCAATAAAATTCTGGTCAACATGTTTGTTCCCAAGCTGTACAATGAAGCGCGCTCCTACATTCAGTACAAGCACGATGCCAGCACCATGTACAAACCCATTGACCGCCCCATTTATTCCGCCGAAAACGACAAGACACTGGAACTTAAGCCGTGGTTCTAAGCGGGGAACGTAGTTCCCCACACCCCCGTTGAAGTTCGGGGGGGTTTTTGGGGGGGGACGGTCGGCCCCCCCACCCCTCCTCAACGGTGACCTTAGATGTGACCCGTATGAAAAGGGAAAGGTTCGGAAAACCGTAGGTTTTCTGAGTCTAGTGCACAAAGTTAAACAATCCATACATCAACAATCCAATTGCAAGATCGGCAATAAACACACTAAACAAATGCATCAGTCGTCCATAATGCACGTGCATGTCTATGCTTTCTGGAAAACTCGTTTTCCATAAAACTTTCAACTCTTCAATCAGTTCATATAATGCAAATGCTGCAATGACGATAAGCGCATTTTTTAATGCTATCAGCATCAAATGATGCAGTGGTTTCATTGCGTTTTATATGTCATGCATTAACAAAATAAAATAAAATAAAATAAAAATTGAAACACTTTGTCAAAATATTTTAATTTATCACCTGATCAAGACAATCATAAGAAAAACATGACGACATCCCGGAAGACAATTTTCAAGAAATCAATTCGCAAAACCGACGAGTTTGAGAGATATTTGACGTCGTCCGAACACACTCCTGCATCAGATATCGTGTTGGACTGCACCAACACTAATTATGTCATCACGCTTCCTCTGTCTTACTTTATTTCAAAACAAGGTGGCAGCCGACGTCACAAAGGCAAGGCCGACACCATGCCCTACGAAAGTTTCCGCATCATCAACGCTCAACACCGTGGAGGACATGCGCACTCGCTCGTTCTCGTCAAGAGCCGCGCCATTAAAACCAATCCGCACAACATTGCCATCTTTGAATCCAACGGGCGCAAAATGTACTGCAGCATTCGCATCATTGACGACCATGACCACGACGCGAAGAAAAATGTCACCAAGGATTACACCACCATCTCCCCCGAATACAACATCAACTACGGATCCAACGCTTACAATCCCGGGTACTGCGGCATTTACAGCATCATCTGCGTCGTCGCATTTCGCCATTACCGCAGCAAGACCGGCACGCTGTGGCTCAGCAAATGGACCAAACTGCTGGCCCACATGAGCCGGCGCATTGACAGCAATGCCGGCAGCATGGGCGTCACACTGGCAGCGCGTGTTCAAGAAATCATCGCCACCACGCCGGATCATTCGTCGGCTGAAAAAGAAATCGCCACAGCCATTCGCGCATGCCTTTCGGTCAAACACTAACCCCATGTTTTCATTCAGTCCTTGAACATTCAAATGGAGAGAAAATGTGTAATAAATGCGAAAACACTGTAACTGCAGTATGGCCGTCAGCTCATCGCCGCAGCCATTCACGCATGCCATACCTTGTCAAATGCAATAGTCAATGTGGGTTGTTCCTCTCATTTTGTTCTTTTATTCGTTCTTTTATTTGTTCTTTTATTCGTTCTTTTATTCGTTCTTTTATTTCCACCACCATTGGGTCGTTGTTTTTTGTGTGACGGCGACAGCCGAGAAACATCATTTCGTTCATGTTTCTGCGAGTTGAAAATGTTAGAAGATCCAAATAATTGTCTAATTTTGAGCATATCACATGGGGTAATTGCCGACGTTTTTCCATAAATGCGCGCGGCGTGTTCTAGAATTGGTCGTATATTGCCGTACGTGGATGTCATTCTTAGTGGTTTGGCAGCAATCAACACTTCACTCAACCTGTTATATAATTCCCAATTTAGATAATCATGCTCATGTATATCCGAGCGGACCCGGCTGTACTGAATCATTTTATCATAAAGTGCCTTTTTATGCCTTTTATCAATCGTCATGGCGTATGGTGGTTTGTATGCGATTGCATGCACCAAGTCTAAAAGATTGCATATCGTGTATTTAGTTCCATTCTTATTCTGAAATAATGAATAAAATGTCACTGAAGTCAAATTCGCTTTCAACTCCTCCAAATGTGGAATCAATGTCTTTAAATCCAATAATACACGTATAGGTTTGCCTACATTTGGTTCTATGAAAATAATCTGAACGTAGAAGCCATCGTCATCATATAACTCACGAGACCCCACCTGCCAATCACCAATCTTGTCCGGATTGTATTGACGCGCGGAAAGCCTATCATTCACGCATATCACGTGTTTTGTTGCTATACGGTCATTTACTGTTAGTGGATCAGTGACAAGATCAGCGACCATGTCTAAAACTTCTGGGGAAGATGTCATTGATCGCGACATGTGTGTGTGTTTATATTATATGCAACACAATAATATATGCGCGGACGAGACAAGTTCCTTCATACAACAATCAAAAAAAATATATTTACAAAAATAATTTATTACATTTTCTCTCAAATTTAAATCCAAACCAATCAATTCATTCTTAATTTTTTCGCCTTGACGATCTTCTTCACACCAGTTCCAGTTGAAGCTGAAACCGTTGTTGATATCCGTTTCTCCTCCTGTTTCACGTATTCGGCCCGCAGCTCCGCCAAATCGGCCAGCCACAGCTGCTCAATGCTGGTGCCTTGCAGCGTGGCATGGCATAACTCCTTCTGCCCCTTCTCCTTGAGGAGCTTCTGCACGTTCTCCTCGCTCACGCTGTCCATGGGGAGCTTCAACAAGTACTTGTATTGCTCGTCGCCTTCCATGGTGTCGTAGCCCTTGGACTGCAGCATGGCCGTCAGCTCATCCCCGCGCTTCCGCCGCAAGTCAATGCTGCCGTCCAGCAGTTCCTGAATGTATCGCGCCTTATTCGTTAAAATGCGGAGCTCCGCCGTCATCGCCGCCAGCTGGTGCGTCTTGCGCTTCCCGTATAGGGCCAGGCGCGTCGCATAGTAGTCGCGCACAATGTCGCGCACGCTGCCGTACTTCTTCAGCTGGTCCTGGCTGTCAAACAAGTGCATGTTGCTCGTGGATTCCGTGGTGTACAGCTTCAGCAGCTTTTCAATCGCGGTCCCGTGATCCACTGTCGCCGTCGTAAGTGCAGCGAAATCCGAAGTCGCCGGAAACATGATCGTGAAATCCACCACCGTGTCCGTGCTCATGTCCACGTAGTCCTTGATCGCGCTGGTCTCAATCAGCGCCTCCAGGTGCTTCTTGAAATCCTCCGTCCAATGGCCAACCGGGAGTTCAGTCACGCGCACCTGCTTTTTCGCAGCGTCCACACTGTGCAGCCCTTTAACCAGGAACTTTCCGGATCCAGATGAGGATGCTGCCAATGCAGTGATGGTGCCCTTGAACCCACGGTAATACGGCTCAATTGCCCCCCACTCTGCCTCCGGCTTTTGCAGCAGCATGTTTCCGATGTGGTCAATGATTTGCAGCGGGTTATGACACATGATGTCCGTGCTGAACCCCGTGCCGATGCCTTTCGTGCCGTTGACCAGAACCATGGGCACGATCGGCGCGTAAAACGTGGGCTCCACCAGCTGGCCGTCGTCGTCCAGATACTCCAAGACGGCGTCGTCCTCCGCGCGGTAAATGAGGCGCGTGATTGGATTCAGCTGCGTGAAGATGTACCTTTCACTAGCAGCGTCTCTGCCAGAATTCAACCGAGTCCCAAACTGACCATTGGGCTCAAACAAGTTGATGTTGTTGCTGCCGACGAAGTTCTGTGCCATGCCGATGATGGCCCCGTTCAGGCTGGCCTCGCCGTGGTGGTAACCCGAGTGCTCCGACACGTAGCCGCTGAATTGCGCCACCTTGATTTCCGTCTTGAGCCCGCCCTTCTTGAACGCCGCAAACAGGATTTTGCGCAGCGAGATTTTCAGGCCGTCCATGCCGTTTGCAATGGAGCGCTGGTTGTCGTAGATGGAGAAGTGTTTCATCTCGCGCGTCATGAAGTCCTCGTACGTGACGTGCTTGTGGCTGGTGTCCAGATGGTCCGCGCGATTATACGTGGACAACCACTGCTTGCGGTCGTCGGCGCGCTTCTTGTTGAACACGAGGTCAATCGCGTCGTCGCTCGGCTTGCCCGTGTGTGCGAAATCCACGATCTTCTTGTGCTCAAAGTACTCGCGGAATTCGCGCCCCGTGCTGGTGCCCAGACCCTTGTAGTACTTGACATTCCAGGTGGACACGTCAACTGCTAAGCCACCAACGCCGCTTGCACCACTTGCACCACTTGCACTTGTGCCCTGTTTCCACGCCTCAAACTCGCCCTCGTTATAAAACACATGCTCCTGCGCGCCCTTGCGCGCCTTCAGAATCGGCGTGTTCATGAACCCGATGAACCCCTGGATGTGCGTCAGGGTGGGCCACTCGCTCTGAAACAGGTTGATGCCGAGTCCCTTGATGTGCGACCCGTCCAAATCCTGGTCCGTCATGAACAGCACCTTGCCGTATCGCAGCCGCTTGGACACGTCTTCTGCCGTGTATTCGCGCCCGTTCTCCAGTCCCAGGATGCGCTTGATTTCCGCGATTTCCGTGTTTTCCGCAATGCGCTTGACCGCCTCGCCGCGCACGTTCATGAACTTGCCCTTCACGGGGTACACGCCGATCGTGTTGCGGTCCTCCTTGCTCAGGCCCGACACAATGCCCGCCTTGGCCGAATCTCCCTCGCAAAATATGATGGTGCACTGCCCCGACTTCTCCGTCCCCGCAAAATTGGCGTCAATCAGTTTCGGGATGCCGCGAATGGTGCGCGTCTTGGCGCCGTCCGTCTTCTTCGCCGCCTTCGCCTCTTTCACTTCCGTCAGGGCGCAGGCCGCGTCCATGACGCCCATCTTCGCCACCTTCTCCACGAATTCGTCGCTCACGGTGCAAGCCGACCCGAAGTTCGCGCTCGTCGTCGTGAGCTCGTCCTTCGTCTGGCTGGAAAACGCGGGGTTCTCCACGTCGCAACGCAAGAACAGGGTCAGCTGCTCCTTGATCGTTGCCGGCTTCACGTCCACCTTCTTCTTGAGCTTGATATACGCCGCCAACTTGCGCAAGAGCTGGCCCATGACGTATTCCACGTGCTTGCCGCCCTTGGACGTGCAAATGCCGTTCACAAATGACACGTGCGCGAACTCGTCTGTGTTGGTCAGGCACACGGCGTACTCCCAGCGCTCGCTTGGCGCCTCGTACGCACGCTTGACCTCGGGGCGAATGTAGAGCCCGATGTATTGCTTGAAATCCTTCACGGGAACAACGGCGCCGTTATACTTGACGCGAATGCTGCGGTCCGTCACGGCGGCAATGTCATACACACGCTTCGTGAATAACGCGGTCATGTCCGGCGTCAGCCCGGCAATGCCGAAGCGCGCATAATCTGGACGGAATGAGATGCGCGTATAAGGCTTCTTACTTGAGCATTTGGTGATTTTTGGCGCGCAAATCTCGGTTAAATTCGCCTTGAATTCCTGTACATATTTGAGTCCACGTACATGGTCCATGGTTTCCACGGAGCCCCATGTGGACCACACAAGCACGAGCTTGAATCCGAAGCCGTTCTTCCCGCCGACGATTTTCTCCTTCTTGTCTTCGGCGTAATTGGTGGAGGTGCGCAAGTGCCCGAAAATCATCTCGGGGATCCACATCTTGTGCTCGGGGTGCTGCGCGATGTCAATGCCGTTGCCGTCGTTCGTCATGGTGATTGTGCCAGTGGCGGCATCCACCTCCACTTCAATGCACGTCACGGGAAGCGCATCGGGTTTGCCGTCCTTGATTGCCTGTGCTTGGCGAATGACGTGGTCGCGCATGTTCACGAGCCCCTCGTCCACCAACTTGTAGAGCGCGGGAATGTGCGTGAAGGTTGTTAGACCAATATTTGTCGCCTCACCTTCACCCGGAATGGTGGTGCATTCGGTGCATTCCGTGAGCTGAATGGACCCAATGTAGGTGTCGGGCTTCTTGAGAATGTGCTCCAAGTCGGTCATTTTTTGATACTTGCTGGACAGAGATGATTCGGTTGTTCCGGATGCTGAGGCCATTGGTTTAATTCAATGAAATAAAGGGATACATGACATCCATTTATTCGCTTTAAGTAAATTCAATTTTTTGTTTTATTGCAAATAACCGCTTTTATAGGCTGCCATGGGATCACTTAAAACTGGTCCTTTGAATGCAGACTTATTGGACTGTTTTATTTTTCCAGTCATAATTCCGTGGAGCCGTCTTCTAGCAGCTTCTTTTTTTGAAATGCCTTTTCTGCTCTTTTTGCCGGATTGTTCGGGTTTTTCAGCAGCAAGTTCCATAACTCGTCGCTTAATTGCTGCCATGTCAATTGCAGGAGCGGCAGCAGCAGCAGCAGCAGGAGCGGCAGCAGCAGAAGCAGAAGCGGCAGGATCAAAAACAAAAGCAGAAGCAGCATGAGCAAGATGATCACGAGAAGCAGAATGAGCAGAAGCAGCAGGAGCAGAAGCAGCATGAGCAGAAGCAGCATGAGCAGCACTGTGCTTTACCCCTCCTCTACGAGTGCGATTTGCGCGACGGTGCCGACGACGATGATGTGTTTTAGCCATGATTGTGGTTATATAATTACGTAATAAAATATTTTTCTACTTAATGCCTTCTTTTATAAGTCTTTTTACCACTTTTCTTTATACTCTTCTTTCCACTTTTATTCGCATGGCTTTTATTTTTACCACCACCAGTTAACATACGACGGTTTCTTATTCGGTTGATCAATTGCATCAGTCCAAGTTCCGATGAATGCGTGACCTTACAAGGTATTTTTACCAAAAATCGTCTAATTATGTTTTTTTCTCTCGTAGTTAATCGTTCCCATTGTTCTTCCGGCGCGGGCAAAGCACGGGATCCGCGACTCGGGGGAGGACGCAATGCTGCATTCAATGCATTCGCGCGAATTGGCTCCTGATTTGCGTGTTCAACTACGCGACGCAACCCGTACTGGGCCAATGCAGCTGCAACATCATCTGCACGGGTCACACGGTTCATACCCGAAAGTCGGTTAACATTGAATCCGAATTCCGAATCCGAATCTGATGAACTCATCCTATCAAATCTCGCAACTTGTGGTTGTGGCTGTTGTTGCTGTTGTAATTGTGGCTGTTGTGGTAATCTTATGGGTACAAACCGTGATGGTGGTCCATCTCCATAATCTTCATCAACTTCATCAACCTCCGTGTCCCACATTATAATTAATTATGTATATAATATAACCGATTAAAAAAATAATGTCGGGCTACAATTATTATTCTTTGAGAAAATGCAGGTGCTATCAACCCATTAACAAGAAGTTAGTTGAAACAGGCAGCGGCGGCGAAGTCATTCCCATCGTGGTCAATTTCAAAGTGTTTAGCACAATCATTCGCACCGCCACGGCTCAACGCAACGACTCATTCACGCAAGCCAACCGGCCGCTTAATGTCTATAAAAGCTGGACGGGTGCGCCGGCGGGATACGGCCAGCCCATTCGGAATCAATTCAATTGATTATTGGCCAATGCAAACGAACTTTTTTTTTTCTTTTGCTAAACTATAATACCAAAACCAATTAACTCATAATGGGAAGAAACCACACGCGTTCAGAGGACGGCCTCTATCACATCCACGGCAAGAAGTACGAGCTCATTCGCGGCTCTCGCGCCCAAGTGTTCCACGGCACCGCTTACAAGACCGACGGCACCCCCGGTCTCACTCGCGAAAAGCTGCTCATGAACAAGAACGGCCGCATTGTCAGCGCCAAGAAGCACGCCACCGCTAAACGGGAGAAGCGCTTGGAAAAGCACGGCTGGACCGCCAAGAAGGGCAAGTTTGGCGCGGTTCGCATCTCTGAACTTAAGAAAACAAGGAGCCGCAAGCACCGCAAGCATTAAGCACCATGACACCCACCTAAAATAAATTGACACATTTTCTCTCAATTTGTTTTCAACCGTTTAAAACGCCGCCACTCTTCTAGTGATTCTGTGTCGTCTGTGTTTCCGTTTACGCGTATTAACGACGTCATTGCGCACAATGTGCCCACGCGTGTTTGCATTTACCAGGCGACGGCGACGCTGTCTTCGCGTCTTCCTGATTCCGCCTCCTCCTGCTTTCAGCCTGCCAATAAATTCGCGAGCGTATTCCAAAATGATGCGCCCAATTTCTTCTTTGACTTCATCATCGTATTTATTGTATACATTTTTTCTAACGGTCAATTCGTCAGATAATTTCAATAGTTCAACGCGTTCCGGATTTTCAGGCTTTTTTGTATCGGAGAACATAATCACGTCCTTCACAAAGGTTGGAAACAGTCGTTGTTTTTGGTCAAGATCATACACGCCATCACTCATGCCAACATATTGCGCGGTTGGAAATGTTCCGTGCCGTGCAACGTGTTCTCTTATCGGACGCAATAAGAGACCGAACATTTCTGGAAATTGTTTGAAAACGTTTTCATCCGATTTCGCAGATTTCAATGCATCGTGCAAGCGAAGCATAAACGACGAACGAACCAGCATGTGTTTGAACCCAATTTCATAGTTTCCATCGGGATTGTTCATGGTTGTCATTATCTTCTCCAACATGGACTGAAAAAAGGTTTCGGTGTCTGTGGCAAATTTGACATGGACAAACACCTTGTCCAGCCATCTGGAACAATCAAGTGGTGAAGGCGAAGGAGTTTTGTGGTACATTGAAACCAATTGTTTCATATGAGTTAGCATGCTGAATCTGTATTTCATGGTGCGACTTTTTCTGAAAAAGTCAATGATTTTGGCACCCATCGTTGATTGAAACGCAATGGGGACCCGATCGTCAAACGGATCCGGCAACGCCACAACTCTGCGTCCAATGTCGCGCAACATCTTCAAAAATTCAGTACGATCTGCGTTCAGCTTGTCGGCGGTTTCAACCTGGATTGCCGCGAGGTTGCCCTGTTCCAAATAATACGCCGTGTTCAATTCGTCCATCTTGTCGCGCAACTTCCCAACCGCCGCAATGAATTCGTCGTTCACTGCCGAAAACTGGTCCGCGTTGGATTGTTTGGATCGCAGCAGTTGCAGTAAATAAATGTCCATGAAGACGCGCAAACGAGTGAAATCCTTCGGATTTTTACGCGCCATAAAAATGCGGATAAACAACGACTTGCCTTCGTCGCAGAAAATGCAAATGATGTCCAACATCGTAGTTTTCATGGAAACCATGTTGTCGGACGTGTATTGGCGCCGAATCATGTCGTCCAAATCTTCCGGAGGCCGAATTTCATCTGGTTGATAGAGAGAAATTAGGTATAATTCAACAAATTCTTGGATGTCCTTTTTCACCAAATCAATGGGCTGCATGAAGTACTCGTCCTCTTTGCACATGTTGTCGTCGCTGTCGGATGCAGCTTCTGCAGCGACAGACGCGACAGACGCGACCGCACCGCTGCACATTGGATGCACAATCTGAGAGAAACACTTGGTTTCTTGCGTCACCAGTTGCACCTTTGGGTTTTTTTTCAGTCGCTTGCTGATGAGCTTGGTGTTGGCGTCATTATTGCGATTCCCATACATGAACAAGTCAACGTGGTCTTCCGAAGACGCGGTTAATTTGAACCGAATTTTTTTCACTTGCATTTCAAGCGCATCCATTTTGTGATACCGTTTGGGGCGTTCATAAAAGTTTTCATACAATACCATCATGTAGAGAGAAAACACCATCAAAAATTGACGCGACACATCCCCCAACACGAAACAGTCAATGTCATTCATCCGAATTTTTTTGCAATTCTCTACCAATTGTGCAATGCTTTCTAAACCAGCCATCCTTGTCACATCTTCATTGAACAGATTGGCATCCGCATCCGCGAGAAAATTTTGAATGTAATATGAAACCGCGGCCCCTCCACCCGCCACAATGTGGCCGCCTTTCACATGCTTCATTGCCGAATTGACCGCAGTGAGAGCGGCCACAATGATGCTGGTTCTTGTTAATGGAAAACTGGTTTCGGGCAAACGAACCGTCAATGGTCCCGTGGCATGTTCCGAGTCACACCGATGCGCAATTTCGTCAAAATAAGAAGCGTATTGTCCACTTGGAAAAATGTCGGAGAATTTCATATTTTCGGAAGTTTGCACCGCCGGATTCTGCAGGATGGCAATGAGCGCGTTTTTAATGATCTTCTTTCGGATAATTGTGCTCGTTGTAGTGGTCAACTCAATGAATCCGTCGCACACTTGTTGAATCACGGCATTCGGACTCGGTTCGGCCCCTTCCAGAAACCGTTTCACGCACACTTCATTCATTCCTCGGGCGACGAGCGGGTTGACCTGCGCATACGCTTCGTCATCCTGCGGGCCAATCAACAATTCCATCACGAGGTCCAACTGGTTGTAGGGTCCGATTGGTTTGGCATTGTGAACGAAGGGCTGGGGCTCAATGGGGACAAGCGCGCCGGGCAAACGCGACGTGTCAAATACGGCATTCAAGATGTGGACCGTAAAAATGGGAATGTTGAACACTTCGCCAATGTGCAATCGGAGAGAAATTAAGGGCCCTGCAACAAATGACGCCTTCAATTTGAAGCCGGTTCCTTGGATTGCCTGAACCTGCCTTAAGAACAAATCGTGCATTGCATCCATTGCCTTGTGAACGTCAGTGCTATGTTCGAACTTCGTCAACACAAACAGATTGTGGTGGGGGGTAAAATCAGACAGTCCGCTGATGGAGGGATTGCAGTACGACACAATTGCGGGTCCTGAAAAAGACTCACTCGGTGAACTTGCCGGCGTCAATTTAATTAACACATGTGTTGGATAAGTGCGCTCAATTGCCTGTTCAATTTCTCCAATGAATGTTGTGTCCAATGGATTTGAAAGCAGCATTTGATTGAATTCTTGCAGTCCTTTTTCAATTTTCTCTCTTTCATTCAATCCAAATTCTGTGAGAATGTCTTTTTCCAATGCAACCTTGTTCAGGTAGGCCGATCGTGCTTCCGGAGTGTCCACTGCCGCCGCCGCCGCCGCCGCCCCTTTTTCTTCTGATGCGGATGATAACCCAGCAGCTGCCGCCACTCCGGCTGCCGCTGTGGCAATATTGGCTTTGATGGTCGATGCAGTGGAGGCAACAGTAGAGGCAACAGTAGAGGCAACAGTTGACACAGCCGAATTAATAAATGCTGGCAATATGGACGGTTCTGCACTTGCATCATTTGGGGCCGGGGCCATAATATCATCAGTGACATCGGCGATATCGTCATTAGAAACAGAAGAGACATCTGCAGTTGGATCAGCAACAGCCGAAACGGTTGGATCGGCAACCGCAGCAACGGTTGGATCGGCATTTGAACCAGAAGACACAGCGTTTAGAGCGGCAGGAACTGCAGTTGGATCGGCATTTGAACCAGAAGACCCAACGTTTAGAGCGGCAGGAACTGCAGTTGGATCGGCATTTGAACCAGAAGACCCAACGTTTAGAGCGGCAGGAACTGCATTTGGATCAGCAGCAGCAGCAGCAGCAGCATCAGTAACATCAGCAACGGTTGGATCAGCATTAGAACCAGAAGACACAACGTTTAGAGCTGCAGGAACTGCATTTGGATCAGCATTTGGATCAGCATTGGAACCAGAAGACACATCATTGTCGTCCACAAGTGGAACAATGGGCGAAGAAGATCCTAAAGACATTGAAAACACAAATTATCAATGATATTGTTATATTTGTCGCATATTTTAAAAACCGTTCTCGCTGCATATTTTTTCAAAGTACTTTTTGCTCACAATCAAATGGTGAAATGTTGAAGCATGGTTTTTAGCCCGTTGTTGTTGGCAATAATATTCATATGCCTTATACACCGACGTTGGCGAAGTCACTCCCAGAAGTTGCGCTTGTTCCACGTATTCTTGCATTGCCGAGACAACTTCGCCCCGTTTGTCCCACAATGTGCAATTCACGTGCATCAAATGCTTGTCATTTTCAATGACCACATCCGGACAAAAATGCCGAATCAGTCCCAAAAATGCGGCATCTGTGTGATTGTGGCTCTGCATGGGCGTGGACTGCATTGCATTTGCATGCTGATGCTGATGCTGATGCTGATGCTGATGATGATGCCGCTTAAACAGTGCTGTGAATTCGTCAATTTCCAGTTCGTCTTCATCATTCGCATTCACCGCAATGTGATGCGTCCAAAAGTCGTTGAACCGAGACACCAGTGGCAAATGTTTGCTCGTGAGTTGCAAAAAAGCATCGGCCGTTTCGGAATAATGCGGAAACTGCTGCGTGAGTCGCGCCTTCAACGCATTCACGAAAAACACATTCGGAATTCTCTCGTCGTCAACAAACACCTTCCATAAATACAGCATGTTCTTCCATGAAATGCTGACGCTGTTGTGCGGTGACGGCTCCGTGCATGTCGTCACAAATTTGGCAATCAACGTGTCTTCTGGATTGTGCTTCAAATAAAGCACACGCTCATGGGTCACCGTGTCCTTGCACTGCGTGTTTAAAAACCTTTCCGCATTCTCGTATCGTTGCGAATAATGCGCCGCGACGCAAAAAATGTCAATGATCCGATGCTTGAACGGTTCTGCATACGCATCAATTGTCACATCGTTCATGTCCATCAGACGACACTCGGCAAAACTGTACTCGTAAAACTTGAATTTAAAAGCCGTCATCAACGACGTGCCAAACAATGTCATGCATTCTTGACTCAGCCCTTTCATGAAATGCCGTGCTTTTGGAGTGGCAATGTAAATCGGATCCGGATCCACGTTCCCGCCATCCCCCATGGAAACCGTCTTTTTCAAAATGACGTCACCAATCACCGTCAAGAAATATTTTGCACAGTCACGCGTCCGAAACAGCGTGGGACACAGCATGTTCAGAGTGCGTTGAATGGTCTGTGACTCCGGAATGGACGTGAGCAAACTGCGATCCTTTATGCGGCGCAGCACTTGGTTCTTGATCTTGTACTTCCACGGCATGAGATCGCGGTTGCTACTTATTTTGGTCAAAATGGGGTGCAATATGTCGTCCTCATTAATCACGCTGTAATTTCTCTCGGCATCTGCATTGTACACAAAAAAGAGCTCCACGTTGGCATTATAATAATAATGCGGACACTCATTCAAAAACTGCTCAATGAATTCGTCCGACGCCGTGATCAACGTTTGTCTGCGCTGCTCCTTGTCATTTCGTGCGTGATGCGCCGCGTCCAGAACCGCCGGAAGATGCGCCACGTGCGCCACCAGCTTGCTCATGACGAACTCGTCACTGGCATATTTAGCATGTAGTTGTTTAATTATGCTGATCAAATCATCCACGATGAGCACCTGTCCTTGTCCTTGTGACTGCATGGGGTCGCTCATTTTTTGATTTAAATACTTGCAATCATCACCAAGTGTTTAAATTAGTTATTCTCACATGCTTTTCCCATATTTTATGTGAACATGAAATAAAATAAAAAACAATAATTATAAACAACACGATATACATTGATACATGAATGCAAATAAATTAAATGTTCCTTATTTAGCAACTTTGGCAGGGTCATTTAATTCTAATTATGTTGCGTTTCATCCAACCGCGCGCCTTCTGGCAACCGGCAGCGAAGACAAGACCGTGAATTTGTGGCGGCTGTCGCCCGACTTGAAGGCGACTACTTGCGTGGCGATTCTCAAGGGGCACACAGAGGGTGTTACCTCTGTCGCGTTTGATCCAACGGGAACCCTTCTGGCAACCGGCAGCCACGACAATACCGCGAAGTTGTGGCGGCTGTCGACCGACAACTTGAAGGCGACTACTTGCGTGGCGACTCTCAAGGGGCACACAGATGGTGTTACCTCTGTCGCGTTTGATCCAACGGGAACCCTTCTGGCAACCGGCAGCGACGACAATGCCGCGAAGTTGTGGCAGCTGTCGCCCGACAACTTGAAGGCGACTACTTGCGTGGCGACTCTGAAGCACAGAAACTGGGTTAATTCTGTCGCATTTGATCCAACGGGAACCCTTCTGGCAACCGGCAGCCAAGACAAGACCGTGAAGTTGTGGCAGCTGTCGCCCGACAAATTGAAGGCGACTTGTGTGGAAACTCTGGAGGGGGACGGGTCGGTTTACTCTGTCGCGTTTGATCCAACGAGAACTCTTCTGGCAACCTGCAACCCCGCGAAGTTGTGGCGGCTGTCGCCCAACAACTTGAAGGCGACTACTTGTGTGGAAACTCTGGAGGGGCACAGCATGTGGGTTACATGTGTCGCGTTTCATCCAACCGCGCGCCTTCTGGCAACCGGCAGCGAAGACAGTACCGCGAAGTTGTGGCGGCTGTCGGCCGACCACTCGTCGGCGACTTGTGTGGCGACTCTGAAAGCGGGCAGCGGCAGAGTCACTTCACTCGGATTTGATCCAACGGGAACCGTTCTGGCAACCTGCAATGTCGACGGGACTAAGTTGTGGGACTGCCGTCAATTTATACGGAAAAATGTTACTGATGATTTTAGAGCAATGCACATGACGCTTGCGAAAAAACTAGTGGGTGATTCCGTCAAGGGTCACATGTCCATGAAAGGTGATATAACACAACGTGTGGCACTTGGCAAAGACAAAAGTTGGTTGGGTGTTGATCCCTACATGAGACTCCGGGTAATCGCACATCTGAAAAAATTATATCGTCGCGCAAATAGTATGAGGAGTGTCCCGTTCAACCCTGCACGCGTGCGTCTGAATAGACAGTTGTTGTTAAATGCTGCCGATAGTGCTGCCGATAGTGCTGCCGATAGTGTTGCCGATAGTGCCGATAGTGCCGATAGTGCCGATAGTGAAAAGACAGAGGGCGGTTCAAGGGTCCGACCCAGGTCAAAGTCAAAGTCAAAAATGATGAAACGAAAACGCACCACATTAAAGCGTAAACCTCCTACATAATTGGCGTGCCCCGCCAGCAGTTCTTTTATTCATTATTCATGTTGTGCGCCCGCCCTTCTGGTTTGGAGTTGGAGAACCGGGGTGCGATGCGGCGAAGAGGCCTTGCGCGTGTGCCTGTGCCTGTGTCGGAGTCGGATAGCTGCGTTCACGCCGAACAGCGTCCACGGCTGCGGTGGGCGGTCGTGAAGATAGGGGCGATACGTGTCCCAAATCATGTTGCGGTCGCAAAATGCGTCCTTGTAGAACCCCATGCCACACGAGCTGCCCCAGCGCCCCCACAGCTGCATGCGCTTGGCCGTGGCAGTGTCTATCGCCATGCCGTCCACCGCCCCGCGCGGCTGGAACGGTTTCGGGCGGTCGGATTGCGACATGAATTCGCGCGCGTCCAAGTCATAATGCGAGCATGTAGTTCGCGAACACGGATTGATCTTGTTCAAATACACGTCGTAGTGGTCACCGATGAGCTTCTTGGCGGTTTCCACGTCCAGACGCCCCTTGTGCTCCTCCATCATTTGTTGCAGGCGCACCCGGCGCGCGCCTTGGTGGCGGCGCAAATCGTCCCACCCCGTGTTGGACGACTCCAAGTTCCGGATGCGCGGGTCAAACGCCACGTTGAATCCGATGAAGTAGCCGTTCTTGGTGCGCTGCACGTCCACGTACTTCAGTCCCAGTTCCAAACGCATGATTTCATTGGTGCGCGTGTCGCCAAACAGCCACGCGTTCGCGTAGTCCCCCGAATTGCGCTCGGTCAGCATGGACACGTAGTCGTCCAGCGAATTGCCGTACTGCATGGCGCGCCGAATGCGGCAACACACCGGATCCTTGTTTTCGTAGGCGTGAAAGCCGCCCATCGTCGTCTCCGTTCCAAACAAACCCCGACTCGTGACAAACACGTCGGTGCCCGAGTGAATGCCGCCCGGGAACGACTGCATCAGGATGCGGTGCCCGCTGCTCGGACGCAAGTCCATGATGACGCACGAGTACTGCCCGTTGATGTAGTTATCAAACGAGTTGTGCGCACACACAATCTTGCCGTCGGTGGTGTAGTCGCCCACCGCAATGAAGGCGCTGCACCGATCCTGGGCCCCGCCTCCGCCTTCCAAGCCGCCACTGGCCTTTTTAAAACCACCTTCATCCACAAAATCGGCATATATGGGTTTGGGCTTCAAGTGCGCATTGTGAGGTTCATTTAGCACGTCCGATATGTGTGAAAACATGTAATCAAAACTGACAAAGCAGTTCCAAAACACGATTTTGGACAGCGGCTGCTTGGAGCCAGCGGCAATCCCGCGCATCTCTTCGTAGTACTCCGGGAAATGCGCCTCAATTTGAGGACGAAAAAAGTCGTCGACCATTTCGCAGAAAAATGCAAACGTGCGGCCGTACTCTTCATACAAGAAAAAATCCAACATTTGCATGATTTGCGTGAGTTCGCGTGCCACCAAATGGCCGTGCGCAAATCCGCGATGATACGGTTCCCCATGAATGGAGAGATAAATCCACCCGTTAATGTCCTTGCGAGCACCGTTTATCTTCATTGAAATTATGTGGTGTGATATAACTGTGATATGACATATAATAAGATGACATATTATTATTTTCAAACAACCACAACAACCACAACCACAACAACCACAACAATATAAAAATCAGCAATGAAAATGAGTTAAAATAATCACATTATTAAACTACATGTATGTTAAAATACAAGATTTCAAATCAACACAACCAACGCAACCAACGCAACCAACACAACCAACGCAACCAACGCAACCAACGCAACCAACACAACCAACGCAACCAACGCAACCAACACAACCAACACACTCCAAATGAGCAGCATTCTGTATTACAGCAATTTTTGCGAAAAGTCCAAATCACTATTGCAGCGACTGGCCAAAGGCAAGGTTAAGGAAGGCATACATTACATGTGCATTGACAAGCGCATGAAAGGAGAAAACGGTGCATGGTACATTGTTCTGGAAGATGGACAGCAAATCATTCTGCCGCCGCACGTGAATCGTGTTCCCGCACTTCTGCTGCTAAATCAAAACCACGCAGTGCTTTACGGCGACCAAATAACAAATCATCTGAAACCGCTGGATGTTCAGCACAACAACGTGGCCACGGGATTCAACGGGGAGCCGTCCGCATTTTCCACGATGAGCGAGTTCATGGGTGGATTCGGCGTGATGTCGGACAATTACAGCTTTTTGGACCAAAGCAGCGAAGACTTGTCGGCAAAAGGCAGCGGTGGTCTGCGCCAACTCTACAACTACGCCACCATTGACTTCAATCAATCTATCAATTGTCCGGCGATTGAAGAAAAGCAAGCGCGCATTGGTCCAGACACCACACTGGAGAAGCTGGAACAAGAACGGAACGAACAAATCATGTATGCGCAACAGCAACAGCAACAGCAACAACAGCAACAGCAACAACAGCAACAACAGCAACAGCAACCACAACAACAACAGCAACAGCAACAGCAACCACAACAACAACAGCGTCGCTAGTGCACTACCATCGTTCCGGTTTGAAATGGACGTACATGTTGCAGTGCGATTCGCCCTCAAACGGTTCCGGACGACCGTGCAAACAAGTGGTGGATTCGTACATCACGATGTCCCCGTACTCCATTGTCACATTGTGTGGACGAAAATGATGGTCCTCAATGTACAGGTTCCACGGTTTATCGGACACGTCGTCCAAATGAATGATGGCGCTGATGATGTGCGTCCTTTTTTCGTCGTAGTGGTTGCCCAAATGGCTTCCGCGCAGATACTTGCGAATGCCGTATGTAGCGGTGTGCACCAGTGGCGACTTGTGTTCAATCCATTTTGTTAGGATGTCATTGAATGTGTCGCGCAAATGATTAAGCAGTTCAATCGGCGCATGATCCATGTTCAAGTGTTTGGACACCATGCCCGATTCCACCCCGTCGCGACCGACGGCTTCATCTGCCCATTGACTTTCATCCGCGTCGTTCATCCACTGTTTCACGGCGTCCACGCACTCCAGCCGCATGCGCACCTTTTCAAATCCAACTGGGTGAAACACCGGTAAAAAATGATTATCGCAAATCTCGTTTGGAATGCTCGGGTTGATTTCAGTTTCCTTGAACCACTTTGTCAAAATGTATTTTTCACCACGAATGATGGGCATGCCGCAGTGCGATGAAACCCGATTTTCCTTTCCGTGATCATGGACATTCAATGTTGATGCATGCGAATGCAAGTTGTTCCAAATCAGCGCGGTCCCCATTTTAGGCGCGGATGAATAAAACGCAATTGGAAATGACGTGCGACCCCCTTCTTCCACGTCGTTCAAGTAAATCATGAACGTCCATGTGCGCTGCCCGTTGATGGACAGATCTTTTTTCAACAGTTCGGGGTCAAAATAGTCGGTGTGAAACCGGAATTCTTGTCCCACTTCATATTTCTGCCCTTGAATTTGCTCGGCACATCGGTTGCTTATTCCGATTGTTTTGCAAATTCGGTTCTCCACTTCCGTGATGAACGGAATGCTGCCTCCAAAATGGCATGTTTTGCTGGTTCTGTCGGAATTCACAACGCGCTCAGTGGGTTTGGACACAACGTAAGTGGATGACGTGGTCAATTCGGATGAATTGATAATTGAAACGATTTTGGAACATTCCTCTGGTGTCAAAAAATTGTCAATTGTGTAAATTTCAAGGTTTTTCACATTTAAACGCTGCGCAGTTCCAAGTGCAACAGTGTTCTGGATGCGCAACGACCGCGTTTCCGGCGAAATGTAATCAATGCCAATTTTTCGTTTCAACAAGTTGTAACTATAACCCGCCTCAAGTGATTTTTGAAACATGATTTTTTTGCAATTGCCCAACGTCAAATTCAGGTCAATCCATTCTTCCCATTCAGACGCAAAATTTTCCATGTGATTTGTGCAAATGTAATTACAATACACTATGCACCGTGGTTTTGTTTAAATGTATTTTTAAAGAAAATGCATTTAAAATTATGGTATAAAATTATGACATTAATACATATAACCACACGCCCCACATCCGCCCCAACACAACTGCGACCATGTCATCGGACAAATCAATTGTGATGAAGGCATTTTTAAACCAGTTCACCGATTTTGTGGAGGATGTGCAAAGCGTGTTTCCAGAGAATGCCGACATTGACTCGGCCAAAACGGCGCTGTTCCTCATTAAGAAAACAAACCCTCGCATTTTAATGAACGCATGGGTCACATGCATCGTTGGTCCGTACAATGACCAAATAGAGAAGGGAGACATCGGGTTCTTCTTGAACAAGGATTACACGCAGGATTTAGAATACATGGGAAACGCGGTGATGCAAAAGGTGGACGCGCTGCGCGGCCCGGTGCGCGAAATGGGTGCCGAAAACCAGGCCAAATCCATGAAGTACATTCAGAATTTGACGAAGCTGGCGAAGCTGCACGGCGAAGTGCAGTGATTTGACGCAAGGTTGTCAAAATTAAATTTATTTATCTGCACAATACACATGCTAATGCCTAAAACACCTTCATTTTACGCGCATGTGCTAAATGCAATGATTGCATTGGTGGCAGTGTTGCTGACGATCAAGCATGGTCGCGCACTTCGTCCTTATGAAATCATTGTCGTTGCGCTACTGTTTTCCATCGTCATTGGTCTGCACGGCCTCTCACATTTGGGTTTAGAAACCGCGTACGGGTTTAATCCATTAAATGCCACAATGTCATAACACACTGATCTCATTAACATTTGTTCCAGATATTGATTTAAATAAAAGTATTTGAATTAATGCAAATTAACCAACTACCCACACATGTCTGATCCCGTGACTCCCGATTTCAAGAAAATCATCTCCGACTTTGTGGCCGACATTGCCACCGTGTTTCCCGAGCACAGTGATGCATGCGCCATGCTGTACGGCATGGACACGGCTGTCGTGTTTGAGCACTGCAAACGCACGTATGCTCCCCAGTTCTTCAACATCCTGTATCGCAACGACACCGTGCTGTTTGCCGAGCCCATTGAGCTGCTGCCCGGTCTAAATTTCAAGGCGCTCTGGGAAACGCCCGACATGAGCGATGCCACCAAGGAAGCCATGTGGAAGTACTTGCAGCTGGTTATGTTTTCGGTGGTGTCGGACTTGTCAGACACATCCACGTTTGGCGACGCCGCCAAGCTGTTTGAGGCCATTGACGAGAGCGTCCTAAAATCCAAGCTGGAAGAGGTGATGGAGCAGATGCAGGACATGTTCAAAGGCGCAGCAGCACCCGACGTTGCTCCAACTTTTGCCGCGTCTGCATCTGCATCTGCGTCCGCTCCAGAAGATGGCACTTCCCCCGACGGTGCGTCGTTTGATCCGAATTCCATGCACGAACACTTGAGCGGCCTGCTCGGCGGCAAAATCGGCAACCTGGCCAAAGAAATTGCCGAGGAAACCGCAGCCGAGCTGAACTTGGACCCGTCCAATGAAGCGTCGGTGCAGTCCGTGTTTCAGAACCTGTTCAAGAACCCGGGCAAGTTGATGGGCATCGTGAAAACGGTGGGGCAAAAACTGGATTCCAAGTTGAAGTCAGGAGAGATTAAAGAGAGCGAAATCATGCAGGAGGCAAGCGATCTCATGAAAAAAATGAAGAAAATGCCGGGTGTGAACAACATGGCCGATTTGCTGAAAAAGATGGGTGGCATGGGTGGCATGGGTGGCATGGATGGCATGGCCGACATGGCAAAAATGGCCGCCAGCATGGGGCTCGGAGGAAAACACGGGAAATTCAACATGGGTGCCATGCAGAGCCACTTGAATCAGAACATGAAAACTGCCCAAACCAAGGAGCGGCTGCAGCAAAAGTTGGAGCAGCGTCGGGCTGCAATGGTGGCAGAAGCGCAAAAGGCAGCACAGGCAGCACAGGCAGCACAGGCAGCACAGGCAGCACAGGCAGCACAGGCCCCTCTCGTTTTTAGCACTGGTGAAAAGGTTGAACGCACGCCAAGGATTCCCACTGCGTCATCCGATGCAACCGCAATTGCAACCGCATCGGAACCGTCCAAAAAAAAGAAGAAGAACAAGAAATGAATGTGACCCAATGAAATCCAAAAGAATAAAGAATGTGTCAATATATATAAATAGTTTCAAATTTATATATATACATCATATATCCGAATCACGCCTTGATTTTAATGACTGCATTTTGGTTGCAAGATCCAACGGTGTTGTTCAATAATGCGGGCATCACACAAATCATTCCCACTTCCGACATGAACCGCGAGGCCCGATTGAATGCAATCAGTCGGCTCATCATTGTGCTCTCTCTGTTGGGATACGCATTCACGTTGTCATACAATGTCCTTCTGCTTGGAGTAATTTCTTTAGGAGTGATTGCGGTTTTAAACACCGCCACCGAAAAAAGCAGAAGCAATGCAACGGTAACAAAGGATAAAACGGAGGGCTTTTCAAATTACGCCAACTACAACACGGGGCGCCGACGCAAAACCGTGGATGTTGTGGCCGCCGCGCCATCGCCCTCCGGCCTCACGTTTCAAGCGCCCACTCCGCAAGACCCTCTCATGAACGTGCTACTCACCGACATTCAGGACCGTCCGTCCCGCCCCGCGGCCGAGCCCGCTTTCAACCCAAAGGTGGAACGCGACATTAACCAGTCCGCCCAAACATTCGTGGTGAACGATTTGGCCGGCGACAACGGCAACAGCACCGATTTGGACGACCGCCTGTTTCGTGATTTAGGCGACAACTATGAATTTAGCAACTCCATGCGCAACTACTTTGCCACTCCAAACACCCGAATCCCCAATGACCAGCACGCATTTGCCGAATTCTGCTACGGATCCATGGTTTCATGCAAAGAAGGCAACATGATGGCTTGCGCCCGGGCCAACCCGGTGCTTGGCTCCATTACAGGTGCCCAGTAATTTCAAAATTAAAAATAAAATATATCCGATTAATTATATATTGCACATATATACAATACATAATTACACACAAACCCAAGGATGTCGGCATTTGTGAGTGACTACACTTTTAACAACTTGTCTCGCATTGGCGAGGACGGCTGCAGTTTAGGGCAGCGCGGCATTCAAAACGTGGAAGCTTCCAACTACATGCTGCAAAATTTCTTCTCGGACGACTGCACCATGAAGCGCCCCATTGAATTCGCCACGAGCCAACCCAGCATCAACTTTACGGGCGGCCATCAAGTCGGCGCCGGTGGCTGCAACATTGACACCAACTCGCAGCTGCTGATCGGCGGCAGCGCGTTGACCCACCCCCGTTGCCGCATCAGCCTGTTTCAACGCCCCTTCGCCACCGTGCCGTTCCTGGGACGCGGGCAGTCCAACCCGTATTTGGAATCACAGCTGCAGCAGGGCGATTACCTGACCAACAAGCGCAGCGTCAACATGCTGTCCGAGCAGACGATGTCGTCCAACTACCCGCTCATTCCGTCCATTGCGTCCACCGTGACAAATCCGGCCAACCTAGTGGAAGGCGTGGCCCAAGACGGTTGGGTGCGCGGTGGCGCTTCGTCCCGCGACATGTTCTACGGCGACGGCCACTGCAATCAATGATGAATGAAACAATTGAACTAAAATGATTTAAAACAAAATCTATCAAATTTGTATTAAATTGATTACCCCCTCTATCACATGTATAAAACCAATTTTGTTTGCACATACAAGGCATTTGAAACCCTGGAAGACGACGAAGTCAATTCAGACATGCTGTATCAGGCCCAATTCCTCCAAGTATTTGGAATCACTGAATACAACAGTGACGCCATAAACGCCGGATTGGAATTGATTAAGACGAAGGCCAACCAAGTGTCAGAACTGCAGGCGCTGATCATGCAGCACCCATTCAGCAACTGCAACCGAGAGAATGAGTCGGAGAATGTGTGCGACACGCAACACATTGACATGATGCTGCCATTAATGTTTTCTTACCCATTGCTGGACGTGTTCCATTTGTGCTTGATTGATGCATTCACTTCTGCAAACATCACCAAAGAACACATGGACAGTGTGTTGCAAGAGTATGCAAAGTTAATTTGAATTAGCACATGTGTAAAAAATATAATATAATGATAATAATAATTCTCCCCCAAATGGCATCCACTAGGAATAAAAACACGTGCTCAAACTATTGCCTTGAACAACGCATTACAACGCAGTCACTGCATTATTGGGAATACAAAAACGGCGCATCGGGTGCGGCATACAGTCCTGCCATTCCATGCGTGGGCATCATGCCGAGCCAGATGCCGCGAGAAGCATTCTCTCACAATTCAGTGGACATTGAGTCGGCCTTGTTCGGAATCAACTCCACGAATTTAGTGGAAACGCAGAAGCCGGTTGTTCCTCACCTAACCAACCTGCCCGAAGTGTCATTTTTCGGGCGCATGCAACTTGTGATGCCGGATCCGCTCGTGGTGGAAAAATCACAGCGGCCGTTCCCAACTCCGAACTAGACAAGACAACCTGATCAAAACGATGCAGCATGATGCGATGAGAACAATTATAAAATTATATCTAGTAATTTTATAATCGGTTTGAATGTCAATACAGTTCAATCAATTGAATGGAACAAGGGTGAGTGACGCCAGCGGAAACACCACGCTGGGATCGTTTAGCTTGCAAGGCGCAGAGTTTCAGCGCGGATTAAATAACACCGCCATTGGATACGGGGCAATAAAAACCAATGCCCCCTCGGCTCAACACAACACCGCCATTGGATTGAACGCACTTTCAAGTAACACGGGCAGCAACAACTTGGCAATCGGAGAGAATGCGCTCTACAATTTTCCAAACCCAAATCCGAATCCACCCCAATCTGGCAATTACAACGTGGCCATCGGCAACAATGCAATGCAATTCAACGCGGTTGGCAACCAGAATGTGGCGGTTGGAAACCAAGCGCTTAACAAAAACAGCACGGGTCACACGAATGTGGCCGTTGGAAATCAAGCGCTCAGCAACAATGTCGGAGGCCACATGAATGTGGCCGTTGGAACCCAATCGCTCAATAATAATAGCGCCGGGTTTCAAAATGTTTGCGTTGGCATGGGGGCCGGATATCAAAACACAACCGGGTCAAACAATGCAGCGCTGGGACACAACGCCATTCTGAACAACACGACCGGGTCGGACAATGTGGCGGCCGGCGACGGCGCACTCATTGCAAATCAAACGGGCAACAGCAATGTGGCCGTGGGCAATGCTGCGCTGCAAGCACATGCCAGCGGCGATGGAAACATCGCAATTGGCGAATTTGCTCTGTCCGTCAGCATTGCGGGCAATGACAACGTCGGCATTGGGCGTCATGTTTCAACCAACAACAATAGTTCATGCATTTTGCTGGGAAATCACGCCCAAACCATAAACAACAATGAATTTGCCATAAGTGGCATCAACATGATTGGCCCAAGCCCTGCGATGACAACGATTGCAGGATACATGCCAATACGGTTTAATAATTACAACATAGGCAGCACGCCCGGCACCCCTTTGACACAGTATTACATCCCGATTTATGCGGCATCCCTGCCAGCGCCGTTGCCAGTGCCAGAAGTCATTATTGCCAATCATTCTGAATTGGACATCGGGTCCGGAGGGGTGGGCTTACTGATCGGATTTCCATCGGGTTATTCGGCTGTCACTTCGGTTGTCATTGCAAACGGAGCAAACACGTACACGATTGCGGGAGCACCATCCCAAACTGGATATTACGTGTTTTATGAAGATAGCATATCTGCGTTTTGGCCCAACATTCCGCCGTCATATGCAAATTTGGCACAAGCGCCTGTTTATAGTCCAGGATTGTGTGGAGGACTTGTGTTTGGAAACCCGCTCACTTTCACGTACACCCTTTCAGGGGTCACTACAACCGTGACATACAGTCCGATTGCAAAATTGAGCATTGGCGATGGGTATCAATATCAACAATACAATGGACAGGCTGCATTCACTCCTCCAGCCTTATTTCAATGGGGCGGCACCGGAACTGGAAACACGGGCAGCGAGTTGTGGGGCGAACAAGTTGGAACCGGAACACAATCATATTCTCAATGGCAAGCGGCGGTCCCACTCAATTACCAATACAACAGCGTTTACAAGGAGTTGTATCCTTACACAAGTGCAACCGCGCTTGCTGCGCCAATGGGTTCACTCGCGTTTGGGTTGGGATCTCGTGCGATCACTTATCCATATTATGAACCTCGCATCTATTCATGGATTGTCAATTCAACTGCGCTCACGTTGACACCGGTTTTTGCCGGCCAAGGATTAACTGCGACAATTGGAACGACTCCGGGTGGAAGTGAAGTGTCCAACAATGCCTCAAGTGGAAACACAATCAATCTCCCTGTCGTTGTGCCATCCAACAAAAACACTCGTTATTACGTCACAGTTAAAAATGGCGAAACCACCATTGGATCAAACACGGCTGCAGTGCTGTTTCCAATTGCAACAACCCACCTCAATGGTGAAATCAAACTCAACAAAACAACCAACAGCATCTTGTTCGTCCTAGTCACAAACAAACCGATTCAACAAGACGGCGCAACTTACACTGCTTATGATGGCACCGGGAGTTTTTTTGGTGAAGTCACACTCGTGCAAGATGCAAGCAAACAAACTCAATATTTTATCCAAAATTACAACATTGCACCGCGTGAAGGAACGGTGTTTAACATTGCTCAGAAAATGATGCCCACACCTGCGCCCACACCTGCACCCACGCCTGCGCCCACGCCTGCGCCCACGTCAAGCCCAGATTCCACAATTGGGCTTGGATTTAATCCATCATCTCCTGTGACATATGAGGCCAACAAGATGATTCAACTCACAATCACAAACAATGAATCTTCATTCCCACTCTCATCGTATTCGGTTTCTACCAACAACTCAGCGCTAACAAGTATCATTACTCTCGCAGGTCCCACTGACGATGTAACGGGATACGTTGTTAAACTCCAACCTAACCAAACAGTTGCCAACTCAACCTCAGTCATAATTACGGTGACACACACGCCAACTGGCAAATACAACCGCATAACCCTGGTTATAAATCCACCGCCCACACCGGTCACACCCGTCACACCCGTCACAATCGCATTGTCATTTCCATCATCCACTGTGGTGTATGACGCCAACAAAACAATTCCACTCACGATTGCTTCTTCAAATCCTCCTGCTTCAATTTCATCGTACACAGTGTCCACCAATACCAATGATCAACTCATCAGCATAATAACAATCAATGAACCAACCACAAATGCATTAACTGGATATGCCGTAAGACTGAATGCAAACCAAAATGTGTCAACGCCAAAATCAATTATCGTGACCGTTGCACAACCCGCAAGCGGAAATTATGCCAGTGCTACCGCCAACATAACATTAATCATCTATCCTGTGCCAAATCCCACAATTGCCCGATGGTTTAGTGGCACTGGAACCGTTTATTCAGCCGACGCTGCCAACCAATCAACCGGAGCAGCAACCATGACACCACCTGTGCCAAGCGGCGATTTCATCTTTTCAATGGTTTCAAATGAAACGCATTTGTTTTACACAACCATGAACGGAACTAGTATTTTTCGCATTCCATTAGATGGATCAACTACAAATGCCACCACTTTTTATTCACAATCTCAAGGAGGACGATTCCTGACGGTGGGTTGCATTGATCTAACCTATTTGTATTGGATTGACATGACTGAAATGAACATCTATCGGGTGCCGTTGGCATCTGCATCATTGCCCGTTTCAAAACCAAGCACGCCATTTGTTCAAACCGGAATAACCAGTGATTTCACTCAATTGCCACAAGATTACACGCTGGTTTGCGCAGTAGATGCCTCTTACATTTATTGGAATACTCCCAACACTTCAACTTCATCGGGATATGTGGCACGTGCCAATTTGAATGGAACAATGTCAATAAATAACACATTTAAACTGGTTTCAAGTGATGTCACCACGTTCACGTTTGCAAATGAATTGGCAAGCCCAATTACTCGCAGTGGATTCGTCATTTGGTCCAACTATGCGCGTAATCAATTTCTGATTACTAATGGCGCGTTTTCATTATCTTATTATTCAGATGAGTTTCAGCCCGGCCCACCAAACAATATCAAAAGTTTTACATTCAGATACCAAGGTCTAATTGATGCATTCGGAATCGGCAGTCTTGCCGTAAATAATAATACCATTTATTGGGGATATTACACGCAAACTGGTAGTGGAAACATTAACAATAATATTAGTCGTGCAATTTATTTTGATAACAATGGTTTCAAAACAGACATGACACAACAAGATCAATCGGGTTGGATCACGAATCCACAGACATCAACTGCGTCCAATTCCAATCCAATTCAATCATTGTGTTTGACTACACCCGCGCCCACCGCGGTTACATTGGATTCCATATCAACTCTGCAACAAGGCTCCACCACTCTTCGCAATTTAAATGCGACTGTGTCAATTTTGAACAATCAAACATTGACCATTCCACAAGGCATCACAATTCAGATTCAAAATGGATCCACCCTAACAGTGGACATTGGCGGGTCAATAATGAACAATGGAACCATCACAAACGATGGAACCATCACCATCAATGGAACCATCACAAACAACGCCGGTGGAAGTGTGAATAATGTCAGTGGAACCATAAATAACAACAGTAACACGATCATCAACTATGCCAATATTACCAACACTGGAACATTCAACAATAATTCGGGTGGAAACATCACAAACAATTCCACGGGAAACATCACCAACACCAAAAGAACAATCACCAATCCCAATGATGGACAGCAGGTTCAACTAACCGGAATTTTCACCAATGCGAATGGTGGAATCATTAACAACATTGGCACGTTGGTCAATGATGGAGGAATTTTTGCAAACAATGGTACCATAAATGGTAACCCATTGGTGACACTAACACCTGCACCTCAACCGGATACAAGAATTGGGCTTGGATTTAATCCATCATCTCCTGTGACATATGAGGCCAACAAGATGATTCAACTCACAATCACAAACAACGAATCTTCATTCCCACTCTCATCATATTCGGTTTCTACCAACAACTCAACGCTAACAAGTATCATTACTCTCGCAGGTCCCACTGACGATGTAACGGGATACGTTGTTAAACTCCAACCTAACCAAACAGTTGCCAACTCAACCTCAGTCATAATTACGGTGACACACACTCCAACTGGCAACTACAACCGTATAACCCTGGTTATAAATCCACCGCCGAATCCAGTTAAATATGTTGGAGTTGGATCACAACCAGTGATTGCTACCTACAATGGCACAGTTTGGACCTCTGCTGCCTCTGCTGCCTCTCAATTAACCATTGCATACGGCGTGGCATATAATCCATCATCATCAAAATGGGTTGCCGTTGGACTAAACAACAGTAGTGAAGTGAACCGTCCCAGCGATGTGAGCATTATTTGGTCCAACAATGGCACCACATGGACCAAGGCGCGAAATGCAGAAATAATGCGCATTGGTAACGGTGTTGCATATGGTCAAGGACGATGGGTTGCCGTGGGTGCGGGGGCCAATACAATTGTTTATTCAGATGATGGCGAGAATTGGAACACAACCCCCAATACTACTGCCATTATGGGAGCAGGAAGCCCAGTAAACGGTGTGGCATATAATTCAACATCAACATTATCCCCCCTATGGATTGCAGTTGGTGGGGGGTATTTTGGAAACACAACATCCATTGCTTCTTCGGTCAATGGCATAAACTGGACACCGGTAGAAAATAGCACATCCATCTTATCCGTCGGAAATAGTATCGCCTGCGGCGAAAACCGTTGGGTTGCTGTTGGAAGAAATGGAGTAAGTAATAGCTCCATCATTTATTCTGAAGACAATGGCGGAACCTGGAACCCGGTGGTAAATAGCAAAAATACAATTATGAATGAGGGGTATTGTGTTGCGTATAATGCATTAGCAGCGAAAAAATGGATTGCAGGTGGCTCAAACTTTATTGCGTCGTCCGATGATGGCAAAGTGTGGACCCGATCGCAGTCTACGCCTTCAGGCCTTGAGTTGGGTGCAAATCCCAACAATAATGGTATACGTTCCATAGCTTATAATGTTGAGTTAAGCAAGTGGATTGCACTTGGGTTTGGAGATAAACACACCATGATTTCTTCAGTTAATGGAACCGAATGGGCCTTAAATGGAACGTTTTTTAACACTGGATATGGCATTGCTGCAAGCAATTATGTGCCACCGCAATGAATGTGCATGAAACATATGGTGTTGTGATTGCAGACCTTAAATTGCGCAAAAATCATTCAACCCAAATTGGCACGTTTGCGATTTGAAAATCATTACAACCACGATAAAATAAATATAATGATATGTATAATTATATCATTATTGCATTCATTCTTACATACATTCTTACATTCATCGCTGACATGGCCTTCACCCGCATTCACGACGACCCTTGCCGCATTGCCAAAGAAGTGCAGGAATCCACTGGCGCTGGTCGCTACCGACTGAACGTGCCCGGCAACGGCGACAAACCCTGTTACATGGAAGACCCCTGCATTCGGCTCCAAAGTTGGGGTGGCAACTTAAGGACCAACTCGGTAGAACTGGAGAATGACCTGCGCGGGCTTAGTAGACCATTGTCGCGTGACTGTATCAATTACAAGGTCAGCGCTGCAAAAGTGGGCGACGCCCCAATCCAGTATCCCACATGCACACCATTCGTGGAGCAACCGCGCGCCACCAATCCCGCATGGACCGCCCGCGATTTGGAGCAGCCGCATTTTTATTATTTGCCGCTGAACCCGCAAGAAAACGTGTGCATCCCGTTTCAGAACAACTTGAGCACGCGCATCCTGGAAAAGGACTACTGGATCAGGGAACCATGTTCCCCGAACCCCTCTTCCTCCTCCTCCTCCTCTTCCATCCCGAAAAATGTATTCACTGCACCGGTTTAAACAATTTTAACAATCTATTATAACAATGTATTATATCAATTGTCGCAATAATTGATTTTATGCTATGAATACACAGTCGAACCCATTTCTAACGACGCGCGGGTCAATGCATCCGCAAACACGAAAACGCGCCAAACGTCTGCCTTTGCTGAAAAACACGCACGTTTGTGGAAAGACGCATGAAAAAACGCTCGGAAATGAGCTGTCCGTGTCCATGGACACCGTGTTTGAATTGAACGAATTGACGCTTCCATTTTTCATTTCAAAATTCAACTACGCCAATGGGCTGTGGTTCAAATTCATTGTGATAAATCACAACTCCCGTCATCGCGTGTTTGTTTGCAATGGTTCGCTGATCACCCGACACTCGGTGGTTTACATTGAAGCAATGATGGATTTGATTAAGCGGAGCCAGAGAGAAATTGCAAATGCAAATGAAGACAAATTGATGGAACTGTATGACCACATCATTGCATGCAAAACGTCAAAAAAAGGGGTGAATGGTTGCCCCGGCATCAAGCTCGCGCAAGCCAAGTTCAGCGCCGAGTTCAAAAAGCATTTCAACTGCATGGAGGTGGTGTCCGCGGGATCGGGCACAGTTTTTCACGACATGGTTGATGCCAAAATAACCATATGTTTGAACACCAAATCCGGACATTATCGGCCAACCTTGAAACACATTGATTTAGCAAAAGAGGTGGTGGAAAACATTGTTGCCAACGCCCGCTTTTCAGGGCGTTTGGGTGAATACAAAATCGTAGTAACATCGCAATACAAACCAAGAAAAAGCACGTTGAAACGCGTGTTCGGCAAAAACGCGCACAAGCTCGGCATGTGCGTCCCCATCCCCTCATAAATAAATTAAAATAGTAGAGTGTAATTGCATAACCTGCCTGATAACCATCCAGATAATATGGCGTGCAAAAATATCACCGTGCGCAAGCGTGTGGGGAAGCAATACCTGATTCATTTTGCAGGAGGGGCGGCATTTGTGGTCCGCGTATTTGGCAAAGTGCTCACCGTTTACACCAGCAAATACAGTCCAGATATCACTGCCGACAAACAGGTGCACCGTGCCACTATTAAAAAACTGTTTGTGCCGTCCAGTTTGAAGCCCGGCGTCAGGTTGCCCGCTCGCACATTGAGTGGAAAACCGTTGAAGCACGTGTGCGACATTGGTTCAGCCGGAAACTCGCTGCTCGCGCACATAGGCGGTGATAACCACGGGTCCAATGAAAGCAACAATGAATTCAAATACCTTTACATCGGCCACGACGTCGTTGAGGTCATCCTGGATGAACCAGTGGAACAGTATTATTCTGAACTGATGTCGGGGTTTGCCGGCAATCCATATTTGAAGGTGGCGGCTGATGCACCGCTGGCTTATGCAGTGACCAAACACTACGTGTACTTTTTTCACACCATGCAGCGGTTTGATCGCGATGCATTTCCAACCCTGCGAGACGTGGTTCCGTCCCTTAATCCCGTGGCCGACTATTCACCCGCCGTGAAGACCGCCATGCGAAAGACGGCGAAGCGAATCATTAAGAAGATTCTGGTTCCGTTCTCAAGTTATTAGCAATTGTCATCAATTATTATCAATTATTAGTGAGACGAAACGCAAATAAAAAAGTATATTCATATATTAGTATTTATCATTGCATAATATATTTACACAAGAACATGGCCGAACTCGCGATTCCTCTCATCGGATTGGCCAGTGCATATCTTCTGTCCAATCAAAAAAAGAATGGCGGCCCAAAGCCTTTAGCTGCTTCCACTGGATCGGCGTCGGCAACAGTGACGGAAGGCTACGTGAACATGGGCAAGCCCGTCAATTCCATGCCCAACGTGTCCGTTCCACCCGACAATTACCCCGTGTTTAAGCCCAAGACAGGGTACGACGCGAACGAGTACTCCAACTTCCCGAACCCCAATGCCGCCACAGACAAGTACTATGCGCAATCCGTGTATGAAGAAGTCGCCAACGGTGGCCCGGATTTTGGCGGTAAAACGCAGTTTGGGGATGCCTACCAGCAACGCCGCCAAGTCATGTCGCTGACGGGCAAGCCCGTGGACGCCACCGAATTTAAGCACAACAACATGGCCCCCTTCTTCGGCGCCAAAATCCGGGGTCGCACCACCGACGCCAACGTGCACGAGTCCGTGTTGGACACATTGAACGGCAGCGGCTCGCAGTGGGTGAGCAAAACGGAGGTTGCGCCGCTCTTCAAACCGCAAGAGAACTACAATTACGTGTACGGCACGCCAAACACGAGCGACTTCATGCAGTCGCGCCAAATGCCGTCCAGCAAGATGTCCAACGTGAAGCCGTGGGAGGAGGTGCATGTGGCGCCGGGTCTGGACAAGGGCTACACCGACGCCGGCAGCGGCGGCTTCAATTCCGGCATGGATGCGCGCGACAAGTGGGTGGACCGCAACGTGGACGAGCTGCGCGTGAAGACGAACCCCAAGCTGACGTTCGGGCTGGAAACGCACGAGGGTCCCGCTTATTACTACATTCAGAACGCGCCTACCGCCGCCACGCAGGGCAAGGTGGAGAAGTACCTGCCTGACACGTACTACTTGAACACGCCCGACCGCTGGCTCACTACCACCGGCTTGGAAAAAGCGCAAACCGCGCGCCCCATTGAGGCTGACCGCTTCGTGAACCGCCCCTCCACCACGGCGGAGTACTTTGGCGCGGGCTCGGAGCAGAACGGCGCGGCCACGTATGCCGCACCCGCGGTGGAGCCGTCCAAGCGGCAGCAAATGGATCCCAGCAAGCATCATGCCATCAACATGGCCGCATCAGATCAAAAGCCCGCTTCCGTTGCCGACCACGGGCGGCTGGGGTACAAGGTGCTGCACAACAACCGCAGCACCACCGCGCATGCAGTGGCCCCGGGTGGCGTGTTTGGCGCCATTCGCGCCGTGGTTGCGCCGTTGTTGGACGTGGTGCGCCCATCGCGCAAAGAAAACACGATCGGCAATCTGCGCTCCTATGCGAATGCAGGCACGACGGTTCCGGCTGGCACGGTGTTTAACCCGGCCGACCGTTTGCCCACGACAATTAAGGAAACCACAACCACGTTGCTGGATTTCAACCATCTGAACTTCGAGCGCCAGACGAACGCGGGTTACCAGGTGGCGGAACAGCAGCCCGTGGACAACCAACGTGACACGACCACCGACGTGGAGTACATGGGGTCGGCGGGTGGCGCAGGGGCGCACATGGGCAACCAAGTGTACAACGCCGCTTACAACCAGCACAACAACTGCAACAAGGTGCAGACGTCCTGGACGAACCAAGGCAACATGAATCTCATGAGTCACGACGCGAATGTCAGCGTGCGCAAACCACACGTCTGCGCGTCCAACTACGTGGGCGCCGCTGCGCCGGGTCCGAACACCGTGAACATGCCGCCATCCGTGGAAACCTACGGCAAGGCACGCATGCCGCAGAACTACCCGCGCAATGCCATTGAATGCGAGCGCATCAACCCCGAGATTTTGGACGCCTTTCGCAATAATCCGTACACGCAAAGCCTTCACAGCTACTGCTGCCGCTGATCAAACCATGATGAAATGTCAAATAATTATATTGGTAAATATATAATTATGCAATTGTACGCTTGGGACCTTGTCACCATGAAAACCATTGTGTTATTTAGCATCATTGCAATCGCAGTGTGTGCGATTGTGTTATTACTTCCTTTCAATGACACCAATGTGTCAGAGGGGTTTGACAATGATGACCGCAAAAAGGACCACGCCAACCTCAACCACCACAGAGAACCATCCGCAGCAGGCCAGCACAACACATCTAGCCACGCCGGCAGCGCCGATGGCAGCTCAGACCATGACCATTTGCTGGACAATCTGCTCCGAAAACACGACAAGCTGGCCGAAGCGTTTGAAAATCGCGATGCCAACGGCAAATCAACCGGAACTGCTGTCTCGTCAACCACCACGAAGAAGAAGGGCATCGCAACCACGAGTGCCAACTACAAGGGCGGCAATGCGAAGATTCCCGCGGCGGGTTGCAACAAGGACACATGCGTGGAAATCGGAAAAACTCAATCCGTGTTTGACCCCATGGCAGCAATTGACGGCAACTGCGTTAATCCCACACTGCCAAATGGTGAACCGGATTACAGCACAAAGTACTGCTCTGCGTTCCAACCCAAGGGGGATGGTTTCCCACAAGAATGTTTGACATGTGGTTACTACACGTACACAGCCGATTGCACAAAGTATGATGTTCCTAATAACCCTGACAAATGCCTCCAATATGGTGATTACAAATATCAACGTCCCGACGGGACCAGTGAAAATTACATGACATGCGATGCGGATGACGACACCGTGTGCAAATTGTTGGCACAACAAGCTGGTGGCGGTCAAGGCCAAGGCTCATCCGGTCCCATTTGTTCAGCAAGCACTTGTGGACCGAAACCGGTGACAGTTGACGGCACACAATGCATTATTCCAGGATGCGTGTCCAATGATGGCGGCATGTTGCCGTACCCCGATGATTTTTATGGCAACATAACCACAAATCCGTGCTATCCAATCAAGGACAGCACAGGCGCAACGAATGGTTTCATGTGTCCGGCAATCACATCTGGGGAAATGTATGACATGGGAGGCGGGTCCACTGATCTGTGCTACACCACAAATGGGGTCGTGGATCATTCCAAATTTTTTAAAATAGACACGGTGTGCTCCAACGACAAGCAGAAATCACAGCAGAAGTTTGTTCCTGGAAAGGATGCCCCAATTGGCGATGACACCATCCAAAAGCACCAGCACAGCCATGCCGGTGCAATCAACGTGTATCACCATCACATGTACAAGGGAACCAATAACAGCAATAACAGCAATAACAGCAATAACAGCAAGAGCGGCAATAACAGCAATAACAGCAAGAGCGGCAAAAACACATACATGGAACCTGTAGCAGGTGCAGGGGTTTTAGGGTTTTTGTGATGATTGCACTATTGCATGAGTCCCATTATGTCTGTCTTATTGATGTGCGTCTCCTTCGCAATGATTTTCAAAATTTTACGATGAGCGGCGTCGTCCTTCTCAATGTTCTTGTACAACTCCTTGCAAATGTTCTGATACTCCATGTGCATTTTTTCCTTGTTTTCCCACCCGGGATGGGCTTCCATCCAATCCTGTATGACGCGTGTCTGATAGCACGACGTCATGTAAATGAACTTTTTCACGTGCTCATGCATGTCGTCTTTGATCCATTCGTCGCTTTTAATGTACATTGTCTCGCGTTTGGCGTCCGTGCAGTGGATCGGCCGTTTGTGCACGTCCATGCCCTTCAAGTTGTTGGCAATGATGGAACCCACACCCTCCACAATTCCATTTGTTTTTGTAAACTCTAGGTCCTGCAGCGTGATTTTCAGCGTCTTCATAAAATCGCTCAATTTGACCGCATCCTTGCACTCCGTGTTCAAAAACACCTGCACGTTGAACTGATTGTTGTGAATCGTGTTGTGCGTATTGTGCGTGGTTGTCACGTGTGCCACTTGCGCGGGTTTTTCTTTTATTGTTTCAACAAACGTAGCGAACATGTCTTTGTGAATTTTTATCATGGTTTCCATAAACTGCCTCATTTCGCCCGTCTGTGCGGACTCTTTTTTTGAATTTTGCATATGTTTTTCAGTTTCACAATGCTGCACATAGTGGCTCTTTTTATTGCAGTGATATTCGCATGTTTCGCAAATATACTTCGGTTTAGAGTTTTGCTTATGCTTTTCAGTTTCACAATGCTGCACATAGTGGCTCTTTTTGTTGCAGTGATATTCGCATGTTTCGCAAACATACTTCGGTTTAGAGTTTTCAGCATCCATTGTAATCAATTTGATAGATCTGCATATAATGAAAATATATTAAATGTTATGCTTTAAGCATTTTCGCAATGATCAAATATATTGCACACGATAATAGGATCGGCCTATAAAATAGGCTAAATAGGCTTTTCCCTAGATGAGAAATGACTATTTTAGCCTATTTTATAGGCTAATTTTAGGCTCATGTCCCAAAAAATGCACGCAGTTTGGTGCCTTTTTTTAAGTTTTTTTTGGACCAAAAATTCACCCCTCGCGGTGCCTTTTTTTAAGCGCTGCATCATGCTCTCGTTTTTTACTATTTTATACAGAGTTTAATTTTGTTATTTTTCGATTCGAATTTGCACAAGAGTCGAAAAAATTTTGAGAAATGGACATAAAAGGTATGTCCAAAAATGAGATCGACGAAACACTTTTGGGAAAATTCGACGCGCACTAGGTAATTTGCGGAACTTTTTGGGACGCACGCGCGGCACACCATATGTGCAGCGGCGTTATTGAATATGTCGTTTGTCGCAAATTCATCTAGAGAGAAATTGTAACATTTAATTCTTCATTATGTCGGCGAATATATTTGTGAATATCTCTCGTTTGGTATATGGAAGGAATGAATTTATCCATAAAAAGGGCTGCGGCTGGTGCCTTTTTTTAAGCTGCAGTGGCGACTAAGCCGACGCCCGGCTTCCTCCTCTCTTCATTCATAATGTTCCCACACCACGACGGGGCCGCCGGAGGGCCACGCGGCGAAGGGAACAGCCTTGCTGGTTGACTGCGGCAGGACGAGCAGCCGTTGCAGGGCGGCTTGGCGGCGTTCCAGCGGGGTCTGGTTTGCATCCGACCGCTCGCGGCGCGTGAGCTGCTTGAACCGCCATTCGAACTGCAGGGCGGCTTGCCATGTGGGGAAGCCGGTCACATGACATGCGCGGCGCCAGGTTTCGCCACGGGCCACGCGAGCGCCGGTTGCGTGCGCTCCGCCGGCTAGTTCCTTGTTGTGCTGGCGCAGCCTTCGTTCCAGGTTCACGGTGGCGCCCACATATGTTGCTTTTTTGCAGGACGACTCCAGCAAATAGACGAAGAATTCTTTGGCATCGGCGACATCTTCTTCTTTCATGGCATCCACGACTTCGTTACCTTGCATTGTGTTTGGATTGTTTGGATTGTTTGGATTGTTTGGATTCCCTTAATGTATGCCATGTTTTTTTTTTGGCACTCCAAATGCGAAAAAATTGATTTCATTTATGCATTACGATAATCCAACCCAATCCAACCCAATCCAACACAATCCAACACAATCCAACCCAATCCAACACAATCCAACACAATCCAACATAAATGGCAGAAAATGAAATGAGAGAACTCAACAATCTTCGGGTTGAGTTGTCAACGCTGAAACAACAAATTACCGATGTTCAGAAAAAAATCAAAGAGATGGAAGTGAAAATTTACACCAAATGCGACCATGTTTGGACAATTGACCGAACCAACGTTGGAGAACACACCGAACATGTGTGCGTGCACTGCAACATGCCTAAGACCGTTTGAATCAACGAAACGCCTTGATTCAAAAATAAAAAACTCTTTTTTATTCATTTTTTATTCATTCTTTTTACTTTTACAGTTAACGCGACGCGTCATTGCCAACGCCGTCAGTATCGGCTGAATACCTCATCTGACATAAACGCGCCGTCGGGTATTTGCGAATCGGTGTGATGAGGGGGCGTGTGAGGAGCACGAGGCGTGTCATGCTCGTAATGCTGCGGCGTCTCGGACATCGCGATGTCGTGATGGTTGAACTCGGTGCTTTGAGTGTCGCCCGAGACGCAGCGCCCGAGCGCATTACGGCAAACCTCGTATGCCATCGGCGTGTTTGCCGAATCGTGCTGAATGGAGTGCACGCGATCCAGACCGATGTTCTCCGCGTTGCGCCTTGTGGTTGGGTCTGACCCAATGAAGAGCACAGAGTGCATGGGGTTGCGCCTTTTGTTGTCGGCAATCATTTCGTTGACACTGGACTGCGTGTGTAGCTTGGAATCGTTGTTGTCACCGTCGGTGAAGATGTAAGTCGTCGCCGGAACTCCTGCGCTGTGCTGGTTCATGTGGTTAATCGCAATTGCGACGGCATCCCACATGGCAGTCATTCCATCACACAGCAAATCATGCATGGTAATGGGCGTCACTTCACTGATTGGAATGACAGGGCCCACTGCAATGTTGTCGTGCGACGAGAATTTGATCACGCGAACGGTTGCCTTGTGTTCGCATGGTTCTCTGTACCGCTTTTTCATGTCGCCGAAGATTTCGTTGATTCCGGTTGCAACTGAGATGCGCTGATGTTCCATTGAACCACTGACGTCTTGCACGATGGTGACATGCATGTCCTTCACGGCAAGCGATGGAAGCTGAGATTCGTCTTCTTCGCCTTCAACCTGAGGGACAGGGACAGGGACAGGGTCTTCGGCGACAGGGACAGGGACTGTGTCTTCGGCTTCGGCGACAGGGTCTTCGGCGGCTGGGACAGGGTCTTCGGCGACAGGGACAGGGACTGCGTCTTCGGCGGCTGGGACAGGGACAGGGTCGCCGGCGCCGGCGACAGGGACTTCATCTTCCATGACGCAATAAGTGGTCGTATTGAATCTAGCAATAGTTGCAGGAGTCATGATCATTTCAATCGTATGTGGTCTTTGTTTTCGTAAACTGTTTTGTCCTGAGTTCCCAAAACAAGCTTTCAATTTTTTTTTAAATGTTTGTAAAATACTAAAATAATTGACTAAAATAATTGTTTCGTGCACATTTCATACACGCGCTTGCATGCACCCAGCGTGCTAATGCCAATGAATATCCACGATTGATTGTAAAAGTATTTGGAGATGTCCATCACTTGAAGCGCGTAAGAACACACCGGATTTGACACATTGAAAAATGTAACCACGTATCCATGCAACCCGGGCGGCGCGCAAAAATGCGCGTAGGTTTGCGCGGCGGCCCAGTGCAGTGATGCAAATGCAATGGGCGCAAACATGAACCCAAGCCCACGCATTTTCGGCATTTTTGTATTTTTATTGCATTGCATGATGTGTTATTTTTAATTACCTTTTCCGATTACACTTGTTGCACTTACAATTGTCATTAATTCGTCGCCGTCTTCGTTCCCGATCCGTGTTCAGTCCGCAAAACAGAATTGAAAATGGCACGGCGAATGCGCATGCCATAACAAATGCTTTGCTTGGTTGATTCCATGCGCATTTACAACGAATTTTCAATTGTTCAATGATTTGGATTGTCGTTTAAATTTGAAATTTATTAATTTGCAAATATATTATAAACCAATCAAAACATGTTAAAAACATCAAAAATTTACGTTGCAGGACACAATGGATTGGTTGGAAGCGCGGTATTGAGACATCTGATGAATGATGGTTACACCAATCTCATTTTCAAATCATCAAAAGACTTAGATTTGACGAATCAACGAGATGTTAATTTATTTTTTGAACAAAATGACATAGAATACGTTTTTTTGTGCGCTGCCAAGGTTGGAGGCATTTTAGCGAATATGAAATATCGAGCCGATTTTATACACATCAATTTAATGATTCAATGCAATGTGATTCATTCTGCATTCAAACACAATGTCAAAAAGTTGCTATTTTTGGGATCAAATTGCATTTATCCAAAAATGTGTGAAATGCCAATAAAAGAAGAATATTTGTTGTCTGGGCATTTGGAACCAACCAACATGTCATATGCGATCGCAAAAATTGCAGGCATTGAAATGTGCAAGGCATACAATGATCAGCATGGATGTAAATTTATATCACTCATGCCAATAAATTTGTATGGACCAAACGACAATTATCATCCAGAAAATTCACACGTGATTGCATCATTGATAAGGAAATTCATAGAAGGAAAAAAATACAACAAGCCTTGCATTGAAATTTGGGGGGATGGTTCAGCCCGACGAGAATTTCTGCATTCAGATGATTTAGCATCTGCGTGCATTCATTTTATGAACGTTTACGATGGCGCGGAACATGTAAACATTGCAACCGGTGAAGAACATTCAATCATGGAATTGTCAAACATTCTTAAAGAAATAGTTGGCTATGAAGGAGACATTGTGTTCATTTCAAGCCAACCAAATGGAACTCCCAGAAAAATACTTGACACAACCAAAGCAAGCGTGCTTGGTTGGAAACCATCCATCAAATTGGCTGATGGTTTGAAAAAAATATGTGAGATGATGAAGGACACTTTTTAAATCAATTGGATTAAAACATTTCAATAAAATATATGTGAATGTTAAATTTAACATTCGCATTTGACGTTTGAATGAATCAAATTGTGTTTTCAAATAAAGCCCAGTCGCTGGATAGGGCAATCACTAATGAATTGTCGCAAAAATTAAAATTGCCAAATTCTGAAATATTTTACAATTCATCCCCGAATTCATGGTCTAAATTCAGCAACAAACCACAATCCACTGGATCAACCCCGTCACAAATCGCACAACTTAGACAAATTGGACAACATCCTGGACAACTTGGACAACTTGGACAACTTAGACAACTTAAACAACCCGGACAACAACCCGGACGAATTAGACAATTTGTACAACCACCGCAACCACCGCAACCAGCGCAACCAGCGCAACCAGCGCAACATCCAGAACAAACCATCATCGCATACCAAAGTGACTCCTATGTGGATGCAATTGAGACGTACTTCAAAAATTCAACATTTAATTGTCACATTGGATTATATGACACATGGCCAACAATAAATAATGCTGAAAAAGAGATATTGTTTAGAATATTGCATGCGTGCAATCTCATTTTTGTTGGAGTGTTTGTCATAATGAATGATGGCACAATAACTGGAGTTTCTAATATTTTGGATAACAATTTTGCAAGGTTGAAAAATTTAAATTTAAATCAAGTTCCAAAAAAATACATAAAGTTCGTGTTGTCAATGCATTATGATAGTCCAAAAACAACGCATCACACCACATTTCATGCATTGTGGAATCCATCAAATTACATGAACGAGCTACAGCACATCCATAATTTCAAATCATTTGACGGTTACTTATCATGTTATTCAGATTCAATTGATAGTTTTAAACATTCAATTACCAACAAACCCATAGTTGGCGTTTTGAATCACACCCTATCAATGCCAATGTACGATGTATCGGACACGTTTGATAATTTGACATGTTTTTATGCAGGGATCAATTGGGAAAGGCTAAATAAAGCTCACAAATCATTTCGCCAAAATGTGTTGCAGTTGTTGAAAAGGTTAGAACCATTTAAAATTGTCTCCATCTATGGGCCAAAATTATTTTTGGATGTGGATGTGTGGGAAGGATTCACGTCATATAAATGCGAAATACCATTTGATGGAATTTCCACAATCAATGAAATAAAGAAATGCGGAGCCTGTTTGGTGTTATCATCAATCAGTCACATTCAATTTGGAATCGCATCCAATCGTTTATTTGAAGGACTTGCAGCGGGGGTTCCAATCATATGCGATGACAATCCATTTATTAAAAAATGGTTTGGAGACAATGTTTTTTACGTTGACATGAACGATGACAATTGTCATAAACAGGTCGTTGAATGCATTGAATTTATAAAAAACAACAAGGAGATTGTCATTGAAAAATTAAAACAGTGTCGTGTGATTTTTTTGACCAATTTTTTAATGCACGAACAACTAAAAAAAATATTGACCACAATTGTGTGAATGATATTTTATCAAAACAATGTATATAAATACAATTCCATAAACTCACACATAACCACAACATGACACCTCGCATTGCATTTATTACCGGCATCACCGGTCAGGACGGCTCCTATTTAGCCGAGTTGCTGCTGGGCAAGGGCTATTTGGTGCACGGCTTGATCCGGCGCTCGTCCACCATAAACACGGTGCGCATTGAGCACTTGTTTCACAGTCCCGCGTTGAAGCTGCACTACGGCGACATGACGGACGGCGCGTGCTTGTACAAGATTATGAACGCCATCAAGACGGCGCACCCGACGATGGAGCGCCTGGAAATTTACAACCTGGCCGCGCAGTCGCACGTCAAAATTTCGTTTGAGATGCCGGAATACACGGCCGACACGGACGCGTTCGGCACGCTGAAGCTGCTGGAAGCGATTCGCAACAACGAGCTGGACTCCGTTGCCCGGTTTTATCAAGCGTCCACCAGCGAGTTGTACGGCAAGGTGCAGGAGATGCCGCAGCGCGAGACCACGCCGTTTTATCCGCGGTCGCCGTACGCGGTGGGCAAGCTGTACGCGTACTGGATCGTGAAAAATTACCGCGAGGCGTACGGCATGCACGCGTCCAACGGCATCCTGTTCAACCACGGCGGCGTGCGCCGCGGGCACAACTTCGTGGAGCGCAAAATCACGCTGGGACTCGGCAAAATTCTGCGCGGCGAGACGGACCGGCTCGTCCTGGGCAACATTGATTCGCAGCGCGACCTGGGCAGCGCGCAGGACTACGTGGAGGGCATGTGGCTCATGCTGCAGCAGGACGCGCCGGACGACTACGTGCTGGCAACCGGCGAAACGCACAGCGTGCGCGAAATGATTGAGCTGGCGTTCGGCATGGCGGGCATACGGTTGAAGTGGCGCGGCGCGGGATCCGACGAGGTGGGGTACGACGAGGTGACCGGCAAAGACCTGATTTTCATTGATCCGAAGTACTACCGTCCCACGGAGGTGGACGTGCTGTGGGGCGACGCGTCCAAGGCGGCGCGCGTGTTGGGATGGCGCCCGCGGACCTCGTTCAAGCAACTTATTGCAGACATGGTGCAACAAGATACGCAGACGCTGCATGTGGTCATTTAACCCCTTCGGGATTTGGATTTGTTGTGTTTATTGGTCTTGTGTCTGCGAACTGTCTTGATTTTGCGACCACCTCTGGATCGGCTTCGCTCGCGACGTGAATCGCGAGGTAAATCGCCATGATCTGTTCGTGGTACTACCCCATGTGGAAACATGTGCTTAACAAATATATTTGAAAGGGTGTAAACGACATTTTTACATGTTGTACCGGTTTCAAAAAATGACAACAAGTGGTTTAAAGCAATAAATCGTTGAATACGACGTACATCATTATGCTTATTCTTATCATGGCCGCCCATAAATATTTCTTCAAAATTTTTGTGGGTTTTTTTAATAGATACACGAGGTAAATGGGGAGCGGCTATCTGCATTGCATCAATGCAACCTACATGCATGTGTTCTTTTTCATACAATGGGTTTGACTTAAAAAAATCAGATACAGCAGAACCATCAAGTGATATACTTCTAAAATCATAATAGGATCCATTACGAATGAACCAAATGATGTCTGCCAATATATAGATGACATGTTCGGGATGGTTTGTTTTAATGATAAAATACAATGACAGAGGACCAAATGTGTGATGGACCATGTGTTCAAACATATCAGGTATCTTAAACATTTTGTCTAGGTCGGCTTCGGACCCAAATTGCATCTCAAATACATTCACCACGTGAATTATTAACTGGTTCTTGTAAGATTCAAGAAACGTTGGGTTCTTTTGTAAGTAATCAATGACACCTGCTAAATCATTAATACGGTTTCCTTTCATGGTACATACGGCAATGTAAAATTTTTTAAACTCATCAATGAGAGATTTGCTCAACAAGTTCATAAGCTCGTCCGAATATTGTTTTAAACTCACCATTGGATCAAGGAGTGGGTCTGGGTCTGGGTCTTGGCGCCATTGGGTTAATTCATCATGGTATTTTTTTTTTATTTCAAAGAAATGTTCGGTTATTGGACCAAGAATTTCATTGGTTATACGGGTTATACGGGGTTCTTTTTCTGTTGCTAGTTGTTTTTCTGTTTTGAATCCAAAATAACTCATGACACAATTTCACACGTTTATATTGTAAAGATATAAAAAAATAAATGTTGAAAAAATTGAATTAAATCATACCCTTGTTTGAATGATATACAAACAAAATCATTCAACTCAATCAAACCAATGTTGAAATCATTCTTGAACAAGAAGCATGCGTTGACTAATTTAACGGACGCGGAGTTTGAGGCGCTGCTACCGCAGCTGGCCGCCGAACTGGCGGCGCATGGTGTGCTGCGCGAAACGTATGCCGACGTGGATATACAGAAGGACTGGGCCCTATTGCTAAAAAAGGAAACAATCAACAACACAAGCAACAACCCAAGCACAACAAGCACAACAATCAGTGCAATGAACATTTCGGCCACCGAAGTGGCGGGGATGAAAGTGTTGCGAAAACACATGCGACACTTCCACGCCGTGCGCAATTACAAGGGGCACTCAGTGGAGTCGTTGTGGACGCAGCCGTGCTTGGAAAAGGCGCTGCGATTCAACCGCGCGCAGCACTCCACGCCGTACGCGTCCGAAATCATTCGCTCGCTGTCGTTTGCCAACGGGTTGGGCAAGGTCACTATGTATCGTCCGCTCATGGCGAAAAAGGTGGTGGCTTACTTGGCGGAAAAAGATAAACTAAAAGAGGTGCGCGTGCTGGACGTGTGCGCGGGCTGGGGCGGCCGAATGATCGGCGCCAAAAGTGTAGAAGGAGGGGGAGACAAAGGAGGGGGAGACAAAAGAGGGGGAGACAAAGGAGGGGGAGACAAGCTCCCCCCTCAAACCCCCCGCGCAGGAGACAAAGGAGGGGGAGGGGGTCTGAAGGTGCATTACACGGGCATTGATCCCTGCGCAAAGACATATGAGGCGCTGCGCGCCATTCGCGACGAGCTGATGTTGACTGATGTCACTCTGATTAACAAGCCCGCCGAGGTGGCGCTTCAAGAGCTTGATCCAAGTGTGACCTACGACATTGCGCTCACCAGTCCGCCGTATTACAACTTGGAACTGTATTCGGACGAGCCGACGCAGAGCGTCCAAACGGGCGGCTACCAGGCGTGGCTGGACACGTTTTTGAAACCGGTTATTCAAGGCGTCATTCGGCTCGGCGTGAAATACAGCTGCTGGAGCGTGAAAAATTTCAAGACCGACAAGAAGTACGACTTGCTGGACGATGTGATCCGGATTCACGGCGAGTACGGGTGGCGCCTTTTGGAGGACACAGTGTTCACGATGGCCAACAGCCGGCGCCCGGGACAAAAAGCCACCCCAAGTGAAGATGTCTCCGCCCCAAAAAAAACGGAGGAATGCACCTACGTGTTTGTTCGCGCGACATGATTTTAACAACGCTTCGCAGTTCGCTTACTTTTTCTATTATTAGTGCCGATTCTCTTGGTGCCGCCATGATGGCTCTCATGTTTTTGGGTTCTTCTGGATCTAACCAAGCGCTGTATCTTGGTTGCTGCGCTGGCGCGTTTTTTTATTCTGGATTTGTTTCTTGATGATCTAACAAAGCGCTGTATCTTGGTTGCTGCGTTCATTTGCACTTTACGTGCTTCACGTGCAATCCAACCCATCAAGGGTATGGGATAGTCTAGCCGACAAAGTGGGCATGTATTGAGTTCCATTGATGCTGCCACGAGTATGTCCACTGGATGCCATAATTGAACATCGGTGGTTTGATCCAATTTTAAACCAAAATGAAGCAGGTGGAATTTGGGGGTATTCGCACCAATCACCTCCAAACTGATAGGATCTTCCAGTTCTTCCAAAACGCCTGCTTGAATCAACTGTCTGTATTGTTTGGGGGACACAATGCAGAATGAATGAAACTCATGACTAAACACGGGCAATTCAACCGCGTGTTTGAGCCACGCGATTGATCCAAAATTTATTGGCATGTTATCCTTAAATTTCCCATGATACACGAGACCGTGGGGCATTGTTATTTTGCCATCCCCCGCCACATGGTCGCCAAATGATTCAATTTTACCCACGAAGTGACACGTCGTGCCGTTGTTGTACCTTACTGAACCGGTAAGATGGTTGTCATGCCAGATTCCGCTTGCTTCAATATTGGGTTTCCTTGTTATCATTGTGCCTTCGCCTTCCCGCTTATCATCTGCCCAGTTTCCTTTAAAGAGTGTGCCTTTCACATACAATTCGCCCGCACCACCGCGTTTACCATTAAAAAATTCTCCTTCATAATATCCAGTTCGGTCACGAACGAAATTTTTCATTCTGCCATGTTTGAAATCGCCCTCATCATAGAATGTTCCATCAAATTCTTCACCATTTCTAAACTTGATGTTGCCTTCCTTCTCATTCCCATTTGCGTGAAAAAATCCTGTAAATACCCATTTGTCACCTTGATGACGGGTGCCACTTATCAGAACACCGTCCTCCCATATTCCTTCAGTGCGTATTGTATCATTTTCATCATTGCATACAAATTCACCTACTCCGTGAGGAATTCCATCCTTAGTTTCCCCATGGTATAACCCGTTTATATCCATGTGTCTGTAAGGCATGCCATTACCATCACTTTTCGTGCTTTCCATTTTGCGTCTGCATATAATATATGCATACACTTTATTTGGGAAGAGCGCTGACAAATTTGCGGAGGCATTCTAGACCATGAATCGGCATGAGATACGGCATGACGGCCGATTTCAGCGTCCACCAGCCTTGTTTGCCCTGGAATGTGACCACCTTTTTTTCGCGCAGTTCGCCCATGAGTTGCGCCTTTGTGATGCACCACACTTTCCATTCGTGAAATTCCAATAGCGCCAGCATGGCAAACGCGTAGTCGTGATCAGGTTCCAGGTGCTGCCACCGGCAGTCGTCCTTTCCGGCCCATCGTCGGGCGCATTTGATTTCGCATTTGTGCCCCTCAAATATGCCGTCGTGTTGGCTGGACGTTCTTGGCGCCATTTGGAACAGTTCAGTCATGATTGATTCGCCAACAGAACCGAACGGTTTGGAGTCCAGGCTCACCAGTTCAACCACGTCAGGCGCTGCATTCATCCGAACGTAATACTGCGTCTGCGATTCTCTCCGTTTGTTTTGGGTAAATGCCTTGGTTTGTTTCCAGTTGTCAACCGAAAGAAAGAATGGACTGTCGCTGGTGGTACTGTCGCTGGTGGTACTGTCGCTGTTGATAGTGTCGCTGTTGATAGTGTCGCTGGTGGTACTGTCGCTGGTGGTACTGTCGCTGTTGATGGTGTCGCTGTTGGTGCTGGTACAGATACAAGGCGTGACGATGCTGGCGTTGTCGCTGCTGTGGTTTGATTGCATGTTTGGTGTGATGAATGAAAAACAGTACGCTTTTCATGCATTCAATTTTTTTTAAAATCACCAATCATCATCGTAGCCATAACAGTCGCTGTCGTAGTCAATAGATTCGCGAAAGGGAGAGCACTCGGCCACAAATTCAACGCGTTCCATTTCGCGCAGCTGTTTTGCAGAGAGGAGCCAGCGAATGGTGGCTGCATCCCCGTTTTGTTTCAGCTGCTGAACCACGCAAATGCCGGTTTCTTCGCGGCCGCCGTGTTGGCCAATGACAATTGCATTGTTGGCATCGCGACACTTGTGCGTGCTGAAGAAGACCATGCTCTTGGAATAAACATTCGGGTCAAATGGGAGGGGGAAGGAACCCGTTCGGACAGGATCCGTGGTCCAACGAGCGGACCCGGGACGTGCCTTGCCCGGGAACACATTTGCTTTTTGTGAAAGAAGCCAAAGCATTTTGAGCGGGAACGTGTTCTTGCGGCGACTGTACAAATGCGCACGCCGTAAATCGGGTTCCAAGTGAACGTTGCGTTCAAACAGCGCTTTGAAATCGGTCACCGTGCTGCATGCCACCAGCTCATCCGAACGCGAATGAATGAGACACCACATCATGTCAATCATGCTTTCCTTTATTGGATCTGCGTCTTGCGACAAGTCGGCATCTGTGCTAAAAGGCGTCATGTAGGAAACAACGGCCGCATCTGAAACGTAAAATCCTCGGGTCTGTTCATATTTGGAAACCGTGGTTTTCATTGGAGGGAGCAACCAGTTGTTCTTGGTGCGCCATTCCAACATGCGGCGGCCAAACACCTCGTCCGAATATGCGTGGTTTTTCCAAAACCCTGCACTTTCCCATTGTTGCATCTCGTCTCTTGTTTTGAAAACAGGAACCGCGCTTGGCGCATCGGGCCGTTGTAATCTGACCCACGTTGGCCTACATTGTGCCTCATCTTCTTTTTCAATTATGGTCAACGATTCTTGGGTTAATCCAATTTCGCGACTGAACCATTCTTGTTCTTGTTCCAATGGTGTGATTGGTTTGGCCGTTGTTGCCGTTGCCGTTGTTGCCGTTGCCGTTGTTGCGGTTGCCGTTGTTGCGGTTGTTCTTGGTTTTGTTGCCGTTGTTGCCGTTGTTGCATTGCGTTTGACGACACTGGCCCAGGACATTTGTTGATTTATCACCAATATTACATACACACCATTGCATTCCACTTTTTAAATCAATTTTCAAAAAAATGAAAACGCATAATCTAAAGCAAAACAATGTATTAAAGTTATTGCGATGACTTTAAAATAATACATCATTTTCTCTCGCATGAATGATCCCATGACAGCAACCAAACCCAGACGGGTTCGCGTGATTAAGAAGGCTCCTGCACCGCCGGTTGTGCCTGCGCCGCCGTTGGACATTCATGGAGACATATGTCAGAAGCTGCAGTTTTTCATTGAACACAAAAAAATTCCCAACATCATATTTCACGGTGTGTCGGGTTGCGGCAAAAACACGCTTGCGTGGAACTTCGTTCGTCGCATATACGGCAATGACAAGGTGGCGCTGAAGGATTATGTAATGCACGTGAATTGCGCGCACGGCAAGGGCATCCGGTTCATTCGCGAGGACTTGAAGTTCTTTGCGAAAACCAACGTGGATTTGAAGGACGGAGAGATATTCAAGAGCGTGGTGCTCCTGAATGCGGACAAGCTGACCACGGACGCGCAGTCGGCGCTGCGCCGCTGCATTGAGCTCTTCAACCACTCCACTCGGTTCTTCATTGTGGTGGAAGACAAATGCAAGCTGCTGCGTCCCATTCTGTCGCGCTTTTGCGAGATTCACGTGCCGGAACCGGTAATTGACGGCGTGCAAACCAACCTGCACACGCATTTGCTGCGCAAGACGTTTGCCGGATCGGCGCTGGACAAGTTCAAGCAGCAGCGCGCAGAATGGTTGGACAAGGCGGTGTGCTTTCAGCGAACGTATGGCGCGGACGACATCATTGAGCTGGCAGGGGAGCTGCACGAGCGGGCTTACAGCAGCATGGACTTGTTGCGGTGGTTGGAAGCGTCGGACATGTCATCCGATACCAAATTTGAGAAGCTCATTGCTTTTCAGAAAGCGCGCCACGAATTTAGGAACGAAAAATTGCTCATGCTGTTCATGCTGCATTTTGCGCTAGTTCGTTCCAATGACAGTTTAGAAAATATATCATTTATGTAAACCATAAAATCAACCATGGATGACTTTTCTCTCGCAAATTTACAGGAATCTCGCAACGAATGGTGCGCCCGACTGGTCAACATTTTGGCACCCATGATGTCGGAAGGGTTTCGCTCCATTTTTGACGAGGCGTGGAAGCTGTGCGAACAGAACAACGAGTCCGGGAAATATTTGATGACATTTCAGAATTTTCTCTCGCGCGTGCCGAAGTGGAATGCCACAATTATTGAGCAAGAGACGCAGCGCATTGTGGACCGCAGCGGGTGCGGGTATTTGTCGGATTTGGTGACGTGCGTGCACATCATTCAGCTGAAGAGCTTGACCTGCATGCGCGTGGGCAGCAAGCAGAAAAAGGTGGACATTGACGTGCCGCAGCTGAACGAATTCATTCACAAGGTGTATGTGCATTGCGCGCGCAAGCTGTACACCAACGTCTACTTGTTTGAACGCGGCATTCCGCCCCTGTCCATTCAGAAGAACGGGCGCGAACTGGAGATCATCATTAAGGAGTGCATTTTGGACAGCATCCGAGAGAGCATCCCACTGGAAATGATCCTGAAAACGTACATGGATGAAACCATTGAAGACCACATTGAAATTAAAATTAAGGAGGAAATTGTGTCGCAGGAGCCGGTGGCGGACGAACAGTCACATGCGACGACATCGGCCGCTCCAGCTCCAGACACGGCAGCAGTCATTGCTGCCGGAGGGGATCCCGGATTGGACGCGTTTCCAGCATCGTCCTTGTCATCCGATGGTTCAAACGCAACAACCGCATCAAACACATCAACGGCATCAAACGCATCAACGGCATCAATCAAGTTTAACGACATGGACAGCGCGATTGATGCAAACAATGCAGAGCACAGCATTCACGCTCCCAAGACGGAAGAGCGTTTGGAGCAGATCAGCAACGAGAGATACATGCAACGCAAAATGCAGGAAGAAGAAGACGATGAGGACGCCCTAGACCGGCTGCAGATCGGCGAAGACGTGCAACTGGACATGTTTGATGTTCAGCCCATTGAAGAACCATTTAAAAAGCTGAATTATGACGCACCCGAACTGGACGATATTGAAGTGCTTGCTTGAAACCGTTTTACACAAATTCGTAAAAAAGACCAAATGTTTCGTTTTGGTTAGTATATACTTTAGCAAACCCCACTCCGATGAACAGCAACGCGTACATTGTTAGCGGCATCATCGCCTTTGTGTTTTTGGTGGCCAAATTTGCGGAAATGCGATTCACCAATAACAAATCCGACGAAGAAGATGAACCGGCGGTCAAGCCGCTGAAGTTCTTGCTGCGCGACGCGCTGCTGGTGTACGTGTCATCGCTCCTAGGGTTTTACATCATTGCGCAATTTGAAGAGCATGCAGTCAGTGGCGGATCCGCGACCAAAGAGGTGGCCGCATTCACGGGTGGTCCGGACTTCTAAATCGGGGAACTACGTTCCCCGAACCCCTTCTCATCAGGCCCCCGACAACGAGAGGTTTGACGGCCTGCTGGACGCCGATGACTGCGTGCACTACGTGCACATGATCCCGTGCAATTTAACCACGGGCGAATACAGCGCCATGCTGGGCGACCCCTTATTCTGGCAGTGCTTGCTGGACGGCTTCAAATGCGAGCACGCGCTCATTTTCCAGTGCGACACACTGCTGATTAAAGGCTGCGACGCCGTAGATGCATTTTTTTAGAATATATTTCTATATATGTATTTCTTATTTGATTTATTCTTTATTTTAGGCGATCTTATTTTCGACGACTAATGCACCATTGGCGACGCTGACTGGTTCTCGGCGACGTGAAGAGGCGGGAAAAAACGCAAACAAACATCATCCAAACCATGTAAAAAGCAACAAAAAACAATGAAATTAAGAAGGACATGAAATCGTTAGGCATGAGTAAAATAATTAAGAATGTCATAATGACATTCTAATTATAAATTCAAAAAATAATATTTCAAAAATATTTTTATATTACATATATGCATAACCATAACACAATGTCAGTATTACTAACCGAGGACGAACGAAAAAAAGATGCATTTGTTACCGCAGTACTAAATGAGGCAGGGCATACAGATCTTCATTTGTATGATATACACAGAATGCTTGGTTATAAAACACATCCTCTTAATTCTAACGAGTTTCACCAATTTATATACAATGCAATTAAGACTAAAATGGAATTAAAAGGTTTGACATTTCCATCAAACGAAATATATGAGGCCATTGATAAAGTGAAGGCTAAAATTGCCAAAGGTGAACTGAAAATCGGAGGCGGGTCCAAGAAGAATTCCAAGAAGTCCAAGAAGTCCAAGAAGTCCAAGAAGTCCAAGAAGTCCAAGAAGTCCAGATCCAGGCGCCATTAAAGAAGCGCGCTGCTGTTCATCGCTCCTAGGTTTTACATCATTGCGCAATTTGAAGAGCATGCAGTTATCAGAAAACCCACTAAGGTCAGCGCAGTATGTCCCATTGAGTTTTAATTATTAAAAAATAATTCATAATTAAAGCAATAATACAACAATACAAACAATACAAACAATACCAATACATATTCCCCATATATTTTGTCATGAATACCCCGGAGTGGTGTCAGTATTTGCAGCGGTATGCGGATCTGGGGGCGGACGCATTCCAGCACATGAAACACAAACACGAATCTCGCAAGTTCTGTGTGATAGTGGAACCGCGCCAGCACCCGAACCTAATTCCCGTGATTAAAAACTTCATGTGCTTGCTGCAGCACGCGGGATGGGGGCTCATTGTGTATCACGGACCGGACAACGAGAGATTTGTGAAGGACGGGTTGAGCCACGCTTTTCCGGACGACCGTGTTCATTACGTGCGCATGGCCCGGTGTAATTTAACCACTGGAGAGTACAGCGCCATGCTGGGTGACCCGATGTTTTGGCAGTGCTTGCTGGACGGGTTCAAGTGCGAACACGCGCTCATTTTCCAGTGCGACACGCTGCTACTAAAAGGCGGCGCCGCCATTGATGCGTTCTTGAAGTATGATTACGTGGGTGCGCCATGGGCTGATTATGGCATAAGTGCGACGCTGCGACCGAGATGTCCCTTGCAAATGACTGTGGGAAACGGCGGGCTCTCGTTGCGCAATGTGCGCGTCATGCTGGCCATTGCACGCAATCATCCTTATCTAAAACCAAGTGACAACGACGGCGTGTGTGTTCCCGAAGACGTTTATTTCGCATACTGGCTTAAGACGCATGAAGACGTGTATTGGGTACCAAGCAGCGAAGAAGCGAGCGCGTTTGCGATGGAGCATGTGCACAACCCGGATGCGGCGGGGCTGCACGCGCCGGCTCCTTCAAATGAGGTGAACGCGATGATTCAGGCGGCAATGAAGTAAGTGTAAAATTAAATATTGCATATGTGTATAAGAAATTCAATAAAATAAATCATGGGAAGTTCAGCGTCCACTGCTTCTCCACCTGGTGCGCCCACGCCTGCTTCTTCTGGTGCGCCCACGCTTGCTTCATCTGCTCCTTCTGGTGCTATTGCTTCTCCTCCTCCTCCACCTGGTGCGTCCACGCCTGCTTCTTCTGGTGCGCCCACGCTTGCTTCATCTGCTCCATCTGCTGCTCCGCCTGCTTCATCTGCTTCATCTGCTTCATCTGCTTCATCTGATAAAGAAGAAGAAATAATAGGTGGTTACAAGCGGTCTAAGAAGTCCAGGTCCAAGAAGTCCAGGTCCAAGAAGTCCAGGTCCAAGAAGTCCAGGGCCAAGAAGTCCAGGGCCAAGAAGTCCAGGGCCAAGAAGTCCAGGGCCTGAAATAATTGATATTATAAAAATCATTTAAAGATTAGTTGATGGTGTAATGCATCATCAACTAATAAGCAATAACCAAATCACAATCACAATGAAGAAAGCAATCGGAATTGATTTAGGCACCACGTATTCGTGCGTCGGTGTGTGGCAGAACGAGCGCGTGGAAATCATTGCCAACGACCAGGGCAACCGAACCACCCCATCGTACGTGGCATTCACAGATTCGGAGCGCCTCATCGGCGATGCAGCGAAGAACCAGGTCAGCATGAACCCGGAGAACACCATTTTTGACGCGAAGCGCCTCATCGGCCGCAAAATAGACGACGCCGCCATTCAGGCCGACATGCAGCACTGGCCGTTCAAGGTAATTGCCAAGGACGGCGGCAAGCCGCACGTGCAGGTGGAGTTCAAATGCGAGCAAAAAACATTTTCGCCGGAGGAAATTTCGGCCATGATTTTGGTAAAAATGAAGGAAATCGCGGAGAGCTATTTGGGCACCGTGGTGACGGATGCGGTCATCACCGTGCCCGCGTATTTCAACGACGGGCAGCGTCAGGCCACCAAAGACGCCGGCGCCATTGCGGGGCTGAACGTGCTGCGCATCATTAACGAGCCCACGGCGGCAGCGATTGCGTACGGCCTGGACAAAAAGGGAAAAGGCGAAGCTTCAGGCGAGCTCAACATTCTGATTTTTGACCTGGGAGGCGGCACGTTTGACGTGTCGTTGCTCACAATTGACGACGGCATTTTTGAGGTGAAGGCCACGGCTGGAGACACGCACTTGGGTGGCGAGGATTTTGACAACCGCATTGTGTCGTGGTGCTTGCAGGAGTTCAAGCGCAAGCACAAGAAGGATCCATCGGGAAACAACCGGGCGCTGCGCCGACTCAGGACGGCATGCGAGCGCGCCAAGCGCACCCTTTCAGCATCGGCGGAAACCACAATTGAGGTGGACGCGCTGTTTGACGGCGTGGATTTTGCGACGAAGATCACGCGCGCCAAGTTTGAGGAGCTGTGCATGGACTTGTTCCGCAGCACCATTGACCCGGTGGACCGCGTCATTCGGGATTCCAAGATTTCCAAGGGCAGCATCCACGAGATTGTGCTGGTGGGCGGTTCCACGCGCATCCCCAAAGTGTGCGCGCTGCTGTCCGAGTACTTCAACGGCAAGGAGCTGAACCGCTCCATCAACCCGGATGAGGCGGTGGCGTACGGTGCGGCGGTGCAGGCGGCCATTCTGACGGGCGACCAGTCCAAGACCATGCAGGACATCCTGCTGCTGGACGTGGCGCCGCTGTCGCTGGGCATAGAGACGGCGGGCGGCGTCATGACCCGGCTGATTGAGCGCAACTCCACCATTCCGTGCAAGAAGAGCCAGACCTTTTCCACGTACGCGGACAACCAGCCGGGCGTGTTGATCCAAGTGTTTGAAGGCGAGCGCCAGCTCACGAAGGACAACAACATCTTGGGCAAGTTCCAGTTGGACGGCATTCCGCCGGCACCGCGGGGCGTGCCGCAGATTGAGGTGGTGTTTGACATGGACGCAAACGGCGTGCTGAACGTGAACGCCACGGACAAGGCGGGCGGCAAGTCCAACAAGATCACGATCACAAACGACAAAGGGCGGCTGTCCAAAGAGGAAATTGAGCGCATGGTGTCGGAGGCAGAGAAGTACCGAGATGATGACGCCCGGCAGAAGGAGCGCATTGACGCGCGCAACGGGCTGGAGAACTACATATACTCCGTGAAGAGCTCCGCCACCGAAGCCAAGGACAAGCTGTCGGAGGAGGAGCGACAGACCGTGGAGGCGGCGTGCAAGGAGTCGCTGGAGTGGTTGGAATCAGCCGCGAACGATGTGTGCGTGGATGATTATGCGGGCCAGCAGAAAAAGTTGGAGGGCATTGTTGCGCCCATTGTGGCGAAACTTTATGGACAACCAGGGCAACAACAAGGACAACAACAAGGACAACAACAAGGACAACAACAAGGACAACAACCACCTTTTGGCAATGGTCCTAACATTGAAGAAGTGGACTAACTACGTTTTTAGAGCAGCATGCGCTGAAACAGGAACCACACGTCGTGTTTGCCCCCTTCCTCGCGGCAAATGTGAAAATTGGATTGCGTGTCTTTTGAAAACACACAATCGGTGATGATTTGCTGGTCGTCTTTTACGGTGCGCCCCCGGGACAGGTGCTGGTGCAGCTTGGCATCGTACGCGACGGCCCACCACTCCGCCTTGGATTTGTGCAGCATGAAGAACCCGCCAGCAATGAAATTATGGCGCGGATCCACCCCCTTGGTTTGCGTGGGATCATTCAATGTGTGAATGCAGTGCTCAATTTGGTTCCAGTCATTGTTGACGCAGCCGTAATAAATTTTGGCGGGATTAAGCACCGCAATTTTGGCGGGATTCGGCCATCCACGCAGCTGTGACATGGACAAGTCTTGCTTATTGCGACCCCGGAAGTAGCCAATGTCACACCAGCCGTAGTATTCCGTGTCAAAGTATTTATGGGCAACGGTTTCGCGCACAAAGTGTGCCTTTTCGGACCACAACGCATTCACCCGCCAATCCACCAACTCATTCAGCAGTGAATTTTTGGCGTGGTTGGCGATCCACATGTCTTTTAGCGCGTAATTGCGGAAGGATTCAAACGGCTTGATGATGACGCGAATGCGTGGATTGACGGCGGCGTACGCGTCAAAATCAAATGCAGCGCGACCGGCTTCATCCGTGTAAATTACGAGGTTGTATGCGCGCACGTTGGACAGCATGTTGCGGATCCATTGTGCATACACGCTGAAATCGAACTTGGCCTTGAATTGGTACCAGCACGTGGAAAACGTGATATTGACATTGTTCGCGATGAATGACATTCTCAAACTATGAAAAAAATAAATCCACGCATACTACAACATTGTAAAAAACATTTAAATTCAAACTTCAACTCAAATGTTTTCGGTGTATCAAAAAATAATAACTCCGGAATCCAGTCCGGTTCTGGGACCCATCACGGCAGTCAATGCAACCACCAATGCAACCACCAATGCAATTGGGCCTTTTTCATTGTGCAATTATTGCTGCAGCAATAGGAACGGCACTAAGAACGACAGCAGTGGCAACGACATTAATGAAAAGGACAAAAAACATTCACAAGAACCAGAGGTTTCAGATCTACCGGAATGCAAATACGCATTTGGACACGCCACGCATTACACATACAGCATAACAAGCCCCCGAATGCTGTGCGAGTTTGAAACGGGAACCCCCGCAGACCCATGATTCATTTCATTTTTTAAGTTGCATTTGAATGGGTTCCAGTCGGCGTCGCATCATCATTTGCTGCAACTGCTGTTTGTCCAAATCCAGCATGAGGTGACCGTAATTTGTGAAGCGCTGCTCAATGTCGCTGTAATCCTCGCGCTGCACCACGCTGAGAGGAGTGATCAAGAACCAGCGGTCCCGGCGCTGCAGTTCAAACCAGTGCCGGTCAATCGCGTAGTCCAGCTTCTGCGTGGGGCTGCGCATCAATTTGTTGATACCCGTGCGATAATTTTCAATGAGCGTGTCGTAATAATGCGATTTCACAATGTATGCCGTCGTGGTTTGGCAGCTGCTCACTTGAATGCACGCGTCATTCACGACCCGAAACGGCGGGATGTTGTTGCCCGCCAGAAGCGCCACGTCCCATTGCCGCACAGTGGACATGAACTTCGTCAGCTGCGCCAAAAACAGCGGCGCATTCGTGAACAGGACGTCGTCTTCACAAACCAACACATGGTCCCATCCGCGCTCTTTAGCAATTTGGATGCAGCGCATGTGGCTCATGCTGCACCCAATCGCGCCGTGCACCATGTGCTTAATGGCGTTGAATCTCTCTACCACCAAGTTTGGCATTCCATTGCTGGCATTTTTGAGCTCGGCCAACTGCGCTTCCACGTGCACGCGTCGGTCATTTCGCGACTCCAAATTAATATAAAGCACATTGATTATGCTTTCAAGTGCGCTCATTGATGATTCGTGTCTGGTTATTGGGTTGTTAATAGATATTATATTATCAACATTGTTTAAATTTTAAACATATCAAATTGTTTGTTGATCAAATTGTTAAAAAATTGATCAATTTGACACATTGCGCCCATCAATCGCAACCCCAATCGCAACCCCAATCGCAACCCCAATCGCAACATGCACACCATGTTCTTTGACGGCTGCAGCAAGGGCAACCCAGGACGAGCCGGTGCAGGCGCAGTCATATACGACGCATCACAAAACGAAGTGTTTGCCGAATCGGTGTTTGCCGGATACAACACCACCAACAACGAGGCGGAATATACGGGACTCATATTGGGGCTGAATGCGGCACTGAAACAGGGAATAACAGAGCTGCAGGTGCGCGGTGACAGCCAGCTCGTCATCCGGCAAATGCAGTGCAAATACAAGGTGAATTCACCCAAATTGGCACCACTATATCAATGTGCCGTTGCATTGGCATCAAAATTCGCCAAAATTGAGTATGAACATGTCTATCGGGACAATAATCAGCGAGCGGATGCGCTCTCCAACGTGGGGGAGACGAGCCCTCCCTAAGAAAGAACCTCTGATTTCAGTTCCCGTACCATTTTTTGTTCACTTGGGTCATCTCCGACGTGTAATCCACGTGCTGTCGTGAAATGTCACTGTAATCCGGTCGCTGAATCACCGAAGTGGGCACGATCAAATACCAGCGATCCACGCGCTGCAGCAGTTTCCAGTACTGATCCACCGCGTAATCCGGCTGCTGCGACGGGTTAGCAATTAAGTTTTTCAATCCCTGCTTAAAATTCGCCAAGAGCCGTTCAAAATAGGGGCGACGCACCAAATAAGCGGTGGCTGTTTGGCAGTTGGCCACGCGCACGCATTCCGACGACATTTGGCGAAAGGGCTGGTAGTTGTTTCCAGCCAGCAACATCACGTCCCACGCGTCGCCAAACTGATTCAAAAATTGGTTTGTTTGATGCACCAATTGCCCGGGATTGGTTATCGTGGCGTCGTCTTCGCATATCAGCACGTGGTCCCATCCGTGTTTTATCGCCAGTTCCATGCACGCGACGTGGCTCATGCTGCAACCAATGGCGCCGTCTGCGTTCCGAATGGCCGAAAAGCGCTGCGGTTGAAGCCCCAATTTTCGGAATTGTGACTCAAAATGGATGCGTCGGTCTATGCGCGAATCCAGGTTGATGAACAGCACATTTGTTATGTCGTGGAAATTTCTTATGTTCATTGACTGGGTCATTTTGTATGGTTTGTATGGTTTGTATGGTTTGTATGGTTTGTATGGTTTTACATATATTGCAATAATTAAATTGCTAAAATCAATCCAATTTGATGCCGTGATAATTCAAAAAATGGATGAAATGCTTGTTTTCAGAAAATTTATTGGCAACCAGCGCGATGTTGAGGTCCGTCATTGCGAATCGTGGCGGGTACTGCTTCAAAAAGTGCTGCCGTTTCACAATCCCCGTGGTTTGCAGCACCTGCGACCATTTGCAGTGCGTGGTGTTGAGTGGAACCGGCATTTCTTGATTTGAAACCATCGCAAACGGGATGAAGCCTTGGTTCGTGAGATGGTGTGTGATTCCGAGTTCATACACTGAAATGGACGCATAATGATTTATGGGCAATCCGTGCGCGTCAAAATAATCCACAACGGCACCCAATGTCATTGCATTGAAGCACATAAAATATGATTGCAAATGATACACGCCTTCGTGGCTGCTGGTGATTCCCATGAAGTCATGCGCTGCGGCACAAATGCTCGCGGGGGGGTCAAACAGCCGCTGCAGGCATCTCTCAAACGCCGACACATCCACCACAACAAAGGAGTCGTTCATTAGGCACAACTGCGAAGCGCGTTTTATCTGTTTTCCCGATTGCATGATGAAAACCGCGTAATTCCTAAAATCGCTCTTGAAATTGTACCACAACACGTGAAACTTGTTGTAATTAGTGTCGCGGAACTTCCACTTGTTTGGGCAATTGGTCAGCACGATGACTTGATCAAACCGGTCTTCCATTTTTTCCAGCGTCAAATAATTGTAACTCTCCACCTCGTCGTGTTCGGAGTAGTGGGAATAAATCAGTATTCGCTTTTGGTTGAAATCCAGCTGGTGGCAAATCATGTGCATGTGTGCATAGTTTGCAGCAATGGAATGGGACATGTGCGCGAATGAAATCGTTTTCATCAAATGTGACGTGTGATTTTTGACATGATCTTCAAACCGTTTTTCGGCTTCTGCCAACAGCCCATTCCGTTCCAACTCGGTTTGCGTGATTTTTGCAGTGAGTTCATCACTTATCTGCAAATAGTTGTGAATTTGAGTTTCTATTTGTTTTTGTTCCATTTGGCGTTGGTCGCGTTGGCGTTTGCATTCGTCTTCAAACTTCTGTTTGGCTTCCTCCAGCTGTGCGGCAGCCACAACCCACTGTTTGTCCAGTTCTTCCATGCGATGCGCATGTTGCGCCCGCCGGTGTGATTCCAGCTGACTTTGCTCCATTTGCAGTTGTTCCCGTTGTTGCTTGCATTCGTCTTCAAACTTCTGCTTGGCTTCTTCCAGCTGTGCGGCAACCGCGGCCTCATGTCGGACGACTTCGTCCATGCGTTGCGCATGTTGCTCCCGCCGGTGTGCTTCCAACTCATTTTGTTCCATTTGGTGCCGGTCGCGTCGTTGATTGCATTCGTCTTCAAACTTCTGCTTGGCTTCCTCCAGCTGCAAAGCAACCACGGCCTTCATTTTGACGACTTCGTCCATGCGATGCGCATGTTGCGCTCCCAGTGCGCGTTGTTCCATTTGCAGCTGTTCCCGTCGGTGCTTGCATTCTTCTTCAAACTTCTGCTTGGCTTCCTCCAGCTGTGCGGCAACCACGGCCTTCTGCTTGTCAATTTCGTCCATGCGAGCCAAAAAATAAACAACATGTTCTTCTTCGCGTTTTTCGCGTGCATTTTTTTCAGCCACAATTGCATCTTCCAACGCCTTTTTTTCTGCATCTAGTTCTTTGGTTTTGTTTGCAATGAATTCCGCGCAACGAGCATCCAGGTTGCGTTTCACGGTGACTATTTCAACTAGGTTGGACTGCCGTTGCGAGAACGTTTCCTGCTGAATTTTCTGCTGCACGTGTTGCTGCATCTCTTGCTGCAACTGAACCATCTTGTTCGCCATGGTTTGCCGTTCTTGCTGCATGGCCTCGCTCATATCGCGTTTAACCATCTGAAGCGCATTGCACTGATTTAATATCGCGTCATATTTTGCGGCATATTGTTTGGCTTCTTGCTGTGCCGTCATGCGCAAACGCGCGCATTCGGCATCCAGCGCCGCATTTTTGGCAATCATCTCCCCGTTCGCGCGGGTCATGCGATGCATCTCCAATTGCATCGCGCGTTCTTCCTTGGCTGACATGGAAACAGAGAGAAAATGCAACACAAATGATTATTATCAATGAATTACAGAATGCCCTTATTTTTATATAGTGTTTCACATAATGCAAAAAGGTCAAAATCAGTTGCCCATTTTAATTATTTTATCATTGCATTATAAACCAAATGGAATCCTTGCCCGTGGGTTCAACACCCGTGACACAATTTAACAGTTCAAAAGTGCACAATTACCATTTTTTTTTTGACGATGATGAAGGCAACATAGAAGATGTGCGAAACGCAGCCATTGACATGGGTGTGCAATTACACAGTGTGCATTGCCCTCCGGGACCAATTGTGTTGCATGATGTAGAAGGAAGACCCATGACGATCACGAACGATCCTGCTGAGTACATTCTTTTAAAATCACAGGATACATCATTTTCTCACGATTTCAGGAAGTTTCTAAAAACCCACACCGAAAAAAGGATTGGAAATAGCATGACCCCTGACATGATTCGACAAATCATTGCACATGAGGAAACTTCGCGTGAGTTCAAACCTGTGTATTTTTTTGATTTTGACATGTTGTTAAGCCAAATAAATGGATTAACCTTTGGGTTTTTCAATGTCATAAACGATGATGCAGAGTCACTATTAAAACAATATGCCAAGTATCTTTTTTCAGATCACATCGGAGCCGAACCTGCCAGCGGCGGTCGTTTAATGCTGTTGCAAACCATGTTTGAAACAATCGGAGCTGACAGAATATATGTTGTCACGTCTAATCCTTTTGCAAATGAGCAAATCCGTAAAAAAAACGGGGAAATGGGACCCAATCCAGTTTTGAAACATTTCATTGGAATACTGCAACTATTATTGCCAACATTCATTCCAACTCATTTGGTTTGCACAAACTCAACCAATGAAGAACCGTTGTATAATAAAAAATCGGACGCAATCATGGATGTGTTGAAATACCGCGCAGAAGTGATGCCCGAACCTGCGATGATGCCCAAGCCTGCGATGATGATGCCCAAGCCTGCGATGATGATGCCCAAGCCTGCGATGATGCCCGAACCCGTGAAAACCAAGTCCGCTACAACTAAACCCAATAAAGATTTGACCAAACCTGTGAAGTCGGCGATGACAAAATCCGTGAAGTCGGCGATGACAAAATCCAAATCCACGATGTCCGTGAAACCCAAGTCCGCGATAACCAAATCCACAACGACGTCTGCCACAAGAAAACGAAAAGGAGGATTCAAATGGATGCGACACACTCGTCGCAAAAGGCGCATTGCATGATCACATGATCACATGATCACATATGATTTCATATAGTCATCGGTTTTTAGCATGTCCATATAATGAAACAACCGTTTGCGTCGGGAAACTGCGTCGCAATTCGCGGCATCCGTCTCAAAAATCACAATTTCTTGTATCATGTCCCCCTTTCGGGGCTTGCATTTTAATCCGTAGTATCCAGCGATGTGTTTCAACTGTTTAAGGGTGTAATTCATTTCGTAGTCAAATGAGATCGCCGTCGCACAATCCATCTTGAAAAATTCAAGGTCTTCAAATTCAGCACTCACATTGAGTGCGTTGGCCGAATGGTTTAATTCCTCGTGCAGCGACTGCATCATGCTGTCATATGTGGTGACGGATGACTCCAACGACGAACACGCGGGACCATCGTCGTCATCGTGTATGCACAACTCCACATGATCTACGGAATCTTCATTCATGTTATGGTTTTCACAAGGATTACTTCATATAAACACAATGAATCAATTGTTTTTATATTTTTAATGAAACGAATTAGTTGTTTGGATGTTTCATGATTTGTCAATTTGTTTTGGTCAATTCATCCAGAATGTCCATGTGTTTGAAAATGGTTTTGTTGGTGATGCTGGGATACTTCGCGTGTTTCGGTTTCAGTTGGCCGTTGTGCTTCACTTCGCACACGATTGCCTGCCATTCCTCCTCGTGCGCTTTGCTCAAGTGTTGGCGCGCATCCTTCAAAATGATGAACAAGTTTTCCGTGAGCTCTTCCACTTCATTTGCATGGTCGGATTGTCGCAAGTGCACCTGAATGAGCGACTGCAGTTGCTTCACAATGTCCATGACTTGTGTCGTGGTGACAACGCCCACCTTCATCAAATTGACGATGAACATGCTCATTGCACGCCGTTTGTCATTCGTCTTGTTGACTTCGCAAAACCGGGAATAATCTTTTCTGGCATCCGCATGCTCTATGGTCTTGAACAACGCCATGAACTGCTCAAAATTTGCATAAAATGCCACCTTGAATATTTCGTCGTATTTTTGCAACAGCTGATGAAATAGGCGCGCGTACACACACGAAAAGAAGTGGTTGGAACTGGCCGTGTTGAAAATGGCGGCACCCACCGTTTGCAAATGACTCGCATCCGGCTCGTCCTTCAAATCGTCAATGCGCGCACACAGTGCGGCAAAGACTTCGTCAAACGTTTTGTCTGTGATTTTGTTCAAGTCGGACCGGATGCTGTCCAGATGCGCGTCAATGCCCTCCCTTTTTTTCAACTCGGTGGCCTGAAACCGGCGAATGGTTTCCCAGTCGTCTTCCGTGATTTCACTCACGGTGTTGCGCGGTTTTCTTTGCACGGAAGTTGTCGTGGCATCATCCGCATGCCCTTGCCCCTTTTCTTTTTCGCGCTTTGGAAAAATGGGGGTCTTCACATAGGACGGCGCACCCACTTGGTCTGCTATGCGCGAAACTAAATTGATCACCTCTGCTGGCAACTCAATTTCAAACCCGTTCCATTTAATGACATCAAAATCGGCGAGTTGATATACCGGCATTATCTGCACTGCCGTCTCTGTCATTGTCATGCAATTTTGAAACTATTTGTAATATGCGCGCCTTGTTTATATTCATTTCATCTAAAATATTTTTATCATGGATTGCAGTTGCATTTTTTCGTTATGGGATTTATCCGATGGACATTGCTTTCTATGAATTTTGCACGTTCCAATCAAAAATTCAATGAGGTTTGCGCGTGGGCATTACATTACGACATAAAATAAATAAAAAAACGGCTTAAATACACCCATGCATTATATTCCAGCGTACAAGCATAACAATGACCGCACCCAACCCGACACCAGAATCAACCCCCGCCCGGGAATTTGAGGCGTGGGAAGACATCCCCGATTTGAACCCGCAGCTGATGCGCGGGTTGTACGGCTATGGCTTTGAAAAGCCCAGCCCCATTCAACAAAAATCCATTCTATCCATCATTGACGGCCGCGACGTGATTGCCCAGGCGCAGTCCGGCAGCGGCAAAACAGGCGCATTCGCAACCGGAGCGCTGAACCGGGTGCGGTTGGAGGTGAAGCAGCCGCAAGCGCTCATCATCGCACCCACGCGTGAGTTGGCCACTCAAATTTATGACGTGGTGAAAGATTTGGGCACGCAAATGACCGGACTCAATGCGCAGCTCCTCATTGGCGGAACATCCACGGAGGATGATGTCGCCGATTTGAAGGCAAACGGACCGCAGGTCATCATTGGATGCCCCGGTCGTGTGCACGACATTCTGCGTCGGCAGCCCGCCGTTGGCCGTGGAATGCAGATGCTCATTTTGGACGAAGCCGATGAAATGCTGTCGGCTGGGTTCAACGAGCAAATTTACAACATTTTCCAGCAGCTGAACACGAACGTGCAGGTGTGTTTGTTCAGCGCCACCATGCCGCCCGAGCTGCACTCGCTTTCGGACAAGTTCATGCGCAACCCCGTGCGCATCCTGGTGAAAAGCGAGATGCTCACGCTGGAGGGCATCAGTCAGTATCACGTGGCGTTGGAGACGGACCACGACAAGTACGCCACGCTAAAAGACCTGTTCACGCGCATTTCCGTGTCGCAGTGCATTATTTACTGCAACAGCATTCGGCGCGTCAGCGATTTGTCGGAGGCAATGATGAACGACGGGTTCCCCGTGTGCTGCATTCACAGCGGCATGGACAAGGATTTGCGAAACAAGGCGTACAAAGAGTTCCGCAGCGGGCAGCACCGCGTGCTGATTTCATCCGACGTCACTGCGCGAGGCATTGACATTCAGCAAGTGAGCACGGTCATTAATTTTGACATGCCGCGCGATGCGCACAAGTATCTGCATCGCATCGGTCGTTCGGGACGCTGGGGGCGCAAAGGAAGCGGCGTCAATTTTGTCACGCGCCGCGATTATCGCAAATTGAAGGAGATTGAGTCGTATTACGGCACCACCATTCCGGAGCTGCCCGCCAATTTCGGGTTGAATTGATTAAGCACCGACGTCTTTATGGCGGCTACAAAAATAAATACATTATATTTTTTAAATTTATTCATTCATGCCAATTATATAATATATCTGCATTATATAACAAAAATGGAGGAAGCTTACAAATCCTATGACAACAGGACGCCTGCCGAAATTGAAGCAGGAGATAAGCGCCATGACTTGTTGCAAAGACAAGTGGATGCTTTGAGAAAAATGGCGGCTATGAAGAAACTCCGCGGTGAACAACATGCAACAATAAATGGCGGCAAGAAGCGTAGTCACAAGAAGAATGGCGGCAAGAAGCGCAGCTGCAAGAAGCGTGGCGGCAAGAAGCGTGGCGGCAAGAAGCGCAGTTGTAAGAAGCGCAATTAAACTCACATTCCATCAAAATAATTAAATTCATGTAATATACACTGAATTCAATTTAACACAAATCATAAAAATCACAACCATATAACCATGCCTCTCATCATGTTGTTGCCGTTTTTTCCGTTGGCCACCGTGCTAATGGGCATGTTTGTGATCACCACAGTGAAATGCAACAAATTTGAATGCATGGACATTGTGCAAGACACGCTTGATTGCGACGTGTGTTGGTGTTATGAAAATGGCGGATTTGCATGCTGTTGCTGCACGGCGTGCCATCATGAGAATGACGACGATGACAACGATGACAACGATGGTCCACTTTATGATGACTCATCCGAATCGTTTCAATCGCATTATTCCAAATGATCGTTAAACAGCTTGTCCACGTACATGGGGGTGAGTTGCGGATTGTACAAGTAGCAATTGCATTTGCCGTTTGCATGATAACTGCCGTAATGCCCACCACCGCAGTTGCAGTACCCGGGTGCGGGTTGCATTGGATCCGGCGTGAACATGCACCAGTCTTTCGGGTAGCCTTGTTCCGCGCAAGCTGACCAATTTTCATAGCCTTCTTCCTGCCGAACGTGTTGTTTATAATTGTAAGCGGCGATGTAGTAAATAAGCATGACAAATAGACCCCATTTCATCCACTGATTCGTTATCAGCATGTGGTTGTGTATTGTGTGTTGTGTTGTGTGTTGTGCGTGTGTGATTGCATGCATTACTCCAATATTTTTTTTTCATTGGTGTGATAATGCTTGAATGCAACATAGTTGTAATTGTGGGACGGCAATTGAAACGCAATCCGTGAATTGTATTGTTGCATAACATCATACACCACGTTGTACAAAATGGATTGGCCTCCGCCACAGTGCAGGCCGGGGATGTGCAAAAAATAAGCAGAATGTCCAAACAACTCGCCGAACGATGGGCTGTCGTCGCACTGCACTTGGGCATGCAGCCCGAAATTCACGCCCGAAGTGCATGTGTGCAAAAACTGGGCATCCATGTCCAAATGCACGTCATTTGGATGTGCATTGATGTACGCTGCCGTTGCCTTTTGATCGTCGGTGTATCCGTTTTCAAATATCCAATTGTTCAAATGCAGCAAGTTTTTAGCATACCCGCACATTAGACCACTGTTTGCGTATTTTTTAACGTGGTCTGTGGGCAAAACGCGCATGCCGTGATGATCAAAATAGGGACCCAGCCATTCCACCTGCGCGTAACAGCAATTCGGGTCGTAATTTATCCGACCTTCTGCAAAGTACTCGGCACTCACGACAATCGGCTTGTTCAGCGATTTGAATTCATCCACGAAATAGTGCACGTTTCGCAGGCAATACACGTCGTGTGCATCTGTGACAACGACAATTTTGTCCGGGGGCAGGGTTTCCAAATGACGGCGATACGCGTTCATTTTGGTCATGTAATTCTCCCACTGTTCACCTCCCCCCAATACCGCGTGATCCCAATCATTGTGTTTCATCGTTTCAATCAAACGCCTCGTGTTTTCATGATTCGTGTCCCTGAACTTGTTGCAATATGTCATCACCAATGGGCGGCTCATTTGTTATGTATTGAATAAGACACCGATCATGGATTTAAGTTATTATTTTGAAAAACTTATTGAGCAACGGTTTTGATTTTGATTTTCGCTTGGCTTTTCTTGTTTTTCTCACTTTCACCGGGCTTTTTGTGGGGGGTTTTGTGGGGGTTTTATTAGGGGAAGGGCTTTTCTTAGGGGAAGGGCTTTTCTTAGTGGAAGGGCTTTTCTCGGGGGGAGGGGAAGGAGATGGGCTCTTTTTTGCATTGGGTGATCGTTTCACGGTGAGTTTGTGTTTCTTGATGTTGTACGTGTGCTCAAAATACTCCATGGGCGAATACTTCATAAACCATTCCTCATATTCTGGATCATCGTGGTCAAGCTCTTGGTATTTTTCTGCCTTTTCAGCCTTCATGTCATCCAGCGTCTCCTGCTTTCCGTAGCACGTTGCACCAAACCTCCGCAACAACCCGCTTTTGCTCAATCTGTTGCGCTGATGAATGTCGTAGAGCTGTTTGCACATGCACAAAATGCGCCCCACATCGTAATACGGTTTGTCCGTGTAAATCATTGCCAAATACAGGCTCAACATGGTGTCCATGCTGGCAATGCGCACTCCCCGTTTTCCCACTTGAATCATGTTGTAGCTGTGGCACGCCACCGGCTTGTAAATGAAGGCAATTGACGTGTTTCCCACCGCAATCTCGTAATGTTCGGGCACGATCTCGCCGATGCCCGAGTGTTTGGTGATCGCCACGCCCTTGAAGTCGTTGTCTTCAAGACGTTCTTTTATTTTTCCCGCGCTGGCTTCCGGATTCATGGACAGCACGTCAAAGTGCGGAATTTGCGCAAACATCGCCTTCTCCGATTTCGACAAATACCGGGCGTACTGCGAAATGGCGTACCCCCCAAAAAATACCAAGTCTTCGTCTATGCACACGTTCCGCACCGTGCGAAACAGGCGCACCTCATCGGGCTCATCTTTTTGGGGACGAGCTTCATCAATTTCATCTGCGGTGGGGCTGTTAATGTGTTTGCGTTTGTTGGCGCTTTTTGGTGTTTGAAATGGCCGCATCACTTCATTGGGCGTGCAGCCCTCCGCCCTCAACGGGTGGTACTTATTCAATAACGCCAACCGCTTGCTGACCTTTTCCCATCGCGACACGTCGCCCTCCGGACGCGACAGCTCCAAATACATGCCCATGCGCAACAGGTTCGGCGGCGCATACAAAATTCCGTCCACCTTGATGGAATCCGCCCGAATGTTCTTGAACAGCGACAGATCCAGCTGCGTGATGTCGGCAATGCCCACGAAATTCACGAACACTTTGTACGTGCCGTGATGCATGCCTGACTTGGCCTCCACCTCCGAGAACCCGTTATTGTAAAACTCGTCGGCCAAATCCTTCGCGTGCTCCAGCGCTTTGGGCGAATAAAAATCGTAATCCGGTATCTCCGTCTTTTTGTCGTAGAACTGCGCCTCCTCCGGCAAAATGTTGTTGATCGCCGTGCCCCCGTAACACACCAACTCGTGCTTCTTTATGAAGCGCTCCACAATTGCAATGATGTCCTTCATTTTAGGGTCGTTCGTTTTTTTGGCGCCGATCTTGGCCCCAATGGTTTCAACCGCTTGCTTCACCAGCTCCTGTTCTAAATCCTCCAATGATTTCGCATGATTTGCCCGAGTGTCTTTCATGCCTAAAACCACCAATCACTTGTTGTGCGTAATACAATGTAATAATATTAAATAAATTGTAATGAATTAAATGAAAATGAATGCTAATAAAATTACACCATTGCCCAACGATCATGTTGCAGAAATTCCTGAAATTTCAAATGCATCCGCAACGCCTGATGAAAATAAAACCCGCGCATTGGTTTTGGAATTCATAGGTTGGGCCGGAAGTATCTTTTTGCATTGAACACCGCTGGTGCATCTGGATTGCTAATAATATGCATTAAAACGCGACAAGCACAATCAATTGTGATTAATTCTGCTTGGATAGTGGGCGGAATATATAAATATTTTTACAATTGATTTCATTTCATTTCATGATTGGAATATGCAACCACGATTGCACAAGCGACATAATCGCAGTGGACGCCAGCAAAAAGAACGCCGCGCTAAACACAATGCTGCGATCAAACGCAGTGAATGCATCATGCCTCGTCCAAGGATTGAACCGCACCAGCAAAAACCCGATAATGAAATACTTTAACACCAGGTTTATCGTGTCCAAATACGCCGGTGCAACTGTCGCAATTCCCAACAGCGCTATTGCATAAAGCCCATACCACGCATACAACACCACATAGTAAAATCGTTGAATCCACTCCTTCATCGCAGGTCGCGTTTAAACATTCGCAATATTATTTATTTGTATTGTAATAAGTGCAACAACTGTAAATAAATAATTTTTGTTTTGCAATGAACCTGGAACTCTCAAAATTTGATATGCGCTCCATCAGCTTTAGGCCCGACGAAAACAAGGGGCCCGTCATCGTCCTCATCGGCCGCCGTGACACCGGCAAAAGTTTCCTCGTCCAGGACCTCATGTTCCACCACCAGGACATCCCCATCGGCACCGTCATCTCCGGCACCGAAGCCGGCAACGGCTTCTTCGCAGCCCACGTCCCAAAGCTCTTCATCCACGACGCTTACAACACCGCCATCATAGAAAACATCCTCAAACGCCAAAAAGCCGTCCTCAAACAAGTGAAAAAAGAAGTAGAAACTTATAAGCGCTCCACCATTGACCCCCGCACCTTCGTGGTCCTGGACGACTGCCTCTACGACAACAAATGGACCAAGGACGTTATGATGCGGCTCCTCTTCATGAACGGTCGTCATTGGAAGATCATGTTAGTCATCACAATGCAATATCCGCTTGGTATTCCGCCCAATTTGCGCACGAACATTGATTACGTGTTTATCCTGCGCGAACCCTACATTGCCAACCGCAAACGCATCTACGAGAACTACGCGGGCATGTTCCCCACGTTTGAGAGCTTTTGCCAGGTGATGGACCAGTGCACCGAGAATTTTGAGTGCTTGGTGATCAATAACAATGCGAAATCCAACAAACTGCAGGAGCAAATCTTCTGGTACAAGGCGCAACAGCACGGCCCGTTCAAGCTGGGCTCTAAGGAATTCTGGGAAATCTCCAAAGATCTGCACTCGGATGATGAAGAGGAGTCATATGACCCGAAAAACTCGGGTAAAAAGGGGCCCAAAATCAACGTAAAAAAGAGCAAATGGTGAAAAAATTGTCCTTGCGCCAACAAAAGCGCTCCTCCAATCGGCGTAACATGTTGAAAAAAACGCTTCACAATTATGTCTGATCTCGTATATGCGAAAGCGAACATTTGGGTGAAGCAAGATTTTCACTTTGAACAAGTTATTATGATCTTGCTCCTCCAATCGGCGTAGCATGTTGGAAAAAGCGCTTTTCAATGTTGCTTCACAATTGGGTGAAGCAAGATTTTCACTTTGAACAAAATATATTTCTCCTAAAAATAAAAAAAATTGAAATCAACCGATAAATGTTTAAATATCATAAACACATCACAAATTACACCACAGGGCACATCACGACATATAACAAAAAAATGAACCCATCACACTTCACCCGAAATCTGGACGAGTTGTTATCATTGGCAAGACAGAAACATAATCTGGTTCATCATTTAAAGAAAAATTACAGAGAAAACGTGCATTACATTCGGACAAAGACAGCGAATCCATCCAAACAAAATGGTGGTCAAAACAAAATCACAGTTATGCTTACAGAAGAAGCATTTGAGATATTCAAAAATTCATTCAACATGCGAAACCGATACATTGTTGACGTGAGCAAAGAAGTAAAAATTGTCAAATTTGCAATGTGCATTGAAAATCAAACCATTGGTTTCATTGCAAATGCATACAGCAATGTGTTGAATGTCAAGCGGCAGCATATTATTGGCAAATATCGCGTTGATTTGTATTTCGTTGACCACAAACTGGTTGTGGAGTGCGACGAGAACGGGCACGAAGACAGAGACCCACTTCAAGAGCAAATCAGAGAGAATTGCCTGAAAGAGGCCGGAAATAAGCTGATACGATTTAATCCAAATGCAACCGGGTTTGACTTGTCCAACGCGTTGAGAGAAATAAATGCAGTGTTGTTTGCAATTTAACTCTGGTTGTATGAAATTGAATATATCTTGCATTTTTGCTTCACATATGTTCGCTTCACAAATATTAAAACATGTTTGCCTAAAACAACTTAAACAGAGTCCGCCTATGCATAGTATAAACCCATACCACCATGGAACCCGCAACACAACAACAACAACAGCAGGAGCTGAACATCGTTGAGCTCATTGAGAAAAACCCCATCACCCGACTGTCGCACGAATACAATGGCAGACTATTGACGAAAATTCAGGAATCATTCACTGGATTTGAGCAACAGTTGTTTGTGAGTAGCTTTTATTGCTACTTGAATTATGACAAAAATATGGATTTCGTCGTTGATTTGGACAACGTATGGAATTGGTTAGGATTTGCATCAAAATTTGTGTCTTTAAGAACATTGGAAAAACATTTCAAAATTGACGTTGATTACAAAAATATAGATTCAAGTCAAGAAGCTCCCAAAAGTCATGGCGGTCACAACAAGCAAACCATCATGCTCACCGTTCGTTGTTTCAAGTCGCTGTGCCTGAAGGCACAAACAAAAAAGGCGTCGGAAATCCATGAGTATTACATGAAAATGGAGGAAGTTCTGCATCAAATTGTGGATGAAGAGACGGATGAACTCAAACAGCAATTGGAACAAAAAAACGCCGTCATTCAAGAAAAGGAATCCATGCTCCAAGAAAAGGAATCCATGCTCCAAGAAAAGGACTCCATGATCCAGTCCACGAAGAAGGATAAGCAGCGCGCCGTGGAGCAGGCCATCATTGGCCAGTTCCCGTTGAACACGGAGTGCATCTACTTTGGCACCATTGACAACACGAACGCCGACAACGAGAAGCTGATCAAATTCGGCCACACGAACGACCTATCCACGCGCATGATGGACCACCGCAAAAAATACCAAAATTTCGTGCTGGTTGCCGCCTTCCGGGTGCAAAATAAGGTGGAGATAGAGAACCTGATCAAGACGTATCCGAAGATCAAGCGCAACATCCGCAGCATTGAAGTGGGCGGCAAGAACAAGACCGAAATCATTGCATACGACAGCACGAACTTCACTATTGAGCGCCTGAAGAAACACATCGCCGACATCATTCATTCACGCACGTATAGCATTGACAATTTCAACCGACTGATGCAGCGCAACGAGATGCTGGAAGCCGAGAACCCTGAACTGAAAAAAATGGCGGCAAAACAGGAACAGGAACTAACCGAATTGCGGGAACTCGTGGCCAAACAGAAGCAGGAGCTGGAGGTGGTTGCGGCGGGACACCAATCCGTCTATCAGAACGTGCTGCTGCCGGAGGACGAGCTGACGCAGAAGTTCAACGATTTCATCAAAGTGGCGTGCATTGTGCGCCCCGACGTGGAGGAGTCGTCGGTGAGCATGGAGGGCCGGTTCCGGCTGTGGTGTCAAACCAAGCCGACGAAGGAAACGTTCCACGCGCTGAAGAATTATCTGGACGTGCGGTTCAAAGCCAAGCGCATTCGCGGTGTGCACGGCTACCTTGGCGTGAAACTGAAAACGGTGGAATACAAAAAAATGCCAGCATCGGATATATCAACGCTTTCGTTGAACCCGAATGTGGAGACGTTTTTGTTTGAACGGTGCCAATTTTCGGACTGCGGCAAGGTTCTAAATTCCGTATTACTGAAAGAGTACCAGAAATGGAAACAGTCGGTTGGATTACCATTAACTGAGACCGACATGAAGGATTTGAAGGCGTATTTGAATGCGTCGCCGCATGCGCTGAAAGCGACCGTGTGGACCGAACAGGGAAACAACGAGGGCTACTATGGCGTGTCATTGCGCGAGGATTATTATGCGATGACGAACGCAGTCACCAACAACCCAATATGCACATCAACCACTGGCAAAAAGGTGGAAAAGAGGGAGGCGACCACGCACCAGCTGTTGAGTTCGTGGCCCACGATTGCAAACGCGGCCTTGTCGGAAGGCGTGTGCGCCGCAAAAATGAGCCGATGCGTCAAGGCCAAGACGGTCATTGCCGATTATTACTACTGTGATGGGGGACATGCGTCCACTACGTAGTGCCCTTTAACCCCCTCTTGACGAATCATGGATTCGGATTTAATGTTCGCAAAAATGAAATACTAAATTGGTTGCGTTGGTTGTATTATTTATTGAATTTCTCTCTAATATTAAGTTCAAGAAACCAATAAACATGTGTTCGGATGAACCAACGTGTGCGGTTGTGCGCCATTAGTTGCAATGTTTGACAAATTCAATTGTGTAAAACGAGAGAAAATGATAAAAATAATGGGATTCAACCGGATGCTATGCAAAATTTAAACCTGAACGCATTTGGCGGCCTTGGTCATGATGACTTTGCCCGGGGTTTCGGTGCGCCGCACATATTTTATCACCAAGTAATTGACGCCAACATTTTGCATGTTGCGAACACCTGGTGCCGCGCGGTCCTTCACTAACGTAGCAGCGCGTCGGATCGCGTCGGCGTCGTATGTGCCTGCCTTGGCCGTGTTCACGACTACTGCGTGTGCGCTGGGGAAGTCCTTCAAATGGAACCACATGGCGTGCTGGGGCGCGCGTTTTACGAGCGCGTCATTCTCGGCCTGGTTTGCGCCGACTTGGATGGTGTAAGTGCTGTTGAAAATCTCGGTGTACATGGGTCCAGTTTATTGTTTATTGTTAAACCGCATTAATAACCCTAATTTAAATCAATTTTTGTTGCATTATTGATTTAAAAATTGAATGCCAAATAGTCATTACATACACCGTGATAGCCAAACAACCAAACAACGAAACCAACCAAACCAAATTACATAGATCATGAATTTCATCCGTCGGATGTTGAACCCTGCAACGAAGGCGAGCACTACCAAATTAGGAAGGTGGAATTTGCAGTACGACCCCAAAATTGTAAACTCCAAAGTGGATCAAGCGAATGAAGACCACTGCGGATGCTGTGGTGAATCCGCGGAACAAATGAAGCAACGAGATCAAAGGGAGCAAATGAAACAAACGAAGGACAAGCAACAGAAACAAAAATGGCAAGAGAAAAAAAACCAAGCGCTCATGAAAAAATATTACGAGTTGGAAAACTACTACATTCCGTATGTCATGTAATCACGGGCCTAAGGCGCGTAAAACAGGTCGTCAAACATTTTCTTGTATTTTTGTTGCAAACACCGATTAGTGGGAAGGTAGCGGTCCACGCGCTCGCGATTCACTCGCAGGTATTCACGGGCGACCGCGTCGTGCTTCATGATGGCACCGAGGAGCACCTCGGCGCCCTGTTCCAGGTTGTAGCCCTCGTAATAATATCCGAGATCGGGGCACAGGTGTGCGTTGTGCACGAAGGGGTATCCGAGCCACGCCATTTCCAAGTAGATGTAGTTGAGCGGGTTGCCCCATTGGTGGAACACGGCCACATCAGCATGTGTCTTCATGAATTCGAACGTGATGAAGCGCTTTTCAAAAAACACGCGCTTGTCCAGGAACAGATCGGTGTAGCGCACTGTGTTCTCTATTTTTTTGGCGTTCAGGGTGTCGCCGATTTTCTCTCGGAATGCGTTGGTGATGTAAATGCGGTCCACGAGTTGTGGCGACAGCTGATAGGCGCGCTCGCACAGCACGAACGACGGCAGGAACCACTTCATGATGCTGATGTTGGGATCAAAAATGGCCAGCCGTTTGGATTTATTCTCGTGCGTCGTCTTTTTTGCATTGATGTAAAGGAAGTCGTTCAATGTGGTGCCGTCTTTTTCGGCGATGGTTTCAATGCCCTTGGGCGACCAGATGAACGGCGCTTCAATGACTTTGGCGCAGCGGGACAGCGTGCGCTTATAACACTCGTTCATCTCCATCATTTGCGGAATGAGCCACACCTCGTCAAACAGCGACTTGCGCGGGTTGGTTTTATCCTGCTCAAATGAGCCCGATTCGCCGTGGCCATACAGGATGGTCTCCGAATTGATGAGGTATTCGTTGCCGCACACGTAGGACACGAGTTTCACACCCATGTAACGCAGTTGCTGCAGCACGATGTGAGAGATTTGCACGCCGAAGGTGACCACTGCGTGAAATCCCATGCTGTACATTTGAGAGAAGCCGACAACATTTTCATAATGCGACCCGTTCCATCCGTCCGGCGGATTTTTTTTGAACTTCATGTAGTCCGAATTGGTGACGACGAGGTAGGGCGTGTACCCGATGTTTTTCAGAACGTCGTAAAAATACAGGGTGTTCTGGTGGATGCCGTTGTTGAACATGTGAGACGGAACCGCCGCGCTGATGCCGATTTTAATGTCGTTCACATTGGATGGAAGTGTGCATTTGGGGAACGGGATGCGCACAATTTTGTCTATGAAATAGTGATAAAACAGCGGTAAAACGGCTGCATCCTCTGCGCCGTCCTTGTCCTTGTTGTAAATGGTGGCTCTGGATTCACTCGGCAGAATGACTTCGCTGAGCAGTTTCACTCCGGACACGGATTCAGAACAGGCGGCGTGCATGATGGAAGTGACCTTGATTTGTGAAACATCAAACTTGGTTCCGTCCTGACAACACTGGCGGAAATTGGCAACGTAGCCGCAAATGTGCTGAATGACCCTTCGCATCACGGGATGTTGTGGGCTGCACGCCATGAACCCGGTGAAGATGACGGGCGTGAGACAGGATTCAATTGCAACGAACTGGGGGCCTTCTTCCACGATTGCGTCCAAGGTTTGGTCCTCGTGCACGATCACTCCAGTGTCCATGTATGCGCCACCGTGTTTGTACAGGTGATAATACATGAAAACCTCATGCAACTGCATCAAATCCGCAAGCTTGATGTTTCCGCTGGTGCACGTTGCCGATGATTGGAGTTGGGTTTGGCTGGCAGCCGCATCAGTTCCATCCTGGATCGGCGGAGCAGTGGTTCGCACGATGTCATGCGCTTCGCATATTGCGTCGTGCAGCGGTTTGCAATCGGGGTCGTCCTCCTGCAATTCTGCAAAATAGGCGACGATGTCTTCATACGCATAGAACCGGTAGTCCCAGCCGGGAGCGCGGTCTCGGACAATGCTCTCAACCTGCGGCGGAACCCCGTGTTCATTGGTTTGAAACAACCGTTTAGGAATCATGTGGGGGTTTCACGTGCATTCATATCAATGCACATTTTTAAATGCATATTTTGCTTATATTTTAAAGACATCATAATGTAATAATAGTGCGAACATCATGGTGACTAAAACCGCTTTTTCAAGCAATGCGGGCAGCACGACCGGCCCGGTGAGCGTGTTTTCAGGTCAAATGGACGGTTTGGCGAAATTGGTGCGCAGTCAACCGTTTCGCGAACTGAACGAGTTCATGAATCAGCTGGGTCTCGGTGATTTTCAACATTTGATTGACAATTTTGATTTGGACACGTTCAATCGGTTGGCCGTTAAACTGTATGCTTTAAAAACCAACCGGCATCCACTGTATGTCCGCCTGTTAAACTACCTGAATTTTTGCTTGACCACGATGTTGGTCGTGGAAGTGAATGTCGGCAAAGAGTTGGGGGTTTTAAGGCAGGAAATTAAAAAGCTAAAGGCCGAAAATTCCATATTGCACAATGTGACATTGTTGAAAGAGTATTTAGAAACGCTGACCAAAAGGACGTTCACCATTTTCAACGAACAAAAACTCAAAACCACGAGGATCAAGTTGCGTCCTGAATATGATTTGTATATTCAGCGATATGGTTTCCCCCAGAATGGTGCCTTTGATGCCCAGATATTGGCCGAAATCATTAACGAGTTGAAGATGAGGGCGCAATCCAACTGCGCGGTTCCGAATAATGGGACGAACATAAATATGAATGCGGCATTGACCAATGCAGTGAATGAATCAATAAACCACACATTGGCCAATGCAGCCAATGCAGCCAATGCGGGCGATGCCGGATGTGTTCCTTGCAATGCACCCAAATAAGTGGGTTCGTGGTTCGGTTCGTGCATTGCATGCAATTATAAATGTGATGTATTTATAATTGCACAGTAGCATAGCAGCATAGTAGCATAGCAGCACAGTAGCATAGCAGCACAGCATGTCGTCCACCGCGATTGATTTTGATGTTGGCAATTACACCGTGCATGAAATATTCGACATGTTCAAATTGAACTCTTCAAACTGCACCACGCAGGAAGCGGATGAATGCGCGCACCGGTTGGCAACTGCATTGTCCGATCATCCGAATGCAGCCCAATTCATCCGTCAATGTAGAGAGAAAATGGGACAATTTATTGAGTCCCGTGTAAAACCCTACAATAAGGGCATTATCTCTCAAAACAATGATTACCAACCCAACCCAAATGATCATGCCAATCCCAGTCACAACAGCCACAACAACCACAACAACCACAACACGCTCAACCTGAATTACTCCACGCGTCCGACCAATTACGATGCATTGCACCGGGAATCGGTCGTGCATGACGGGGGGTCAAGCACGTATGCCAAACGCAACATAGCCGAAGTGGCCAACACCTACAATTACAAATTCCCAACCGGCGTGCTTAACCCCATTGAGCGACGGGTGATTAAGCGCCTGCTGTCCATGGACACTCTCTTCCGCGTGAACTACAACGCGACCAGTTCGTCGAATGCATCCTGGGTGCTGCCGTTCCCCGTGGAAAACGTGGTGTCCATGAAAATTGCGTCGGTTCAAATCCCCCACATGTGGTACGCATTTTCAGAGAGCACAAAAAGCAACCGATTCACGGTGATGATTGCAGGACTAAACGTTCCCCCTTACGACCCTACCGAAGTGTACACGAACGAAATTGTGATCCCCGATGGCAACTATTTGAGTGACGAGTTCACGGAGTGCATGAACAACCTGTTAAAAAACACGGCCAATGGCATGGAGTTTTTCCAATTCGCGGTCAATTCATACAACAGCAAGTGCATGATATTTGTGAATAACCCCACGGTGACGTGTGACACGAGCCCCGAGTTTGAATACGTGATCATGTTTGATGATCCGACCAAGTACAATAAGTATTTGAAAAATGGGTGCATGTACACCGACTGCGACATTCAACACATCAAAGAAGAGCACGAAAAGGAGTATTACAATGCCAACATCAAGACGATCAGCCGAACCGCTGGATGGATGATGGGATTCAAGCAGTTGGCGTATCGTCGCACATGGCAAAACGAGCGCATTGACATGATCAGTCAAGTGCCGATTTTAAAGTACAACGCAATTTTAGAAAGCGACTCATCGTATGGCAGTTCCATATGGAATTACTTGTATGTGGATGTGGATGATTACAACAAAAATTTCATAACGAACAGCATCATTGCGCAAACGGGGGATTCATATTTAGGGTTTAACATTTTAGGAAGAATCACTGTTAGTAGTGGACAGCTGACAATCATCAACGACAACGCCGGCGACATGATATTTAAGATGCGCGAGTATTTGGGGCCGGTTCGCCTGGAGAAGCTGACCATTCGGTTGCTGGACAAATTCGGCAACGTCATTAATTTGAACGGGAATGACTACTCAATTGCACTGGAATTGCAAGTGTTGTACAATTGAGAGAAATGCGAAACCCCACAATCATGGGGGTTATTAAATATATTTACGTATTTTTATATATTTTTATGGTATAAGGCAAACCATAACAATATGTCTGCATTTGATGACAACTTTGCCTACGCCTTGGTTTCTAGCAGTGAGAGAACCTTACAAATCACAGGGGTCAACCCTTCCAAATACAATGCTTTTAACCTGAGTTGGGGGGGGTTTCCCGAAATTCCTGCACTGTATGCAGGAACCACTGTGGCATACAATGGATACGGCACATTGGAAAACGCATTTTCCGTGGTTGAAATCGCGAACGGCGCATTCAATGGGAGAACCGAATTTGCCGAGGGGGGACTCGTGTTGCCCAACACCCTTGTGCGCATCGGAGACTCCGCATTCAACGGTGTGAAAATTAACGGCCGCCTGACAATTCCGGCCAGCGTGACAACCGTTGGCGCAAGTGCATTTGCCAATACGCTTATTGATGAGCTAGTGGTTGAGAATGAAACCACGTCGGACATGTTGTCCGGTGTGTTGGATGCCACGCGCGTGGCTAGCAAAGAAACGGCCGCCCGCATTGGCACCGACACCAGTTTGTCCACTTTGAAAGTGACAAAGGCAAATCCCACGTTCACGGGCACCACCACCATTCCAACCGCCTTGATTTCAGCGACCACAATTACCAATGCCACGGTAAACACTGCCAACATCACGACCAATGTGACCACCAATGTCACGGTTGATTATTATGAAGACAATGTGTCGGTTAAAAACAAAAATAGTCGCTTCCAGGTTTTGACCACTGCCGGAAATTTGCTGTTGGTGGGCGGAGTCAATGAGAATGCTGCGCCGATTGAGATTGTTTTGTCCAATGGAATATATCGCACCGGGGATGCATTGGTCGGCGAACTTTTGGCAAAGTTGAATGCCAAAAACATATCGTGGGTGGGGGGGTCTCAAATCACGTGGTCCGGAACCGGGTTTGATTCCAATGCCAATGCAATAAAGCTGGCATACTCCACGGCCGCGCCCGGCACAATCACTGATCCAACCATCGTCATTCGCACCAAATTTGTGAGCAACGGGGTTTCTTACAACAGTTCCAATCTGTTGGGCGCAATGGGAGCGATGGTGGGTTCGGTGTATGAAAACGGCGCATTTGTTCTGGCATACGGCAACCGATACGGGTTCAACTTCCCGCAGCCAATCAACCTTTCCGTGCCCACGCTCACGGTGAATGGTGTTGCAAAACTGGATGGCCCCGGAACAGTGTCGGGGAACTGGAATTTCATCGGGAATAAACCCCGGCACAACGCGGAAGTGCTGGCCACGGAATCCTACACGCAATCCAAGATCCAAATAATCAACAGAAGCTCCATTTTATCCACGGCGACAATGTTGGCCGACATTGCATCGGTGATTGATGCAGATCCGAATTTTGCAGTGAATGCGCTGGCGTCTCAAACCAGCATAGTCAAATCCATTACAAGCATTGCCAGTGTGCGCAGCACGTCGGCGTCTTCGCTGTCAACTGCTCTTTCAACACAAATGTCCGCCTTGCAGTCGGTTGATTTGTCGCTTTCCGGCGCCCTTTCAACCACGATCCCCCCGCGAGTGAGTCAAATGGAGTCCGTTTCCACATTGCTGCAAACCACTGTGTCCGGAATGCAGCAATCCGACGCGGCCATGAGCACCGCGATGAGCGGAGCCACGTCCAATCGGAGTTCGCAAACGCGATCGCTGAGTTCAGCGATTTCCACTGCGACGTCGTTGCTCCAAAATGCCGACGCCGTGATTTCAGGCGGCGTCTCCACTGCAACTTTGAACCGCAGCTTAAACGTTTCCACAAATGCATCCACATGGTCGGCGCAAGTGTCGGCCTTGGAAACGGCGGATGCCACGCTTTCCACTTCAATTGTGAATGTTGCCAGCGCGCGAATCAGCTCGGCGGCGTCCTTGTCGTCCCTGGGTTCGGCCACGGTGACCGCACTGCAGTCGGCGGATGCAACGTTCAGCACCGCGCTGTCCACTCAAACGACCGATCGCAATGCGGCCGTTGCGACGCTGTCCGGCGCAGTCAGCACGCAGGTTTCAGCGACGCGGTCCATGAACGCCGCAATTTTGCCCCAAATCATGGCATCTGCGTCCGCTGCCACAACCAGCACGGTGTTCAATCTGGTCGGCGTAACCGTGGGACAAAGCGTGACGTTTGTGAAATCGGGTGACAGCACCTTTTCAAACGGTGACAAAGTTGTCATCACCTATTCCGCCACCGATTATTTGAAAGGAACGGTGACTGCGGTTGCGGGGTCCAGCGTGACGCTCAACGTGACATTCAAAGCCACGTCGGCTTCCGAAACCACGATTTACACCACCACCGGGCCATACGGCGCGTCCGTCGCAAGCTCGACCGGCGACCGCACGGTGTCATTGTCCAATCCCGTGTTTGTTGCGGGCAGCAACTTCGTGGTGACATCCATGACGGGCACGTTGTTTTCATCCACCGACACGGGAACCTACAGCGTGAATTTGATGGATGCATCCAATGCGGTTATTGCGACCTCGTTGAGCAAAACATTCAATGCCTCGCAAACCGTGGAAACGCATGAATTCGTCACTGCCTTCTTGTTGAAGGGTGCGACAAATCTGAAACAGAATTTCCTTCATTCCGCGGGCAAAAGCACGCAAATCATCGTGAATTTCAGCGACCAGAACGCTCACACCACCATGAAAGGCTACGCGGTTCCCTATACCGGGGGTGCCGTGCAAGTTGAGTCCAACGGGACCCTGCAGAGCACGCGCATTTCGGCGATGGATGCGCTGTCCACCCAAACACGAAATTCACTGGGGACAACCGCCACATCAACTGTGTTCAATTTGCCGAGACTTTCCATTGGTCAAAGTTTAACCTGCTTTGTGCATGACATGATGTCTTTTCCCATTGGAGGAGCAATCAAGATTGTGTATTCGGAGACCGATTTCATAAAAGGAAATGTAACTGCAGTTAATGGTTACAATGTGACATTTAAAATCACTGAAGTTGGGACAAACAAAACGGTTTCCACCATTTATGCTGCCCCCGCTGCCTCATATGTTACGGGGAGTACAACAAGAGCCAGTTTTATAGTTGACATGCCACGGTCCCAAAACATTGTGATTGACAACATACATCCTGCATTCCTGTCAAATGAGGTTGGGTATGTGTATGGAATAATCAAACCGTCTGGAAACCGAATTAGTTTGAATTCCACAGATACATATGTGGGATCAGGAGGATATGCATATTCAGCATCGCCGATTAGATGGTATGATGCATTTGTTCCTGCGCAACAAACTTTTCAAATTGAATACGTGAGCACTGTTGCAATTCAGTTCCCAATTGATGCATATTGGAACGCACGTCAACTGATTTTGGATGGTTACACCACATCATACACGACTGGAACCGTCACCATGATCAACCCCGATGTTGCGACCATTGCAACTGCGCGCAGCGTGGCCGTTTCATCCATCGTGGAAGTGGCCGCGCAGTCGGCGAACTCATTGCAGATTGTGACTGCCGGGATCAGTGCCGCTATTTCAGTTGCTTCATCCGAGAGAAATGCGAGGGTTTCATCGTTGTCCGTGCAAATGACGAACAATGTGGCGACGCTTTCATCCACCGCGGCATCCATTTCGGCCGCATTGAGCACGCAGATTTCAAACCGATCGTCCCAGGTGTTGACCGCAATGACTTCTTTGGTGGGAGCGCCCCCTGCCTCGCTGGACACGCTGTTTGAAATTGCGACCACGCTGGACGCGGGCCCCGCACTGTATTCCACGATTTCCGCCACCGAAACCGCGTTGGCCGCCAACATTGGTACAGGCGCGGTGGCTTCCGTGTCGGCGTCCCTGTCCGCGGCGGCTTCCACGCTGCAACTGGCCGACGCGACGCTGTCTGCCGGCATTTCGTCGGCGACATCCGACCGGATCAGCCGGGTTGCATCGGTGTCCGCCGGCATGTCGGCTTTCATTTCTTCCACGCACAGCACCCACACCAGCGTGTCCCTCGGAGTTTCAACCACGGCATCTGTTAGACAGACCGGCGTAAATTCCATATCCACGTTATTGTCGGGCATGGCAACCGCGCTGCAATCCGCCGATTCTTTGGCCGGCAGTTCAATCGTGGCCGCGACCTCCGCACGACAGAGCGGGATAGCGTCTGCATCCGTGTTGCGGTCTAACACCGTTTTGGGGTTGCAAACCGCCGACACTGCGCTTTCCTCCGGCATTTCCACTGCAACCTCCGCGAGGCAAAGCGGCGTCAATTTGGTTTCGGGAACGCTCTCAAGCACAGTTTTGGCACAAGCGTCATCCATTGCGTCGCTCTCCAGCGTGCATTCCACCTTGAACGGGGGGATCAATTTGAGCACACTGGCAAATATGACGGAAGTGGATTCGGCCATTGGCCAAGTGTTGGGTGTCGGCACCGTGTCCGCATTGGACACGCTGAATGAATTTGCGCTTGCGGTAAACAACAATGCCTCCATCGGCACCGCATTGGAGAACGCGATCATTGGCAAGGCCAACCAATCCGACGTTGCGTCGCTGAGTGATGAAGTGCGATTGAAGGCAACCCAAACGGATCTGACCCAACTTGTGAACACCGTTGGAACCAAGGCAAATGACGCGTTGGTGACGCAGTTGCAAACGGCGCTGTCTTCCATGGGAAGCACCGTGAATGTCGGCATTTCCAGTGAAGTTCAGTCGTTGCAATCCAATATGACCATAAATTCGGAAATATTTGGATTATTGAGTGACACCATTCGTCAAGTGGACACGCTGTACGTGTACAACGGGTTTATGAATCCGAATGGCACCATCAACTACAAATTGAATAAATTATCCAACATGGTTCTGCAGTCGTCTTCGCTGGCATTCACAATTGATGCCAATTATGCGGTCACCAAAATCACGCAAGTCATTGCCATGAAATTTGATTCCACGCAAACGACCGTGAAATACAGCAGCCGGGGCGTGGAATACCCAGTTTCTTTCACTGGCGGTGCTCACACGTTCAGCATTGATTCAAGCAACGCAACCGATTACGCGAACAATGCAACCGCAATTGTTTTCACCATGAATGAGTCCGCCACGCGCTTTGCGCCGGACAATTCGCCATTCACCGTGCCGAAACTGGCGATTGCTGGATACGTGTACGCCGCGCCGACGGTTCAGACGCCGTATGCTGCGACAACATGGAGCGATGCAACGGGCAAAATATCGCAGGTGATTGCCGTGAATTTTGAGTCGGGGGTTCAGCGGTTGCAGATTGACGGCACCGTGTACGACGTCACCGGCACAACTCAACTGGTGCACACACTGGAATACCTTCCGGGGGCGGACCCGGCTGGCGCGGTCGTCGTGAAGGCGCTGAACTCCAACGCCAAGCTGGAAAGCGCGCCATTAACGCTGAACGACGTTTACAATGCTTACCCACAGCACGCGGCGCCGGCCGAAGTCGGCGGCTCCAAAACCGTGACGGTGTCGGGGTCCACGTACACACACGCCGTGACGTATTCTACCACCGCAATCACGGTTGAATTGCAGACGTACAATGTGGAAACAAGTGCATACACGTCGTCCGAGCTGGCCGTGGTCGGCGGGCAAGTGTCTGTGAGCCTGACCCACGCGGTTGGACAAATTGGACAACCGTTGTTCAAGTTGAGGGCGAAAACTGGCAACGGCAAACGCACCAGTGAATTCACCAGCGCGAATGGTGAAGCAATCACATTCAGCAAACCGGTGCAATCCAACGTGTTATACACCACATTGAGTGCGGGATCGTATCGGGTGACAGCAACGTATGAGGTGCATTCCGTTGCGTCTGCCGTCAAAGTCATCAACCCTTCCACGGCCGGAACTTACATTGCGTCTCAGGCCGCATCGGGCGGAAGCGTGACCTTCAGCATTGATTACACGGAAACCCAAGTCACAAACAACGCGATTTCGTTTGTCGTGATCACACTGGTAAACTCATACGGGTTGCAAAGCGTGGCGTCGGATGCATTTGTGCCAGTGGGGCAATACGATTCACCGACGTACGCAAATGACGGTTCCAAAACAATCATGTTGAACGAGGGAGGTTCCGAATACACGTATTCGGCAAACCACAATTCTTTGTCCACATCCGGCATCAACGTGTATAATCCGGACAATTCATTCGTTCAAACCGTGACCGGAACATCTCCATTTGCCGTGACGAAAACATACGGCATTGACAAGATTGGTCAAGTTGTGTTCAAGCTGTCTTCAAAAGAGAGCGCCACAAAGAGAGAAAGCGCATTAATTGATGTCGTTGGCGAAGACATTCCCATTTATTCAGAGCCCGTGATGTCCGGCCAAATTACGTATGGAATCAATGGGGCAAATTACACTGCGCAAATGAATTACGGTGTGAACCATCGGGTGGAAGCACTTGTGGCATTGAAATCAGATGGAACGGCGTTGCCCAATGGCACGAGCATTCAGCAATCCATTGTGAGCACCACTGGCACTTCCCGAATAATATCCATCACTGTCACAATTCCCAACTCAATTGGAGTTGTCAACATGGTTGTGCGTTCGGCTGGGAATGGATATGGCAAAACAAGTGCAAATTCTCAAACGCTGACGTTGATTCCTCAATTTGAAGCGCCAACCACAAGTGGAAGCATCACGTATTCTGGAAACACGGCCACCATGTCATACACTGTGGCACCCAATGTCACAGAAGCATTTGTCAAGAAACCAACGGATCAAATTTATTCCGTTAATTCAATCACCAACCGGCAAATACTGCCCAATTTCCCCGTGCTTGGTGAAAAGAAAACATGGACATACACGCTTAATGCTGCCACTGGTGACCTTGGATTGACTAGAAAATCACCTTCATCCTATCTGCCATTTGCCATGGATATCAGAAGTGATCGCGTTGTCATGGGTCATTTCGCAGGCACATGGGGCGGAGAACAAACAATAATGACTGGATTTCATAATTTGGCAAGGCCATTGACATTTACCGTGAGTTTTGATGGCAGCTATTTCTTGATTAGTTATGACAATAATACAAAAACCGCAAGATACCCCAATTATCAAAACCTCACCAGTGTGGATGAAATCAAGGATAGTACCAATATATCTAATGGAACATGGAGTGGACCCGTGGTTGAACGGTTTTCATCAAGATGGGAAATGCAAATTGCATTTAACAACACTGGAAACAATAACTCATGGCGCGGGTTGATTGGAAATGTATATAATGGACTCAACGATGGTGCAAATAGAGCATGGGGTATTTGGATTAATAACACTAACACAATTATTGTTTCACCTTATGCCGACAGTGTTTTAAAGGCTCCCACGCTTTGGGAAACCACCCTTGTGGTTGCACAAAATGTTAATTATGTTCTCCGTGTGACAAAAATGTTAACAACCATGACGCTTTCATTAACAAATTTATCAACAAATGCCATTCAGACAAGCACACTGACACTAACTGCTTCTGATATATGGGGAATGCATGGATCAGTGACAGTTGGTGGATGGTTGGCTGGACCTGACAGCGAAACTTTTGTGGGACCAATCACCGAAGTGAGTGTCTTTCCAGCATTTGCTTCATCCACTGTTAGTGGAAACAGTGTAACATTTGCAGTTCCATTTTTAGATGTAGAATTGCCATTGTCGTTGGTTGCAGTTGCCAAGGCCAATTCCAATGGCAGAGTTAGTGCCAATTCTGTCGTGCAAAACATATTGAGTCAATATGCCGTTCCCATTAAAGCCAGCGATCCCGTGTACACCGAAGTGAGTGCAGGATCCTACACGGCGACCATGACGTACACCGTGACATCTGGTGTCACTTCACTGCAAGTGCGGAGGGCATCGGATAGTTCGGTTGTGACAGGTGTGACCACATCAGTGACCGGAATCACCGCGACAATTACGGTGCCGTTCACGGACGCATTGAACTTTGTGGTGGTTGCCCTGACCAATTCAACTGGCCGGGAAAGCGCGGCATCCGTTGCGCAAACAATTTTACCCAAGTTTGCTGCACCCGTGTTGTTCGGCGGCATCGCATATTCTGGAAACACGGCATCCATGACTTACACCGTGACTTCTGGAGTGACCGTGAGGGTTGTGAAATCGGATCTTAGCGCATTGCCGAGTGATGCAAGTGTGACAACCAACACGGTGAGCGGAACAACCGCTACCATTGTGATTGCATTTGCAACTTCATTCAGTTTCGTGGTGATAGCAGAAGGCAATTCAAGCGGTCGTGAAAGCGCGGCATCCAGTGCACAATCATTGATTACTCAATTTGAAGCGCCAACAACAAATGGAAGCATCACGTATTCTGGAAACACGGCCACCATGTCATACACTGTGGCACCCAATGTCACAGAAGCATTTGTCAAGAAACCAACGGATCAAATTTATTCCGTTAATTCAATCACCAACCGGCAAATACTGCCCAATTTCCCCGTGCTTGGTGAAAAGAAAACATGGACATACACGCTTAATGCTGCCACTGGTGACCTTGGATTGACTAGAAAATCACCTTCATCCTATCTGCCATTTGCCATGGATATCAGAAGTGATCGCGTTGTCATGGGTCATTTCGCAGGCACATGGGGCGGAGAACAAACAATAATGACTGGATTTCATAATTTGGCAAGGCCATTGACATTTACCGTGAGTTTTGATGGCAGCTATTTCTTGATTAGTTATGACAATAATACAAAAACCGCAAGATACCCCAATTATCAAAACCTCACCAGTGTGGATGAAATCAAGGATAGTACCAATATATCTAATGGAACATGGAGTGGACCCGTGGTTGAACGGTTTTCATCAAGATGGGAAATGCAAATTGCATTTAACAACGCTGGAAACAATAACTCATGGCGCGGGTTGATTGGAAATGTGTATAATGGACTCAACGATGGTGCAAATAGAGCATGGGGTATCTGGATTAATAACACTAACACAATTATTGTTTCACCTTATGCCGACAGTATTTTAAAGGCTCCCACGCTTTGGGAAACCACCCTTGTGGTTGCACAAAATGTTAATTATGTTCTCCGTGTGACAAAAATGTTAACAACCATGACGCTTTCATTAACAAATTTATCAACAAATGCCACTCAGACAAGCACACTGACACTAACTGCTTCTGATATATGGGGAATGCATGGATCAGTGACAGTTGGTGGATGGTTGGCTGGATTTGGACCTGACAGCGAAACTTTTGTGGGACCAATCACCGAAGTGAGTGTCTTTCCAGCATTTGCTTCATCCACTGTTAGTGGAAACAGTGTAACATTTGCAGTTCCATTTTTAGATGCAGAATTGCCATTGTCGTTGGTTGCGGTTGCCAAGGCCAATTCCAATGGCAGAGTTAGTGTCAATTCTGTCGTGCAAAACATATTGAGTCAATATGCCATTCCCATTAAAGCCAGCGATCCCGTGTACACCGAAGTGAGTGTGGGATCCTACGCGGCGACCATGACGTACACCGTGTCCTCTGGTGTCACTTCAGTGCAAGTGCGGAGGGCATCGGATAACTCGGTTGTCACGGGTGTCACCACATCAGTGACCGGAACCACCGCGACAATTACGGTGCCGTTCACGGCCGAGTTGAACTTTGTGGTGGTTGCCCTGACCAATTCAACTGGCCGGGAAAGCGCGGCATCCGTTGCGCAAACAATAGTTCCAGTTGCCACAGTGGAATTTTCCAGCTACATTAATGAGTCGGGAACAACCAGAAACATTTCAGCCGTAACCCTTGCAGTTGGAAATTATGCACCATGGAATAGCACCGATAAAGTAATATTTTTCCCCAACCCAAGTGCAAATCGGCTTGTGGCTTTCAGGATCAATCGCACCACGTTGCCTTATACACAAACATTCCTTTCAGAAAGCAATGGAGACACAGTCGGTGGCTATGTCTATTCACAGGCAAGAAGCGTAATATATGATAGCACACGGAATTTGGTTGTTATGGCAAACACGGGCAAAAACTGTCTTTTAATATATAATTTCTATGGGTCCCTTTTGGAGTACCCCGTTGTGCGTGAGGTGAGGGCCCCGTCCGCACTTCATTTTGATCGTTCTGGAAATATCCTTGTTGCAACCAATGAAACTTCTCCCAATGCTGTTGGCGCCATTCCGGACCAAATTCGCACATATAGTGCAAGTGGAATCTACATGAACACAATGATTTCCACTGTTGGAACAACTGCTGGAACAATTAATAGACCGACGAGTTTGTCAGTGGATTCAGTTGGAAATATAATTGTGGGTTGTTTAAATGGCGTTCAAATATTTAGTTCATCCGGTGTTTTTATAACTAGACTTCCCAATACTGAGACATTTTCGCTGGCGGGAACAGGTATACTCAGGGGTCCAAGTGCAGCCGTTGATCCCCAAAATGATAACAGAATCGTTGCATTAAATAGAAACAATCGTGTGATTTATTTGTTTGAAAAAGATTCATCCGGAAATTGGTATTCCAATAAAAGCAACCCGATTGGTGGTAGTCCCTCATTTGACGAAAATGGAAATATTTATATGTTTGTTTATGTGCCAGGAGTTGCTAATCGCAAGCAATTGAGGCGTTTAAAAATCACCGATTTCACCATTTCAAATGTGGTTGGAAATTTGCCACAGTTTGCGGCACCCACGTTGTCTGGCAGCATTTCTTATTCTGGAAACACGGCATCCATGACTTACACCGTAGCTTCTGGAGTGACTGAAGTTCGGGTTGTGAAATCGGATTACACTGAATTACCAGGTGATGCAATTGTGACAACCAACACAGTGAGCGGAACAACCGCTACCATTGTGATTACATTTGCAACTTCATTCAGTTTCGTGGTGATAGCAGAGGGCAATTCAACTACAAATGAAAGTGAAGCATCTGCCACGCAAACGTTAATTAAACAATTTGATGCACCCATTATTGTCAATGTTTCTTACAGCGAACGCACCGTTGGAAACTACACTGCATTAACTGCAACACTGGCGTGCACGGTGAACCCCGAGGTGTCATCCGTGAAATTACTAAAATCCAATTTGACTGCGATTTCAGACACAACGCTTGCCCTTCCAATTTCATTCGTGACCCGAATTGGTTCAAGCAATTGGCGCCAGTATATCCCAATGCAAGATCCTGGAAACACAGATATGCAGGTTTGGAACGCGGATTCACAATTTCACAATGTCAATGTTGCACCGCATAATGAAATCGCAAAGCAGTTCAGTTATTTTGCCGGATACTGGTTGAATGCCAAACGTGCTTCCAGCGGGCAATCCTTCAGTGTCAATGTTTCAAATGGAACCGTGTTCGTGTTCACTGCCACCGAGGATTATCCCGTAACATCATACACGGGCCAATTATACGGAGCAGCAAATGTTGTCGGAGTATACAATCTCACTGCACAAAGTGACGGAATCGCCGCAGGCATTGCTGTGAGCGGAGGCGTAAAGATTATGAATCTCGCGGCTTCATCCGGATCCGCTTCTCCCAAGGTGATATTCGTGCTCTCGGTTGCGTTGCCCTTGAATGTGGTGGTGGTTGCAGAGGGCAATGCAACCGTCCAGGAAAGCGCGGCATCCGTTGCGCAACCATTGATCATTGGCGAAGTGACAAAATATGTCAGTGTGGGCAGAGACTTCGGCACTGTAAACAAAAATTCCATAGCATATTCGGTTGATGGGTTGAATTGGACATCCGTTGCAAATAACATATTCACTGATTATGGTGCAGCGGCACATCACAGTGCTAAATTACCCAGATGGGTTGCGGTTGGTCAAGGAACAAATAGCATTGCGCATTCAATAAATGGCGCCAATTGGATCCCAGTGACAAACAGCACCACCATTTTTAGTGGTTCCGGAAGAGGGGTGGCGTACAGCACTAAATTATCCAGATGGGTTGCGGTCGGAGGTGGAACAAACAACATAGCACATTCAACCGATGGCATCAATTGGGTCGGACTTGGCACCGATCATTTCACCGGAGGCGGAGGATTAGGTGTTTCTTATGGTGCGGAATTATCCAGATGGGTGGCAGTTGGACATGGCACAAACACAAGCACCATCGTGCATTCAACCGATGGTATTACTTGGAACGGAATTGCAAACAGCACTTCCATTTTCAGTGAGGCTGGCTTAGGGGTGGCATATGGTGGATCCAAGTGGGTTGCGGTTGGTCAAGGAATAAATAGCATAGCGTATTCAACTGACGGTATTACTTGGTATGGAGTTGCAAACAGCACTTCCATTTTCAGCGAGAGAGGTCAAGGTGTGGCATATAGTTTTCAATTGTCCAGATGGGTTGCAGTTGGACGAGGAACCAACACCATCGCGCATTCAATTGACGGCGTGACATGGACCCCAGTGACAAACAGCACATCCATTTTTCAAACGGTTGGACACAGCGTGTTGTACAATTCAGAACAATCAAGATGGGTTGCAGTCGGTGGCGCAACGGCAGGAGGATCAACCACTATAGCGTATTCAACAAATGGCATAAATTGGACTGCCGTTCCAAACAGCGTCTCCGTTTTTGATGGGACCGGAATTGGCATCGCAACTTTGCTGACGCAGTTTGCGGCACCCACGTTGTCTGGCAGCATTTCTTATTCTGGAAACACGGCATCCATGACATACACGGTGAACGCCGGAGTAACTGAAGTTAGTGTTCTACAAGCAGACCTAACTCCATTGCCCGTTGGAACAACGGTGACAACCAATGTGGTGAGTGGAACAACTGCAACCTTGGTGATTTCATCTGTAAATTCACTCGTCTTTGTGGTAGTTGCCCAATCCAATTCAACTGGCAATGAAAGTGTGGCATCCGCCACGCAAACGTTTATCAAACAATTTACTGCACCCGTGTTGTTCGGCGGCATCGCATATTCTGGAAGCACGGCATCCATGACGTACACCGTGGATTCTGGTGTTACTGCATTGAGGGTTGTGAAATCGGATCTTAGCGCATTGCCAAGTGATGCAAGTGTGACAACCAATGCGGTGAGCGGAACAACCGCCACCATTGCGATAACATTTGCAACTTCATTCAGTTTTGTGGTGATAGCAGAAGGCAATTCAAACGGTCGTGAAAGCACAGCATCCGTTACGCCAAGTTCACTTAGTCTTGGTGCATTTTCGCCGAGATTAACGAGCGTCATCACGTATTCCGGAAACACGGCGAGCATGACGTACGCCGTGGCATCTGGGGTTACTGCGGTGCAAGTGCGGAATGCATCGGATAACTCGGTTGTGTCGGGTGTAACCAGTTCCGTTAATTCATTGACCGCGACAATCACCGTGCCATACAGCGCGAACATCAGCATTGTAGTGGTTGCCAATTCGTCCGGCCAGGAAAGCGCGCCATCTACCATTCTAATTGTTGGCCCAACTCGTTTCCCTGCTCCTACTTCACAGAATTCATCTATTGCACTTGTCAATAATATTTATACGACAACAACGACATGCCAAGTGGCTTCCGGCGTGACTGCAATACAAGCGAACAGTGCAAGTGCAACCACGTCTGTGTCCGGAACAACTGCAACTATTGTGTATGCAAGCGATAGCACCCCAACCTCAGTGTGCGCGCTTGGAAACGGAGCAAGTGCAACAAGCACACCAGCCAATCTCGTAGCTGCAGCATCAATTCCTAAGATACGAATTTCCGGATATGATGGAAAGGTTACCAATTCAATCACTTATAACGCAACTTTTGGTAGTTCCGGAACCGGTGCTTTCGGGTTTAATGCACCACGTGGAATTGCTCATCTATATGTCAACACTGGTACTTCTTCCGTTCCGGTAATTCGTCGGTTTCTATTTGTGTCAAACACTGGTAGTAATAACGTGAAAGTGTACAGTAACGCGTCATCAAACGCATCTAGTTTGAGTTACCATTCCGCTATCAGTTCATTCAACACTCCATCTCAAATTGCATGTTATCATAAAAATGATTCCGGTGGTGTTTCCTTGAGAATGGCAATTGCAGACTCAGGAAACCATCGGGTTGTGATATACAACTTAGTAGTTGATGCTTACGGCGTTCTAACTATTAATTTGGCGGTTGAATTAGGTTCGTACGGGTCGGGGGCTCCAAGCACTGTTGCACCACAATTTAATAATCCACAAGGTGTTGCATATAGTCGCATTGGAACGTTATATGTTGCTGACACTAACAATCACCGAATTCAAGTTGTTGATAGCAGTAATCGTTTGACGTCTACGATATTGGGAGCGTACGGAACAAATGATGGACAATTGAATTATCCAACGAGCCTTGCAGTTAATGCATTGAATAACGTGATCGTGGGATGTCAAAATGGTGTTCAGATTTTTACATCGTCTGGAACATTTGTGACCAAAATATCCACCATTGTATCTCCAAGTGTTGCGGTGGATAATGCGGGAGTTGGAAAAATCATTGTCACCAATCCGGCATTGAACCAACTACATGTATTTAGCAGTGGAGGCGTGCAGATGTTTACAATGTTTGGAGGAAGTGGTCAAACGAATGGATTATTTAATAACCCATCCGGTGTGACGGTTGACAATTATGGAAATATTTATGTGTGCGACCGCGATAACCATCGCATTCAATACTTTGAAAGCATGCAAGTTTCATTTTTTGCGCCCATGTTGTCATCGGGCATCGCATATTCAGGAACCACTGCCAGTATGAGGTACACCGTGGCCGCCGAAGCAAGTACGATGGAAGTGCGGAAAGCGTCGGACAACACGGTTATATCGGGTGCAACCTATGTCATAAATGGAACCACCGCGAACATCACGGTGCCGTTAACGACTGCAGACGCGCCGTTGAGCATCGTCGTGGTTGCCCTAACCAATCAGGGCGTCGTAAGTGCGGCATCGGCCACGCTGACATTGGTGGCACACTTCGCGCCCGCATTATCAAGTTCAGTCACGTATTCCGGAAACACGGCGAGCATGACGTACACCGTGGCCACCGGAGTGACTGGGGTGCAAGTGCGGAAAGCGTCGGACAACACGGGTATGTCGGGTGCAACCTATATCATAAATGGAACCACCGCGACCATCACGGTGCCGTTAACGGATACGGTAAATGTTGTCGTGGTTTCCCTAATTTATCAGGTCGTAAGTGCGGCATCGGTGCAGCAGACATTGGTGGCACAATTTGCCGCACCCACAATATTAAATTCAGTCACGTATTCCGGAAACACGGCGAGCATGACGTACACCGTGGCCACCGGAGTGACTGGGGTGCAAGTGCGGAATGCATCGGATAACTCGGTTATGTCGAGTGTAACAACTAGTTCCATTAATTCATTGATTGCGACCATCACGGTGACGTTAGCGAATGATGTAAATATTGTGGTGGTTGCGCAGGCCAATCCGGTCGGACGAGAAAGCGTGGCATCCGTCATTCAACCTCTTACGTTACAACCTTTTGCGTTAGCTGCATTATTGATCGCCAATGGCGATGCAATCAAATACATTGGAACTGCCAATATTGTTCCCGAGTACACCCCCTTGTTCATTCAATCCAACCCAAGAGGAAACGGCATGGAATGGTTTGCGGTTGTGTCACAAAGCATGAAAAATGCGATTTCGGAATATGCCAGTGGAACCGACGGGCCGTTTAAACCAACCCCCCAATTGCCGGCCGTTCCATGGAACAACATTGTCACAACGTTGATGACGAACATGAGCTCGTTGTTTTTTAACAGACTAACATTCAATCAACCAATTGGGTCATGGGATACATCAAACGTTACTAACATGGACTCCATGTTTCGGAATACATTGTTCAATCAAGCGATTGGCGCATGGAACACAAGCGCTGTTACGAACATGGACTCAATGTTTACCGACGCAATTGCGTTCAATCAAGCGATTGGCGCATGGAACACAAGCGCTGTTAAACACATGTTCCAAATGTTTATGGGTGCAAATGCGTTCAATCAACCGATTGGTGCATGGAACACAAGCGCTGTCACAGACATGAGTTCCATGTTTTACTCTGCAAGTGCATTCAATCAACCGATTGGTGCATGGAACACAAGTGCGGTGAACTATATGGTCACCATGTTTTACTATGCGAGTGCATTCAATCAAAATATAAGTGCATGGGTTGTAGAACAAGTGCCATTCAACAGCCACTTCAGGACAGGTTCGGCTCTTTCATATGATAATACACCGCCCAAGTTTCGCTAATCTAATCGGATGACTTAATTAACCCGGTGTTTGAAAATGTCTTTTTCATGAATTTGCAAAGCAAACGCAAACTTTAAAAATATAAAAATGTTTTTGTATATTTTTGTATAACTCAATGTTATAAGGCACTCAACAATCGCCAGATGTCAATCACTGATACATATTTTTCATATTCCGTGGTTTCCATCACGGATAAAGCACTTGCAATCACCGGCATCAACCCTTCAAATGGAGCCTATGCATTAAGCAATCCGAGTTGGGGCGCATTCCCGTCAATTCCATCCGTGTATGCCGGTTCTCATGACACGTACAATGGAGGCGGAACTCCGGCCAACGCTTTTAAAATAGTGGAAATCAGTGCAAACGCATTTGATTCCATCACCACCGCATTTGCCCAGACAACCATCACTTCCACCTTTTTGCCGGCCAATTTGAAACGCATTGGAACCCGCGCATTTGCCAATGTCAAGTTAAGCGGAACACTCACCATTCCCGCAACCATTGATTCGGTGGGTTTTCAAGCGTTTCACAACACCTTGATCACGGACATTGTGGTGGGCAGTTCGGACATTGTCACGCATTTGTCGGACTTGACATCTGCCATCAATCAAGAAATAAATAGTCGGGTTGTGGCCGACGCTTCTTTGAATTTATTGAAGGCGCCGATTGAAAGCCCAGTGTTCACGGGAACCGCCACCATTCCGAATGCCAACATGGAACTCGCCACCCTAAGCAGCGCATCCATGTCCAACGCAAAATTGAACATTGCCAATATTGCGAGCGCGTCCTTCAGCACGATCAATGTGATTGGAAACGCCGCATTTGGAGGCACCGTTTCTGCAAAAGAAGCATGGAATTTCACGGTTCAACCCAAAATCAATGATGACCTAGTGGCAACCGAATCGTATGTGAATGTTAAGATCGCATCCATCGCGGGTCCCAGTCTCGCGTCCGCAATTGAAACACTTTCAGAGTTGGCAAGCGCGATTGGAGGCAACACCAGTTTTGCAACCAACCTCATACAATCGCACGTGTCCATGGCAAGCATGCTTTCCAATGAAATCTCTGCCCGAATCGTGGCCGTTTCGGCCCTGTCCACCACATTAAGTGCGTCTGCTTCGTCTCTCACCGTGGTGGAGACGGCACTCAGCACTGGGCTATCCGCTGAAACCGTTGCGCGCAGCACTTCCGTCGCCCAACTTTCCACTGCGCTCAGCCGAGACGTGTCGTCATTGCAGAGCAACAACGCCGCCACTAGCACCGCTCTTTCCGCCGAAATTTCCACCCGATCCAGTGAGATGACGAACGCGTCCACCATTCACAGCGCGGCGGTTTCCTCTTTGCAGTTGGTGGATGCTGCGATTAGCACCGCTCTTTCCACCGAAGTCAGCGCGCGTTCTTCTGCGATTGCATCGCTCGTCCCCGTGATTGTCGCGTCGGCCGCAACATTGTCCGCAGCCGATGCAAATCTCAGCACTGCGCTTTCCACCGAAACCAGCCATCGCTTGTTGGCGGTTGCATCCGTGAGCCAAATGCAATCCGATGCGTTTTCCACACTTTCAATTGCGAATGATACCCTTTCCACTGCGCTGACCAGTGAAATCAGCGCGCGCACGGGTTCCATTTCGTCGCTTTCCGAGTCGGCATCCACCCAATCCGCGTCGCTTCAACTAATCAACACGCAATTTTCCATTGCATTGGCGACCGAAGTTGGCGCGCGCAGCAGTTCCATTTCTTCGCTTTCCACTTCAATCACCGGGTCCACGTCGTCATTCACTTCCGCGAATTCCAGCGCGTCATCCATGCTGAGCACAGAAACGTTGGTTCGCAGTGGTGCGGTGTCATCTGTGTCCGTGTCCATGCAAAATGCGGCGACATCCATTAGCACGTCCATTCTTGCGCAAAACACTGTGCTCGGCACCGAAACCACCGTGCGAAACAGCCAGATGAACTCCCTTTCAACCCAGGCATCCGCGTCCATCGCGTCGCTTTCAACCGTCAATGCCGCAGTTTCCGCCGCATTGGTGGGAGAGGTGACGAACCGAAGCACGGCCATATCTGCGGCCGTTCAAAACATTTTAAGCGGAGCACCAGCCAGATTCAACACATTGGAGAAAATTGCGCTTGAAATGACCACAAACACGAATTTAACAATCAACGCCAGCACTTTGGCCGTGGTTTCGGGGTTAAGAACAGCGGTGTCTGCCGAGATCGTTGCACGCGTGAACGCAGTTGCCTCGCTGAGCAACGCCTCCATTCCGTCGCTTTCGTCCGTGGATGCGGGGTTGATCACTGCCCTTTCCACCGAGACAGTTTCACGAATCAGCGCGGTTGCGTCTCTCTCCACCGCATTGAGCAGCGCGTCGGTTTCATTCGCTGCGGCGGATGGCACCTTCAGCGGGGCTCTGTCGGCCGAAGCGGTCAACCGCAACGGCACCATTGTCTCGGTCAGCGATGCGGTTGCATCAGTCACTGCGGCCTTAACCGCAACCGAGGCAACCCTGAGCACGGCACTTTCCACCGAAGTTTCGGCGCGTCAAAGCGGCGTTGCTTCCATTGACAACACGGCATCGCTGCCGTTTGCGTTACTGAATGGCTCCAAAACCGTAATCAGCACAGCAATCAGCGGCGAAATTTCAGCGCGCACTTCAACGGTGGCGTCCCTATCGGGTGCAATTTCCACGTCGTTGTCTGTGTTGCAGTCAACCGACGCTGCATTGAAAAGCAGCGTGTCGACACTGTCTGCCGCATTGGCACTGAAGGCCACCACCTCATTTGTGGATGGAAAAATTTCCATGCTGCTGAATGGAGCCCCTTCGCAACTGAACACGCTGGCTGAGATGGCGGCAGCCTTGGGAAACAATGCAACCTTTGCTAGTTCCATCACCGCTGCGTTGGCCACCAAGACCAACGTGAGCGCAGTGAATTCGCTCTCGCTTGAAATCGCGACAAAGGGTCAAACGTCGCAACTCAATTCTCTCGCAACCGTGGTCAGTGACAAGGCAAGTGGTGCCACATTGACGACAGTGAACAGCAGCGTGATTGTGCTGAACACCACCATGAATGCGCTGACTTCCATTATCAGCACGCTGCGAACCACTGGAGGCAGCGTGAATGCAAACTCCATCATCGTGGACGGAGTGGATATTCCCATTCTGGCCACACGAATTCAAGAATTGTATTACAAACTGGGCTCCATAAACCCGAGCTGGGGGGCCATCACCCAAGATGGGGCCATCAACTACAAATTAAATCGTCTGGCAAACCCGTCGTTGGTGAACAGCACGCTTGGGTTTGAATACGATGCCGCCGGCGCAGTCACCAAGGTGAATCACCGTGTCACTGTGAAGTTTGACAAGGATCAAAAGAGTGCGACCGTGACAGGAGGCGTGGGCAATCCAACCACGACTGTCAACAACATGGTGCTGGATGCCAGCAATAATTATGTGTTTACGATTGCATACACTGGGGGCGTCGGCCATTATGCGACAAACAAAACGTCGGCGATCATCGTCGCGTTGGAAACACCGTACAAAACGGTTCCAGAAACCGCGACGGTCACTGTTGCAGCAGCCAATGAGGCAGATGCTTCTCACACTCATGCTGCCCCCACCGTCGTCACGCCGTATGACGCCGCCGCGTGGAATTTCAGCACGGAAATTGTAACTCAGAAAATCAGTGTGAATTCGCAAATCGCAAATGCTGTCTTGAAATTTGGATTGGGCGGCTATTCCGGCACTGACATCACGATTGAAGCGGTTAGTGGTGCAAGCGCCGTTGCTGGTCAAACCAACCAGTTTGCCGTGTCGGGTGATCACACTGCAGTCGTGTTCAACGTTAAATACTTGCGCAGCTTGGTGGCGGCAACGGGTTCCAAATCAATCACAGTCACTGTGCTGGGGACTTCCAGCAAGTTGCCCAGCAACGCTCTCACTATTGCGAATGTGATCAATGATATATCGCAATTTGCCGCACCAACCTTGTCAGGCAGCGTTTCTTATTCCGGAACGGCTGATGCATACACTGTAATTGCCACTTACGGGACGGCCGCAAATGTTTCTCATGTGAAAGCAATGAAATCCGATGGCACCACCATAATCGCATCTCAGGCGGTTTCTTCTGGCTCAGTCACGCTAACATTTTCTTATGCAACTGCCGACATAACCGGTTCCAAAACGTTTTACGTTGTTGCATTGGGAAATAATTACGGAGGTGACAGCCCCCCCACAACTCTTTATGAGTTTTTGTATCCGCCACCGATTCTTAGCAATTTTAGTGTCGGGACAAAATACCGTGGTAATGCGTTTACATTGACCCAACCAACCACCACTTCAACTGTTACATACATCCCACAATCATACAGCAAATTTGTGCCAACTCTTAGCATATCAAGCACATTCAAATTGATGGTGAAACCGTCTGCGGATGGAAACACAATTGCAGTTGGAGGAATATCCGGAAACACTGCCGGAACTGTCAGAGTCTATTCAGTCAGCGGTGGCGCATGGACGCAACTCGGAGGCGACATCAATGGAAGTGTGATTGGTGGTTATGCAGGTCAATACCCGTATGAGTTTTCCATGTCGGCAGATGGAACGCGTCTGATCACCATTTCAAACGGATCAAGCAATGTGATTCTGAACATTTTCAAATATGATCCACTTAAAAGCAGTCCGCAGCCAAATTCGGCTTTGGCGAATTTTGGTCCTGCATCGTGGTCAAGGATTTCATCCATGACATTGAACAGCCAGCCGTCAAGTGCAGTGATTTCTGCGGATGGCAAATCCATCGTAGTATCCGACGTCACTCTTAGAATATATTACACAACAGACGATGGAGTGACTTGGGTGCAACGAGGCACAAGCATTGTTGATCCTACTGTAAACAACGAAAGATTTGCGAACACAATTGCCATATCCGCAAATGGACTGACGGTCGTTGCAGCGACACGGCGCAACACGGTGAGTGCTCAAGCATTGGTGTATGAGTGGAATGGCGCAGCATGGCAGTCTTCATTGCTGCATGATTTTTGGGATGGAGACGGCCATTGTGGAATTTCCAAAGATGGAACCATTGCGATAATTTTTATTGCGAGATGGGACCAAAACGGTACCACTGTTAGAAGATACACAAAGAATGTATCTGGTGTTTGGACCATTGTATCGTCTACTGCTATCGTATTTGCAACGTGGATTGACATCTCGGCAAATGGTGATATTATATTAACGTCCAGCCATAGTAATTACAAGGGTGACATCCTGGCGCATCGTTGGAATGGGTCTTCTTATGTGGCATTGATACACAACGGTGCGATAACAGATAGGGTCGGACATGTTAACCATTTTAATGCAATGCTTTCTGCTGACGGAACTAGAATTGTGGCTGGTGGAAATACAGTGGATGTTTTTGACATCAACGTCCAAAATAAATTCACTTATTCAAGCTCAAACGAAAACGTTGCAAAAATATACAACAACTTGGTAATCATGCGAAGTGATGGAGACAGTGTCATTACTGCTACTCAAACGACTGCGAGTGGAAGTGCCACCATAACAAGCACATTGAATGTATTGCCCCACTTTTTAGAACCCATGTTGTCGGGCAGCATCACATTCGCCGGTTCGGCCGGTTCATACACCGCAACAGCAACATACACAGTGGCTGCAAATGTTACTCACGTGAAGGTGTTGAACACAAATGGCACAATTCCGATTGCATCTCAGGCGGTGTCTTCGGGTTCGGTTACACTTTCCATCCCATATGTCACCAGTGATGTTCATTTTGGTTCGTTTTTGGTGATTGCAATTGCAAATTCATTCGGAGGTGACAGCGTCTCAACAACGTTGTATGAGTTTTTGTATCCGCCACCGATTCTTAGCAATTTTAGTGTGGGAGCAAAATTCCTTCGTGATTCCACGCTCACTCTAACCCAACCAACCTCCACTTCAACTGTTACATACATCCCACAATCATACAGCAAATTTGTGCCAACTCTTGGCATATCAAGCACATTAAAATTGGTGGTGAAATCGTCTGCGGATGGAAACACAATTGCAGTTGGAGGAATATCCGGAAACACTGCCGGAACTGTCAGAGTCTATTCAGTCAGCGGTGGCGCATGGGCGCAACTCGGAGGCGACATCATTGGAAGTGTGAGTGATGGTTATGCAGGTGCCTTTCCACCTGAACTTTCCATGTCGGCAGATGGAACGCGTCTGATCACCATTTCAAACACACTTGACACCAATTTCACCAATCCTGCAAGCAATGTGATTCTGAGCATTATCAAATATGATCCACTTAAAGGCAGTCCGCAGCCAAATTCGGCTTTGGCAAATTTTGGTCCTGCATCGTGGTCAAGGATTTCAACTTTGACATTGAACAGCCGGCCGTCAAGTGCAGTGATTTCTGCGGATGGCAAATCCATCGTAGTATCCGACGTCACTCTTAGAATGTATTACACAACAGACGATGGAGTGACTTGGGTGCAACGAGGCACAAGCATGGTTGATCCTACTGCAAATAACAACAGATTTGCGAAAGAAATTGCCATATCCGCAAATGGACTGACGGTCGTTGCAGCGACAGTGCGCAACACGGTGAATGCTCAAGCATTGGTGTATGAGTGGAATGGCGCAGCATGGCAGTCTTCGTTGCTGCATGATTTTGGGGATGGAAGGGATGGAACGACCTTCTGTGGAATTTCCAAAGATGGAACCCTTGCAATAACTTTCTATTCGGAACCTTGGCATAACAGGACCACTGTTAGAAGATACACCAAGAATGTGTCTGGTGTTTGGACCATTATGTCGTCACAATTATTGGTCCGCACAATACATAACATTGACATTTCGGCAAATGGTGACACGCTGGCGGTGTCTCTTGACGCCGGGTATGTAGGGGATATCCACATTTATCGTTGGAATGGGTCTTCATATATAGCAGTGATCAATAATCGGACGATTCCAGATAGGGTCGGATATTCTACCCCTTTTAATGCAATGATTTCTGCTGACGGAACTAGAATTGTGGCTGGTGGAAATACAGTGGATGTTTTTAACATCAACATCAAAAATAAATTCACTTATTCAAGCTCAGATACATCGGCTGCACCAACGCACAACAACTTGGTCATCATGAAATCCGCGGGAAACACCACCATTACTGCAACTCAAACGACTGCCACCGGAAGTGCCACCATAACTTCCGATTTGACAATTTTGAATACGGGGGTTGTTTCCACTGGCACATTGACGCTCAAATCCAGGTTCGGAGGTTATGGTAATGACAACCCCGGGTTTTATTTACCATCCGGAGTTGCAATTGATGTGTCCGGAAACATGGTGATAGTCGACGGATTAAATGCTCGTGTAAAGGTGCACAACATGGCTAACAATGCATTTATCCTGAAATTTGGATCAAATGGTGTAAGCGATGGACAATTACGTGTGAGTGCCGGACAGACACCGCGAGGAGTTGCAACATTCATGTCTGGAAACATTGTTGTCTCTGACACCCAGTCTGATCGCATGCAAGTGTTTGACAGAACTGGAGCCTTTATTCGCAAATTTGGCTCAGCTGGAACAGACGCCGGTCAATTATCCGGCCCCCGCGGGGTTGCAATTGATCACCGGAATAAAAACATCATTGTGACAGACACGGGCAACAATCGCATCCAAGTTTTTAGTGAGACGGGAACATCTATTAGAACGTTTGGCTCATTCGGCGTGGACGACGGCAACTTGAAATCTCCAAACGGTGTTGCAATTGACATTAATGGAAACATTTATGTTGCAGACTCGGGAAATAATCGCGTACAAGTTTTTAGTGAAACCGGAACATTTGTTAGAAAGTTCGGTTCAATCGGCTCTGGCAACGGACAATTAAATGTTCCATCGGCAATTGCAATGGACGCAATAGGAAAAATCATTGTGATTGATTACAACAACACTCGCATTCAGATTTTTAATAATGACGGAACATATGTGAACGGATTCAGTGGCAATGGATTGAACCAGCCAGGGTACATTGCAGTCAATGCGTCGGGAAACATAATTATTACCAATTCCAATGCCAATGAAATAATCATCATTGGATAGTTGGATTTCGTGCATCGTGTATTTTAGTGATGATTGTGATTTTTTATAGTTAAAAATAATTATAAAAATTAAATATATGCGTTAAATCCATAACCCCACAAATCAATTAACTCATGTTGATAACAAAATACAGAAGTAACCCATTCGTTCAGCGTGACGCGAACCAAACGCTGACGATACAACGAAAGGCATTTGCCAACAACTTCTCCGTCACGGTGAATGGTGTCGTTGAGCTGTCACGTTACATTGCCAGTGTTAGCGCATACGTGACTTCAGACCGTCTCATTTTAGAAGAAGCCAGTTTGGGATCGCTCAATAAAACCGCAACAATCAACTTGTTGGAAGAAAATGGCTGGGACCATCGCTGCTGCCAGCAGAAAAACATAACATCATCCAATTTTTTCACTCAGCACAAGGGGATTCCCGCCACGAAAACCGTTTCGGTTGTGCAAAGTTTAGGAAGTTCCAGCATTGCTGCCCCCAAAACAATCGCGCAACTCATGACGCAGCGATCCACGCTGTCAAGCGTTGGCAACGCGCTTCCAGTGCGCGACTTCATCGGACACATTGTGTTTTCTGACGCGTCCCCCACAACAAATGCGACAAGCGGCAAAAAGGTGATGGGCAACAATGCATTTGCCAGCTGCACGCGCTTGAAATCGGTTCGCATGTCTAGCGACAACGCGTGGAACGGGTTTTACTCAAACGGGTGCTTCAAATCGTGTTCAGCCCTCACCACCATCAACACCGTGACGAATTCCAATTCCAACATGTCCCTGAACGTGGCAGTGACGTCGCCGGTGGGAACCATGTCCGTGTCCAATGGAAGCACTGCGGTGTTTGGCACCAGCACGGTGTTCACATCCCTGCTTGTGGGTCAAATGTTGTACTCAAGTTCAACCACGAGAGAAAATGCAAAATACATCGGAACGGTGCACTCCATTCAAAGCAACACGCAACTCACCTTGTCGCGACCGGCGTCTGCTTACAGTGGATCCTTTCGGATCACCACGGAGGCCATGATTGCGGCGCACGTGACAACAATTGGACAAGAAGCGCTGCGCGGAACCAACGTTCGTGTTGTCTCATTTGAATCGCATTTGAATCCAATACTGGCTGCATCCAACAGCCAATTGCGTCACATTGGATCAAATTCATTCACAGACTGTCCCAATCTTTCAACGCTGCATTTTTCGGTGAAACAGGGCAGCGCATTGGCAAGGCTTGGATCCATGACGGACAACGTGATTCCTGCAACCACCAATGTGAGTGTCATATCATCCGATGGATGGTCAGGCAGCGCAAGACAAGTACAACTCTCCACATTGTTGAATATACCCAATTCCCAAATTGTGACAACACCCAAATTCAATTACATTCCCAGACTTGATTCAAACGTGCTGGATGTGTACAACAACCCAATGCACATTGCAACCATCTCCGGGTTTGCATGTCACGATGAACCGATCAACATTGTCAATTTGGTTGTGCCCGAATACATCACGCACAGTGATGGAATTGCTTACCAGGTGTATGACATAAATTATCCATACATTGATCAAATTGAACCAATTTCGGGACAGACAAGCCGCGTGTACGGTGCATTCAGTTCAACAAATGCAGCATTCAATGTTGCTGGGCAAGTGTCGTTGTTGACTGGAACATTGGTCCTTCCAAAAACATTAAGATTAATCGGTTCATATTCTTTTTCAGATCAGCGTTCATTGAGTGGCAGTTTGATGATTGCATGTGTGAAACTAACCAATGTGGGCACTCGTTGTTTTTACAATTCATACTCAGCTGGATCCCGATTGACAATTATTGCCAAAGTCACGCCCTTTTTGGGGGTTGATGTGTATCGTGGCACAAGTTTCAGTCCCATCATTCTTCGCTCAATGACTGCCAGTGAATTGATTCAATATGCCTTTTAGTAAAAAGGTGCAAATGTCCACGCCCAACGAATTAAGAAAGTTGTGAATGAATGAATTTAAATGAATTTGAATTTATTTAAATTTGATTGAAGGAGGGATTGAGGTGGGTCCAAATTAAATTAAGGCAATGCGACCGTGTTTCACTGGATTCCACTGGTTTTCACTGGATTCCACTTGATTTCACTGGATTCCACTGGATTTGATATTGGTTTAATGCAAATATTCAGATAAAATATAATATTTTGTGATTGTATAACCACCACTTAACAATAAGCAACAATGGGTGACAACAACAACACTGTGGTCGTGAACCAGACAACGTCCATCATTAGTGCTGGTGCATTTGCCCAATTATTCACACAGGCAATGACTAGCATTTCTTCAAATTCATTGGTTGATATAGAAGTCAACATTGGAGCCGGCAACATTGTGATTGAATCTGGAGCATTTCAGCAGGCATTGACGCTGCCAAACGGCTTGCGAATCAACAACGCCACCTTTACATTTGATCCTCTGTGTGTGCCAGATTTGGGTTCAAATTTTGCATCCAATTTGCCGGTTCGCAATCTGTCGTTGCCTGCACAAACAACCCTTCAGGCAAATGCTCTTCTAAACTTGCCAGCCTTGCTGCATCTTGATGCCAGCCAACTTGTGAATCCGGTTCCAGCGAATGGATTGAATTTGTCCAGACAGACGGCTGCACCGCTCATTGTGTCAATGCCCACAAATCCTTCCGTGACATATGCAACTGGTGCCGTTGTTCTTCCAATCTCAGCGACTGGTTCCGCAACCACGCTGGTTTTTGATGGAACGCTTCCATCTGCAAGCCAGTTGAGTGAAATGTTTGCATTGCAAGCTCAAGCGGTCGGAGGTGCAGCTGCGGCACCCATTCAAATTAGTTTGAATTATGCAAACACTTCCAATGTGACCAATGAGCAACTGCTGGCTCTTCAGTCCAGCTTGAATAACCCCGTCACTGTGCCATTCAATCAAGTTCAAAATGTCATACAAGGTGTTGCGGAAGCAACAACCATAGCAGCTGGAGGCCAGCTCACTGATGTGAATCAATTTGCCGGTGAAATGTTTGACAGCATCATCATTGCCCCCAAGGCTGCAGCGAAAGCTTTGAAACAATCCGTGATCACAACACTCAATGAGCTAGCTGTGAAGAGCAACGTGAAAAATATTCCAATTCCGGTTTCCATCAACCAATCCGGAAACGCGAATGATGATCACAATGTCATCGGTTTGGTTCCAAGAATGAAAATCAGCGTGACCAGTCTCGCTTCCACTTGGTATTATGTGATGGACAATTACATTGATCCGTCGGATACAACTCTTCCATCGGTTCCACTCATGGCAATTTTTTCAAAAGAAAATGCAGGCACCACGGTTGGCACTTTTTTCCCAGCTGTTGTTTGCAATGGTTCACTTTCCATTTCAACTGGTTCAATTGTCATTTCTGGAAAACGCACCGGCGACAACGCATACTGTCATGGTTACAACACCGTGGGTTCTGCAAATCAAGCATCAATTAATTTGTTGACGTTGACCATTGGAACAAATGAGGTTGTCAGCATCTATGACAAGAGCACAAACTCAACTGCACTCCCCATCGCAAAACTCACGTTTCCGGATGCCGACACATTTTCTCTGCAGTTCAATGCCATTGCTTCATTTGAATCATCCGATAAAAACAGTGAGAACATCGTTGGATGCATGCAAGGATACAAACCGATTGGAGCAGGCGACATCAAAATGGTGACCGATTTCACAAATGTTGCAAATAAATCCAACATAGTGTGGAACACTTTTGCAACCGAGGTTGCAAAGGTCATCGCAAGCAACAATCTCTTGGTCAATTTGTCTGATCGGATTCGCGCGCAGGTCATTCCAAATGGATTAACTGTGACTCCTGCCATCCCTGCGAATGTGAGCATTTCAAACGAGCTCACTGCCTTGAGCAAAAGTGATTTCAACATGGCTCTTTCTAATTGGAAGGCACTGCACAACAAGTTCTTCAATTCATATGACACGTATTTGACTGGATTGAATGCATATGTTGTCGCTGCACAGGCAGCGACCGCTGACGCGACCTACGTAACCACAAACACTGCATTCAATGGTTTTAAAACCGCACTTGAGGTTCCTTTGGCCAGTGTCAGAACTGCGTTGACCGAAGTTGTGGTTGCGAATGTTGCCGGTGTCAATGCCCCTCTTTACGCAAATGCGATTTCCAATTGCATCAATGCTAGGTTGAGCATTGGTGTGCGAGCATTCAAGGCATGCACTCTGCTTGACAGAACCCCCAATTTTGAATTTTTGCGAAACATCAACGCAATCAATGATGAAACGTTTTATTTTTGCAATGCGTTGAAAACCCCGATCAACATTCCAGTCAATGTGATTTCAATTGGACAAAGTGCATACTACCAATGCATTGACGCTCCGAGCATTGACATTCAAAATGCATTCGCCCTGCGAACCATTGGTGAGTCTGCATTTGAAGGCTGTTCAAAAGCCGGTGGCAATTTGGCATTTTCATCTGCAATTGGTCAACTGTCCAGTGTTGAACGCATTGGTAACAGGGCATTCCGTGACTGCGTTGCATTGACCGATCACATTTACTTCCCGCCTGGGTTGCTCTCTCTCGGTGTTTCTGCATTTGAAAATTGCACAAGTTTGAATGGCACAATCGTGTTTCCACAAAACGCCAATTTCACAATCATTCCAGACCGTGCATTTGCAAATTGCGGTGCATTGACCGGCATTTCCACCAACACTGGAAATGGAACAAGTTTGATTTACGTGACTGGGTATGGTGAAAACACTGGAAAACCAATTCCAAATGGCCTCGTCATTCCATCCAATGTCGCACAAATTGGCAATAGTGCATTTTTGCTATGCTCCAAGTTTGCAGGTGCGCTGAATTTGCAACAATCGCAACAGTCTGCGATTGCAAGCATCGGTGATTCCGCGTTCAATGGTTGTTCATCATTCACTTCTCTCATTTTGCCAACCGTGTCCACATACACCACAGTTTCATCCGAGTGTTTCAAAAATTGCTCCAAGATTGCCAACCTCGCGCTGCCGCCCAATGTTGTCCACATTTTGGACAGCTCCTTTTTGAGTTGCAACAAGATTGCAAATGTTCCCAAATTCGAGAATGTCACGTCCATTGGCAATGAAGCATTCCGTGGATGCAGCGCCATGATTGGTCCATTGGTTCTTGGCACCAGTTTGAGCGTGCTGGGAGATCGCGCGTTTTATGATTGCACATTTTTGACTTCCGCCACTTTCTTGGGACCCCCTCCACTTGGATTGAATCAGGCCACTTTGATATTTGGCATTGGGGCCGAAGCCGGAGCCAACACTCCATTTTATGTGAATGTTTTTACTGAAAATGGATGGAATGGGGGCAATCTCATAGACGCAAATGACACAATCAACATCCACAAAGGGTTCAGAGCATTGGCAATAGGCAGCAAATCAGTGGTTCAAATGTCTTACATTGATTTCAATACATACGTTCCACCGCCCCCCTCCAGAGAGATCACGATCAACAACTATCAGGCATTCAACGTGTATGCCAATCAAAATGACACCGTAAATGTGGTGGTGCCTGCTCCTGCCACCGGACACTCGTGGAATGATGTTTGCATTCCAAGCACGCTCATTGGCCCGACCCTCACTTCTGCAACGTCCAACATTAACCAAGCACCGTTGTTGCAAAATCTGATATCAACCCTCGTCACTCCCAAGGTGGATGCCGTTCAAGCTGGCGCAATTAATGCCAAATTCAGTTCAAACTCTGTAATGAATTCAATTGACGGAAGAAATTTTGAGATCAAGGTTTCCAATCCTGGAGTAGCCCATACATTGTTCAACATTGCAACACTTCCTTCAACCGGCACTGCTGGATATGGGGTGCACACTGTTGCCACTGTAGACAAATTGTATTACGCTGCCAACATCACCGACGAAGCGGTTTTGAATAACAAACCTATTTCATTGTATGTGAACTCAACTGGTGCTCTCCTTCCAAAATATGACAACAAAATCATCAATGTTGGTTCAGACGGCGTGATATCTATTGCCAACATCTCCGTGATTGGATATGGAGCCATAAATAACCCAACCGCGGTTCTCTTCACCACTGATCAGCCAACCACTGATCGCACGGGCAATGGATACACCATTCTCAAGGCGGCCGGAGTGCATGATAAATTGTACATTAACACATTGACAGCTTCGGCTGGTGCATATTACATTGCGAATGTCATTGCGGTTGGTGGAACCACTAACCCGGTTCAACCAGGGGAGGTCACTAAATACAACGGAAAGGTCGTCAATGTGATGCAAGACGGCTCAATTCACGTTCTGGTGGATCAATTGAACAGCCATTTCATTGACATTCAGGTTGCAAATAGTGCTGTTAATCCCGCCGACATGGTTGTTGGTAGCTATGCGTTAATTGTGTCCAACCCCGCAAAATCTGGTGCAAACACGAACTACCAATTGTTTCACAGACCGTCTGCCGATCCGGCTGCCGTCGCGGCATCTCATTATTACCACATTCATTCGTCAAATGTTAATGTGGATTTCAACAACCGAATGATTCTTGTTCTTCCCAATGGCGGTGTGTCCGTTGGATCGTTTGGCATGACTGGGTGCATTCAGCGATTGGAAGAGCGAGTCACTGCGCTCGTTGCGCAATCCATTCCGATTTATTCAACCAATGCTGAATTTCAAAATTTTGATTATCACGTGAACGGCGTGTTCTCAAGTGCTGAACAGAAATTACTTGATTCCGTTTTTGATTTGTCAATGAAAGTTGACACTCAAATTCAGAATCACGCACTGTTGAAGAGCCAACTTGGAACAGATTTTTCCGCAATTCAAACCGCCATCATTGGACAAACATCGCAGACCGGAATAAATTTTAAAACCGCATTTACCCAGTTGGACACATCCGCCGTTGCGTTGCAAAACGCTTGGACCAATAATTATCAACCCGCACAGGAAGATTTTGCTGTCAGTTTGGATAACCTCAATAAGTTGACATTTGGTGGCAACAATGTGGTTGGATTGAAACAAATTCAGTCCAACACATTGACCAATGACAATGGCATCAATCAATTTCGTCGCACCAGCACATTCAATCCGAATGCATTGAGTTCATCAATCAATCCAGAAAATCAACTTGTGAATGATCAAGCTTACATCACAGCCCAAGTTAACACTTTTTTGACTGAAATGTTGTTTACACAGTATGGCAATAGATTCAATGACATTGATAGATTGATCAACAGTGTTAAGACCACTGTGCTGTTCACAGTGTCTCCAACCACCGATGTTCCCGCCAAGAATTTGTTTTACAACAATCTGTCCATGCAACAAAAGATGTTGTTTGATTATGTGGCGAATGCGGTTAATATGTGGTTCAATAGCAACACTGCTGGGCCCGTTGGGGTGGCTGGAGGACAAACTAGTTGGGGTGTTGTTCCAACCAGTACTGAAGCTGGAAATAAATTGTATTCCGTGACCGCTGGAGCAACAGTGGATGCCACCAAAGCTAGCTTATTGGCTTGGGGATCTGCCAACATTGTTGCATATTTCACTAATGGAGCCGCCACCTTTTACACTCAATTCAACACCAACAATCAACCCGCATCGCTTGACAACATTCGTTCATCCCTTCAAGCATATGAAACAAACCGAAATCTATTGGCCAATAACGACGCCGTCACGTCAAACACGGTTGCCAATAGGGCTTACATTGTTGCGAGCGTGGTTAAAACCACACAACTCAATGTTTCAATAGATGCAACCGCTCAAACCGCCTTGACCACCGCGGAAAAAGGAAAATTGAGATTCAACAACGCGACTCAAACTGCTTCCACCCAATTGTACATTTCTTTTGAAGATGGGCAAGCCACTCCTGCGTCCATTAACTTGGTTGGATATTTTGATGAAATACGTCTCAGCAACGGCGTTGCATACACTGTCAAGCATGTGACTAAAACCGCGAGTTGCTACATACTGGAGGTGGCACACGTTGCTGGCACGACCGCCGCCAACGCTGATGCGGTTGTGTCGTTTGATAGGTATCAAACGGTTTCAATCCACACGCTTGGCAAGATGGCGTTAATGAACAACTATGTTTATGCCCAATATTACAACACAGTGAATGGAGTTGTGGGCATCAAGGCCGCGTTAATTCAATCAAAGGACATTTTGAAGACCAAAATGAGCGACCTTTTGACTGCGTTGAACATTGTGGATGGCAAAATCAATGAGGTTGTTCAAAAGACAAATGATTTGAACCGGTTGGAAGATTTATTGACGGCCACTCTGCATTCCACATCGGCAAGTGGAACCAGTCTTGAGTTGAATGGTGCAAACATGTTGGCACGCGAGATGGAGTTGTTTAAAATTGCATTGGCAAACACAGTGAATCCAGGTACTGCGACCACCCCAGCATTGGCTACGCGAGGCACATATGAGAGCGAATGGTTCAAAACTCGCGTTGCGGCATTTTGGGTTGCACAAAAAGAGGGAGAAACCGACGGAACCAAATTGCCAACGCCTTCAAATAGACTGAATGCATATCCCGCCATCAATGCTGCATTTGACCTTGCGCGTGATGTCATGCAAAATGCGGCAATTGATTCCTACATTGCGAATGCGCTCCCATCTCAAAACATGTCCCTCCCAATAGGCACAAGCGTGATATGCGATCAAGCACAAAAAATTGCGCAATCAATTCCAGTTCATTTGAAGGCAACCTTCTCCAAAGAAGCCCTTGCCAAGAAGATTGCTGAAAAAACATCATTGTATGTTTTTGGTCGCCAAATTGCCACCGCCGGATTGAACGGTGACGCAGCAATAGTTGCACGCAACAAATTTCAAATGGATAAGATAAAAGAGGCCGCGGATGCAATGATTCTTGCAAAGATTGCGTATGGAAATGCTTCATACAATAGATACATTGCCATAATTGACTTTGCCATTTCAAAAGGATATTATGCCGGCCTTCCGGGTCAAACTGCTTTGGTAGCGGGCAAGACAAACACTTTTCAAACCGCCATGCAACAATGGAACGTGGTCAGCAGTTCCAAAAAGAATGAGGTGTTTAACACAGTGATTGAACCATTGTTGTTTAACATGGTCTACACAAATGATGCCACTGCCACTTACGACCCAGCCACTTTCCCACTCAAAATGCAAAATGACGAAGCTGTTTCATGGTTTGGATCTGCTCAAAATGGATTTTTGAATAAAATCATTGCAAATGGTCTCGAATTTGCAAATAACACTTTGAATTACACCGCCCTGCCTTTCACTGCATATGAATTACTCGCAAACGCCATTGTCACATACAATGGAGCATCAATCACATTGACTGAGGCCAATAAAATCACACTCACTGTGAATGCAACCCCAACCACATATGAATTGATAACACAGTCAAACGCTGTGACCAGTCCAGCGGCTTTGACTCCCATTCAATACAGCGGTTTATTGCAAACATCAGTTGAAGGCACGACAATCCCAAATCCTTTCAATGTCGCTTCTGCCCGCACTGCTGTGACCGCGGTTTCGTCCACGCAATACACCATTGTCAGCATCGGATATTCTTCACTCCCCATTTCAACTTCGCAAACTCTTTCCACACTTGGATTCACAGAGGTCACCAACACAATGCAGTTCACTGTGGGGGCAAATAATGGCACTCCACTGTACCAATTCAATGCCAACAATCAATGGTTTTTCGGATACCAACAGTCATCCAATTTTACAAACTCTTGGTCAAAATTGTCTGCCACTCAAGATGCTGTGATATTCTATCCAGGCACTCAAGGCCAACCTCCCGTCAATTTAGAAAACAACATAAATGCATTGTGCGACAATGCTCAATACGTGATGATCATTGAACCCATTGTTTCATCCACTGTGAAGGCAATTTCACTTTACACATATGATGCATTTGGCATTGATTCGGGAACTCTCATTGCCATTGGAACTCTTACGCCGACTGCAGCCAACCCGATTCTATCATTGTATTCGGTCAAGGGTGCATTGCAGCAAATCGGGGGTTCTTCAACTGATGTCAATCTGGTGGGTGATTTGGTCATTCCTAGCCGGGTTAAAACAATTGGTGTTCGTGCATTTTCGGGTTCCAAAAAGATTAAGACGCTCACTTTCAGTGTGGAACAAACCAGTTCCGTTGACATTGGTTCAAACGCATTTGAACAATGCGATTTGTTGCCCGCACTCAATATGGGATCATCCATCAAGTCAATTGGCCCAAGCGCGTTTTTGAAATGCACGGGTGCCACTTCTCTCGTACTGCCTCCTCAGATCTCCCCTTTTTCGGTTGTGAACCATTGGGCATTCCTTGGATGCAAAAACATTGCAAATAACCTACCATTGAACGGAAACATTGTTCAAATCAATGTGCAAGCATTTGCCAATTGCACCAAATTGAAATGTTCCAATTTGAATGAAAATCTCCCGTCGTCATTGCAAAAGATTGGGTTGGGAGCGTTCATGCGGTGCATCGGTCTCACTGGGTCTCTCAACTTTAATAATTTGAACCAAAATGGAAAATTGGTCAGCAGCATTCGCTTGTTGGGTTCAGCTGCATTCATGGGATGCCATAACCTGAACGGCGATCTGGTTTTGCCCGACAATTCGGATTACGTCCGAGTTTTGCCTTACACATTTGCATCCATGGATGCTCCAATGTTCAATCCTTCACAGCAGCAACTTGCGGCTCCTCCGACTGACCCGGCCATCCTTCCAATGAAGTTGACCGGAAACATTGATTTTACCCTGAACAAGGTGACCTCCATTGAGCGAAATGCATTTTACAATTGCACACAAATTGAGACAATCAAGCTGTCAAACATCATCACTTCTGTGGGAAGTCAATCTTTCATGAATTGCAGTGGCATCAAAGGAAATCTCTCGATTCCGGCGTCCGTGAAATTGATTGGCAGCGAAGCCTTCAAGGGTTGCATTGGGTTGACTGGATTGAACATTGTTTCCACCACGGTTTCCCAAGTTGCAAATGATTCATTGTTGGCATTGGGAGACCGATGCTTTCAGAATTGCACATCCATCGTCAACAGCAATAGTGCAAGTGGCATGATCATTCCAAGCAGCGTCGGCACCATTGGTGACAATGTGTTCCAAGGATGCACGAGCATTGTCTCTGTGAATGTTGGTTCTGGTTTGACCAAGGCCAACTCATTTGGAAATGGTGTTTTCAGCGATTGCACCGCGCTTGAGCGCGTCACACTTGCCTTCTCATTCTTGTCCCGAGATGTTGCAGGTCAGTCTGTGGTGAAGAACGCAAATGCAGTTGCACCCCTCAATGACAGCTTTTCTGGGTGTTTTGCACTCGGTGTTCCATCTGACATTCCCGTTGGAACCATTCAAATTCAAAGTGGTGCCATTGGATGGACTCCTGGACGCTCTCCTTTCTTCAACCGGTTGACAATTGTCATCAACAACCGCAACATCACATTCTACCTGAAAGAATTTGACCAATTGGCCAAGATTAATGTGGTGGATCCAAGCACGGAACCACTGCAACAAGAAGCCATTCCTGCCACCGACGCCCAAGCCACGGTTTACATCAAAGCGTCTGACATGCGAAAGGTGTTCCTCACCAGCACAGACTCGTTTGTTAGCGTGGGGGCTGGCCAGGAAGCCAGTGACAACGGACAATTGTTTTTCGTTCGTCCAGAATTTTTTCCAAAGTTCCTCAACGTCTCCAACGCGCAAGTCGTGCAAGGTGGCATTGAAAGCTACAATGCGGCAATTTACGAGCAGTTGGTGAAGGATGATGTCATGCGTTATTACGCCATGTCTCTTTTCAATTCGGCAGACTGGGTGACTCTGTTTGCCAATGACACTGAAATAGTTGAGAACATGGTGGCGTCGTCGGGATTGATGCCAATTGTTCCGGATGGCAACACAGAAGATGACGGAAGGAATGGCTACAACACTGGTGTGCTTAACAACATCATGCGCGAATTGAACAAGGTTGCTTACAACGTTGGCACCAACCAATATTTGGTTAGGACAGACAACTATCCTTTGATTGGAACCAAATGGTTGTCTCTGCCTGACACGGTTTTGCCGGAACAAGGCAACATCGGAAAGAAACTCTTCAGCATGATCAATCGCAATGACCCGAACCGCATCAGTTCCATGGTTTTGAATGGCTCAACTCCGTCCGAGTTGCCGTTTTTGCCAGGGGATCAGTTCATTTTCATTTTCACTCTCAATGAAAACAAGGTGACATTGACACCCGGTCTTCCACCCGTGACTGTGAAGAAACGCACCTACTTGATCAAGATGATTCTCACCGATGATTTCAATACCGGAAATTCAACCTTTGTCGAACACTTCAACGCGTTGTACAAGCCCAGTCCGATCAACCGAAATATTACGCCCGTCAGTGGTGCATATGCTGCCGATTACATGTATTCCAACTACAACCTGTATTTGGCCATCAAGCCATCCGTCACCAACCAAACGGACAATTCAGTGTACAGTCGCGTCACTCAAAACACGTTTGAACCAATTGTCACGCCCGTGGATTCTCTCCCCTTCACTGGTTGGTATTACTCATACAGTCAGGCCACTCAGGCGATCAAATTGAATTTTACGCCACCTGACATTTCCACCAATCCAATCAAATACAGTGACTTGAAATACTTGTCGGCTTACGTGTACTTCCCCAATAATTGGAATTCTGTCACTGTTTTGCCCAGCATCAACAATTTTCCACAATGGGTTCTTAAATTCAACAATGGAGCAGCGAGCACATATGTCATCAGATACAAGGCTGGGTTCTTGAACACGGCTGCAGAGACTGTGAATTTTCTGGGTCAGACCGTTCCGTTTGATTACACCAACACGCACATTCAATTGCTTTGTCCATTCACCCTCCCCCAGGAGTTTATCACAACATTGACTGGAACATCGGCACCTGATGCCAATGGCGTAGTTCAACCGGGAAGTCTAAATTTGATTAATGGCACCAACATTTACAGACAAAGGGAAACAAGATATGACATTGTCAACGGTTTGCGCAGAACCAATAGCACCATTGGTCCTTTCACTTACCCACCAATTGCGCGCGGTTATCAGTGCATTCCAATGGGAACATCCTCTCCAACTGGTTTGCAAGGATTGAATCTTTCCCAATTCACTATTGACAACGTAAATGGAGTGCAATATGCCACACAATTTAACCCCAACAAGACCGTTTTAGACTTGTTGGCCGAGCTCAGTCCACCTGGAGCAGGTGTAAGCACTTTTAATTTGGAATCCGTTTCGCTTGAAATCAACATGAGCAACAATGATGGGTTTGTTCCCAACATCATTGTCAAGTCGGTGGAAGTGGTTGCAAAGAATTATGAATCTTATTACTTGGCACCTCTGGACCCCAACTAAAACCAACAATTGCAACAGGTATTTGATTTGTTTGTTGTGATTTGTTTGTTGTGGTGATTTGAAAAAATGATTTAATCGTCGTGTGCGATTAAATGATTCATTTATTGTGTGAATTGCGTTAATCCACTTCCTCCATTGCGGCGGTGGGCACGTGCGTCAACGACGACAGCCCGCGATCCGACCGATCCGGATTAAGCACCACATTTTCGGCACTGAACAACTGCTTGCGCACGTCTTCAATTGTAGTCGCTTCATCCGCATCCGCATCCACCGCAAAATCGGTTCCCTGACTTTGCGAAACGCCCACCAACTCCCCGTCCTCATTCAGTGTCTGTGTCAACTTGTTGCCGCTCTTCTCCGCCAGCCGCTTGTTCTCTTCAATCGCCTTTTGTTTGGCATCCTTCACACGCTTGTCAAACTCCGACTTCGCTTGCTCCTCGTTCTTCTTCTTGTCGCTCATCAGCTGGTTCAGCGTGTCCTCCATGTACTCCACGCGCCCGGTCTTGTACGCCTCCGGATGAAAGGGAACCCACAGCCCCACCGGGCCCACAAAAACATCGTGATTGGGATCCACCTCGCGCAGCATCTTGCAGCGCAACTCCGCCTCCTTTTGCGATGAAAACACGCCGCGCACCTTCAGGCCGCGCACCGACGTCTGAAACTCGTGCTTCGCGCCAAACTCCTCGTCCAGCCTCTCCTCGTTCTGGTCCAAAAACGTCTTGTAATCATCCAGGATGTCGGTCTTTGCAATGACCTCCTTTTCCGACTCCTTGAACTGTTGGAAATCCTCGGTCAGCTTGTCAAATTTAACGCCATACTTGTACGACACGAAGCTGAGAAACTGCAGAAACTTCTCACTGGATTTGTGGATGTCCCAGTGCTGCACGAACGCCTGGAAGAAGAAGTGCTCTCGCTGCTTAATGATGTGCTCCGGCGAAATGAACGACAAGCATGCAAACTTCTGACCCGCAATCGGCTTGTCTTCGTCCAATAAATCCACATATTTAGGATTAACTGTGCCGTCGGACAACTTTTGCAACGTAACACCCTTGGGTGGTTGCGATGAATCAGACATGAATTTGGGTTGTTGGGTTGTTGGGTTGTTGGGTTGTTGGGTTGTTGGGTTGTTGGGTTGTTGGGTTGTTGGGTTGTTGGGTTGTTGGGTTGTTGGGTTGTTGGGTTGTGCGTGTGTGGGTGCAATGTTTAATATTTCGGATTTGATTTTAAGCCCATTTTCAAACAATTGTATTAATGTGTATTAATGTGTATTAATGTGTATTAATGTGTATTAATGTGTATTAATGTGTATTAATGTGTATTAATGTGTATTAATTTTCCAATGACATCTTTATTTTTTTCTTGTTGCATTATATAATCAACATAACAAACAAATCAAAATGATTGGCGGTGTTCTGGATTTAGGCGAGTTGGTCAAACGCGCCATCAAGTATTTGGTTGAGGGTGCGCTGGTTGCCCTTGCCGCTTACGCCATCCCCCAACGCAAACTCAATCTTGATGAGATTGGCTTAATTGCTCTTGTGGCCGCTGCCACTTTTAGCATTCTGGACACCTATGTTCCCACCCTCGCCGTTTCTGCTCGCAGCGGTGCTGGTTTCGGCATCGGTGCCAACCTCGTTGGTTTTCCCGGCAATGTGCTCAAGGTTTAAAACGCATTAATCGCATTCGCATTGAATTCATTCGCGTTGAATTGAATTCAATCATAAAAAAATTGAATTAAATAATTATACACACATATTAATTACAATCCGTTCAGAACCACCCATACTTCACACCAAAAATGACCGCTGCAGCTGCTTCGGCCGCAATTTTATCAGGAAATGCCAGCGGCACAATCACTACAATATGCAAATCCCGCGCCAACATATTGAGCTTGTTGAAAACGCAAGGGTATGATGTGAGTCAATACAATAACTTTGGCATGAATGAAGTGCATGCCATGAACACAAACCGGCAGCTGGACATGCTGGTCGTGAAAGAATCTGGCCAGAAAGCCTACGTCAAATACCATTTAGGAAAACCGTTGCGCCGGGACAACATCACCGAATACGTGGATGATTTGTATCATTTGGAAAAAACGCTCAGCAAGCAAGACTCGCTCATAATCGTGATGAAGTCCGAGATGAATGACACCAACGTGGCAACCCTCAGTCAAATATGGGAACAAACCGGCATCCACATTGTGATATTCAGTCTGGATCGTTTACAGTTCAACATATTGGAGCACACCTACGTTCCCACGCACACGATTTTGACGGAGGAAGAAGCGCAACGCATGATGGCAAGGCACAACATTGCTCATCCCGACATGTTGCCCAACATTTCGCGATACGACCCGGTTGCCATGGCAATTGGCATGCGCCCGGGACAAGTGTGTCGCATTGATCGCTTCAGCAAGACTGCAGTCAGCACCCCTTATTATCGCATTTGCACGCCCAAATGAAACGAACCCATGCCCCCTCATCATAAAAATATAATTACATACATATAAGCAGTACACATCGCAATCAACAATTGTTTTTTTACATCGTTTGCAATAAAGGAAAAAAAAATGACTAATCCAAATGATATGATAACCCAAAATCAGTTGGATGACATTAAAACCCAGTTTTACGCGACCATGGAGAATTATCCCACGATGTTTGCGAATTTTAAGGCGAGTCCGAACCTCCCCAGTGCGCGAGATGCGCATGACAAAACCGATGCGGCGCTCACGTCGCTCCATCGCCGCATGTTTGCGTTTCAAGCCGCTCTAGAAAAGGCGCTCAACACAAATGAAACCGCCGCGGGCCAGCTCACCGCAGAAGGCGCGAAATTGAATGCAATGGTTGCGAGAAGAACCGCGGTTTTGAACAATAAGACTGAAATGATGACTCCACAAAGCGTGAGTGGAGGTAAGTCCATTGTTTTGGAATCATTCGTAAGCGGACTGGCATCACAACAGTTGCCGGGTTGCAGTGTGGATCCCAGCGGCAATCCGACCAACTGTCCTTGCGTGGATGCAGGGGGCAATGCGTGTTCTGCAAAATGTGGAACCAGATGCCCGGCATCGGCCATCCAACTGTCATTGGTTGCCGAAGCCCGCGACATTGAAAAACGCGAATACATTTATGCAATTTTCAGAATCGTGTATCTCGTCGTGGGCATTGCCATGGTTTCGTATTTTGTGTACCACACAGTGGGTGGTCCGGATTCCACTATATTGAAAGACGCAAAAATCAAGGCAGAACTGTTGAAACAAAACGCAGAGCAGTTGAGAACGAGGATCACGGACAAAATGTCGGGAGATGGTCAGGTTGGGCAACAAGCCCTAATCCGGCAACAAATGCAGCAACAAGAACTGATGCGGCAACAACAACAAAACATTCGCACAACGTGAACAACCAAAATGAGAGAAAATAAATAATATTTGAATAATGCAAGAATATCAATCGTACATCACCCAATACAACCAACACAACCAACACAACCAACACAACCAACACAACCAACATCGTGATAACTTGCATGAAAACAAACACATTGGTGCACGAATACAATGGCGCAGCAGCAACGGATGCCACTCTGGATGGTCAATCCATTCACATGACCTACGTGCGTCGTTCACACATGTATGAATTCATCATGCTCTTCATCATTTCCGTCATTGTCTTGAGCATCACACTGCGAAACATGGCGTCGGACACAGTCACCACGGGTGGTTACATCATTTGCTGCATTGTCCTTGTGTTATTTATCATTGCGGTGATTATGTATGTTGTTAAATTGTTGGGAGTGAACGACACGCTCGCTGCAGTGGATCCCGTGATGCGCGAACCCAGTGGTAGCGGAGGTCCCATCATTCGCATTCACTATGTTTAACATGCTTTTGTGGCATGTGGCTGTGGCAACTTCACAAATATAATATAATGATTATATTAGCACATATATTGCATATATAATCCATAATCATTGCTGCAGCTCATGCACAAGTCCAATCCAACCAAACGGGGTCAAGGACCGACGCATGATTTAGTGAATGTTCAGCAAAAGATCGCAACATTGGATCAACTCATTTCCAACTACAATCAGGTGTACCGAACGTATTTGCAGCAAGTGGAATCTGAAATGAACAAACGGCAGCAGCGCAAGTATCCCTACTCCATAAAAAATCCCAACGAATTTGGAAATGCGATCACGCCAGCAACGCCTTTTCCGTCCAACGGCACGGAAGACGCGTGTTTCAAGTCCTGCATTGACAGCAGCGATTGCGTGTATGCCCTGTATTCCAACACCGGGTGCGGCATTGATTGCAATCCCAACAAGTGCCTGCTTTACGGCGAAAAGGCGGACGGTGTCGTCCCCGTCAAAGAATTGCCGTCTTCGTTTCCCAAATGCCCCGTGTCTGGAGACGCCGACGGCACCGATGCATGGTGCAAGGTGTTCAACAATCCCGTGACAAACGCAATAATGCCGGCGCTGGTGCTGCGAAAGGGCGGCACGGATTGGCGCAGTTTGGCAGTCCAGATGCCGAAAAGCACCGCCAATCCTGCCGATGCGCCATTGTCCGTGGATTTGACTACGAACGTGCAGACATGGGGTCCAGACGCCCAATTTTCGGACGTGAATTCCGCACCATCCAATGAAATCAGCCTGCAGTTCCGTTACTTTGCAGAGTACTGGCTGCACGCTTACGGCCTGCAATCCGGAAGCACAATGGTCATTGCAGGACAAGGCCCCATCGGCACCTTCTCGTTCTCAAAATTGACCCCGGTTGGCAGTGCGCCTTCAGCGGGACCCACATCTTACATGGGCGCATTCGGAGGTCAAACCATGTCGTGGAGCAGCGACGCGCCGTCGTCGGGGGGAGCCGCAGCCGGGCAACAAACCGCGACTGTCATTGCATCCAATTCGGAATCCGCCAAATTCAATTACAATTACTCGGCGTTTGAAAAACCCGTTTGGAAGGTTGCGCCCAACATGAATGCCATGATGGGACAAATCCCTTCGCAAGCGGTCCGATTGTCGGTGCCCAGTTGGCAGTTCCTGGGGGTGCAAGACTCCGCCTCCGCGTGCCAGACCGCCGCCATGAATGATCCTGATCACGTTTACACCACCGCCACTTACTTCAATGCGTCCTATGACAACCCCAAAAATGGCAACAACGCGTTTGCTCGCGCATGCTACGGCCATGTTGCGGGGGCGCCTCCCTCCACGGTTGCAACGGCCAATGATGACGGCGCGCAGACCATGACCCCGCCGCACGGATACACCAAACTGGGTGGGAAACCCGGCATCGCCATTCTGAAAAAGTTGTATCACCTCAACCAGCAAATCATGGCACTTACGAATGAACTGAAAGTGAACACCACGCCGAAAAGCACAGCACCCGGTCCCACAACAACCCCCACTACGGAAGCATTCACGCAAAAAAATGACGCCACCAAGGATGGACCGGACGGTAAGGACGTCGGCAAACACATGGATCGCATTGAACGCCTCTCTAAAAAAATTAAGATGGACAGCATCAAATTGAACGAAACGATTGCAAAGGACCAGGATTTGGATGCGGATGAAGTGGCATCCAAACAAGCGCTGCTGTATTCCCGTGTCAAATTTGGAGTGGCCATCGTCATTGGACTCTTCATGGGTTATCTTGCGTACCGATTTTTAACAGCTGACAGTGAGTTGCCGCAAACCATTCAAGATGAATTGGGAGCGCCTCCCATTCAGATGAATGAATCATTGAGTGAAATGGACGCGAGTGCGGGTGTGGGAGACATGAACAATGAAATTTAATGTGATTTGTGCGCCAATGATTGAATTATAATATTGCAGTTTAATAATAACAACACAACCCTTCGGCATATTTAAAGCTGGAATATCTCTCTGTCATGAAATCCGGAAAACACAATCAACCCGAAACACTCTTGGGACAATCGTCGGAAGATGTGCAAGCGCTGGATCAATCTGAGAAGGAGTACAACCGAATGATCAGCCAACACGTGATGTATCACAAAATGTTGATGGACGATTTGATAAAGCTGTCGTCCGAGTCCGGTTCCGGTTCTGGTGCGGCTTTGCCCCAGCAGCTGTTGCAGCAACAAGCGAATCAATCCAATCAATCCAACATTGTTGGCGGACTGGGAACCACCGTCGGCAACATGAATGCCAACCGAGATCAACTGATGAAAACTGCAGCCAAATATGCAGGCAAATCCAGTGTAAACGCCCAAACGGTGGCACGGTTGAACAATTTCATTCACGAAAATGCGTCCACCTTGGTTAAAAAACTGGCGTCGTTGCCCAGCGAAGGGTTCACCAACCCGAGTCCGAATCCCACGCTGGATGGCGCACTGGAAGTCAGCACAATCATGAGAGAAAGTCACAAGTATGCTCTGATGATATTTGGCATTTTTGCAACCTATCTGTTGTACAAAACAACAAAGAACTTGTGAATCCGCATCTGTGAAATAATAATCACAAATATTAATATACTGTCTTATTAATAATTGTTTACTTGATTGCTTGATTCATTCGCGCGTGTTCAATGTCGGTCAACCCCAATGCATCAGCCGACACATTAAGCGAATCGCAGCAACAGTTGCTGAAAAGCGTCCAACAACTTCAAGAAGAGCAACGGGAAAACATAAGCACATTTGCAACCGCGGCGGATCAAACCGATAAAAAAAAAACATTGGACCGCATGAAACAGAATGAAACGCTGCAAACGCAGCTGCTTTCCTCATTGGGCAGGGTGGCCTTGGTCCAAACCCAAGAAGTGGACAACCGCCGGAATGCGGCAAAGGAATTGGCAATACTTGTGGAACTGGCGGAACAAGAACTGCAAGACGTGCGCGCGCGATTGGATACCATTCAAACCACGCATTCCGCAAAAAAACGCATGATTGAATTGAACACATATTATGGAAAGCGATTCATGGCGCAAGCGGGTGTCATGAAAATTTTCATTTACATGTGCATCCCCGTGCTGGTTTTTTCGGTTTTAGCAAACATGGGCCTCCTGCCCAATTACATTGCCGGGTTCATCATCATTGCAATCATTGTTGCCGGCATTGTTTACATCTATGCTGCAGTGCACGACATCAACCGCCGCGACAAAATGAACTTTGATGAATACACGTGGGAGTTTGATCCTTCGCGCGTGGGATCCGTGATTAATCCAAAAGACGCGACGAAACGGCATCGCCGCGAAAGCGGCATGGACATTGGCGGCTGCTTCAACGGCGAGTGTTGTGACAAGACCACCACCACATGGAACCCCGCATCCAAATCATGCGTGGTGCAAGACGCACAAGGCGGCGGGTCCAAGGTGAAGGGCGAAAACGTGCAAACCACGGCTGCATCGGCATCTGCTCACACGACGTCGCTCTTGGGCGACTTGAAAACCCTCTAAAACGGCAAATACTGCATGACAGAGTTGTCATATGCGGTGACCTTGAACGCGTCGTTGTAACCTTCCACATAAACGGTGTCACCGTTGTACACGTTGTCGCACCCGTATTCGTTCGTGCAGCTGCGCCCTTTCACCGAAATCGGCAGCTTGATGAAGTTGCTCTTTTCGCTGATAGTGTAGAACTGCCACTTGTCACGATTCCGAAACAACGGACGTCCCATGAGCGGCAAAATCGTTTCAGGACCGTTGATGCGCGTCAAAATGCCCACCTGACGATATGCTGCATTGGAAGTTCCCTGCGTGCTCACGTTGATTGGCATGACAGGCCCCCGAATGTCCAACGACGTGCGGTCGTCTCTGAGTGGCGGCGCGTACGGATTCAAGAGCACGTCCTCTTGCGCATTGCTCACGCCATAATTGGCGCGTGACTGAAACATGGACGGATGTGCCATCCCAGAGGTTTCGGGCATGGGCATGGGCATGGATGACGCCGATGCATGGGGGGGTCGGACAAAATACACGACGAGTGCAACCACCGCAATTGTTATCACGGTGAATGAAATGTTTTCAATGCAGAACACTCCTGGCGGACATCGTTTTGCTGGCATGCGATCAACGAGAGAAAAATCAGGATTTAAATTATAATTGTGACGGGTTTATAATTTAAATATATAAAAAATCTCTAGGATGGGGGTTTGTGTGATGGTGTGTGATCGTCATGCATTAAGAGGAAGGGTTGGGCTGCTGTGCTGCGTTTGAACCACCCATGCCAATCTTTCCGAGCAAGCCATCAATGCCCTTCATGTTGAACTTGTCCAAGAACCGTTCGGCGGTTTCAAGAAACGGTTGCATGACCTTGATGTTGTCCATCAGCATCTTCTGCTGTTTCATGACGTCTTCGGTCTGCAGCTTCATTGCACCGTTGCCTGCACCGGTGCTGATATTCTGCAACGTGTCGTGCGCCTTTTCAATTTGTGCATTGCGCTGGGCATTGTTGCCCGGAAACGGGGAGGCATCACCTTCATCATCGCTCTCATCGTTGAATTTTGCAGGAGCGAGCTTGCCGTTCATGCCCTCCTTCTTCTCTGCGCTCGTTTTTTTTGAATCGGATTTGGTGGGTTTAGGGATCGGAGTGGGACTGGCACTTGGAGCGGGACTGGCACTGGCACTTGGAGTGGCACTCGGTTTAGCGGAGGCGGCCTTTACTGCAACCTTGTCGGAATCACTGACACTGGCATTGGCATCATCCTTGTTCTGCATGCCCTCCTTGGGATTCATTCTGCTAAAATAGTTGACTTTGGACACCATGAGGAAGTTGGTCGCCAGAATGGAGATCAAAAACACGATCACCATGTTCTTCGTGAAAAATGTGCTTAAATAGGCGACAATTGCAAAGAATATGACCGCCTCAAAATTGCCCATCATCAAATATCCAACGACGTTTACAACCGCAATGACAAGCATGATGTACAAAACGTTCTTGTCGGTGGCCAGTGAAGACGCCCGGGCTTCCACAGACTTGAGTCCGCTTGAAACCGAACGAGAGATGCTTTTTAAATTTGAATTCATGAGCGCGTTTGTCTGTATTATGTTGTATGTGTATATTATTATTTATTATTATTTATTGTTCTGATGGAAACAAAAGTTATGTATGAATAAATAAAACATGTATTGTATTATAGAATAAGAGTTCATCACGCAACATGTTGAAACACACTTTGAAAACTATAAATAAAAACAAAAACAACACACGAAAGAAATCCAAATCAAAACGCGTAAATGAAATGGAAGCGGACCCAACCACGGTGTGGGGAAAGAACAAACCGCTGGAAGAATGGTGGAGGCAGTTAGCGTCCGGAAACAAGGTGGTGCTCGTTGAGAGAAATGGTGGACATAAAATGCACACCATGCCCACGGGCAAAATGGCCATCCGAAAGGCTTACAACGCGTTTGACGACGACCCCGACATTGTTGCCGTGCTTTCATCCAACATGTCGCAGGACGCCTATGAAGTGCATTTGTATCCGAAGGCAAAGGGCAAGCCCGTTGAACACGTCATCAAACATTACAAGAAATACTTCAAGTCGGCCGGACCTATGCCGCCAGACCTGGTTGCAAAAGGCATCCCGATGCAGAAAAAGGTGCTGTTGCCGGCCTAACCAAGCAAACCCGGCGACCCAAAGCAAACCCGGCGAAGCGAAGGGGGAGGAGGGGGGTTAAGGGGGGACGCATGTCCCCCTTTTTAGATGGTCGGCACGAACTCCCAGTTCAGCTCTTCGCAGATCTTCTTCCAGATTTCGTCCTGTTCAATGCGCTTCTCTCGGTCCTTCAGCATGGGAAAGTACGACAAGAACTCGCGCTGGTCCAACAGCTCGCACAGCTTATACACGGTGTAATAATAATTCAAGAAGTTGACGCGATCTTCCGGACAGAACTTGGCGTACGGCCCCTGGATCTCCATGAACAAGTTGCACAGCGTTTCTTCCAATTCGGGCGACATAACGGGCGGTTTGATGCCCAGCTTCTCCTTGATGAACGGAATGTGCTCGTAATATTTATTGTATCCCAATTTCTTCAGAATTTCCTTCGCCTTTTTATCTGTGAGCTGCGTGTGCAGATCAATTCTCTCCTTTTTAATCTGGTGCTTTATGTTTTCCAGCACGTCGGGCGGAATCTGCGTGGTTTCCTTGGCCTGGAACTGCGCCAGAATCTCCTTGAAGTGATTGATGCGCTTGTAAGCATAAAAACACGCCTCATTCGGGGGCTCTTTGTACGACGGCTTTTCGTTCTCCACCAAGTAGCTCACGTGGACGGAGCAATGATTGCACACCATGATCCCTTCATTTTCCACCGGGATCATTTCACCCGAATGACAGTATCGGCACACGTCCGTCGAAAACACATACTTGCTAATGTCAATGTAGGATGGATCCAAATTGGTCAAGTACCGCTGCACGTTGTTCTGGTTCATGCGCTTGAGCTGGTCTTCCTTGGAAACACCCCCCTCCACCCTGAAAAAATCATTGAGTATTTTGGTTTTATTATTTCCATTGCATATCTGTTGCTTGTTTTCAAAGTAATCAAAAATGATTTCATTGTTGTCCAGATAATAATTTTTGCACTTGTGTTGGTGCTCGCAAATCGTGGTCCGAAGCTCTTTAATCCGTTCCTTCAAGTCATGCCGGGTTGGATTCAAGAGCAGTTGCTGTTGCAACAGTCGCTTTTCTTTCACCAATTTAGGAATGGTTTCGGACTTTAATTTCGCAATCATTGCTTGATTCTCTCGGTGTTTGCTGTCCAACGTGACAATGCTTTTTTCATCCAGAACGATGGTTTTGTTGGTTTTGTGTTTGAACGAATTATTGGGAGGGGCCATGAAAACCAGATAACAACTATGAGGCAATGAGGGCAATGAATGTGTTGCTCATTATATATTTAATATATTATTTAGCGTATTGTTAATGATATATTATTTATCATTTTAATAATAAATTAAGGGGATTGCATTGATTCACCGGATGCAGACATTCACCAGCACCATGCTGTCCACCACGGTGTTGGCACAAATGTCATTTTTATTGAAACATTTAGAAGAGAGATGGAGCATAAAAAAACGCAATCATGTGTACATTTTGAAACAAATAAACGGATCCAAACTGAGCTATGCCTCGTCTTATTTAGACGCGCATCCAACAGTTGCATCCCAATGTCTTGAACTTAAGCAAATTCAATTACTCACATTTTTGCACAATGCGCTGGAAGACGGATGGAACATTAAGAAACATTCACGTGCTCCCAATAAATTCACATTCATGAAAAAACACAATGGGGGATGCAAAGTGTATGAAGATGATGAATATTTGACCCAATTCATAAAGAACAACCTTGTCATGGAGTGAATGTGTTGCGATGTGGCAATGAGTGCGTGGATTGGTGGTTGGTGGTTGGTGGTTGGTGGTTGGTGGTTGGTGGTTGGTGATTGGTGGTTGGTGGTTGGTGGTTGTGGGATGCAATTTTTGTTTGTAAGTTTAATTCATTTGTTTTCCCGATTTTTTTTTCTTTAGACATAGTATAACCAACAACAACAAAATGGGAGGAGGATTGATGCAGCTTGTCGCCTATGGCGCTCAAGACGTTTACTTGACTGGCAACCCCCAGATCACTTTCTGGAAGGTTTCTTATAAGCGCCACACCAACTTTGCCATGGAGTCCATTGAGCAGACTTTCAACGGCCAGGCTGACTTCGGTCGCCGTGTTACTTGCACCATTTCCCGCAACGGTGATTTGGCTTACCGCACTTACCTGCAGGTCACTCTCCCCGAGATCAACCAGCAGATGAAGTCCTCTACTCAGGACGGTGTTTATGCCCGTTGGCTTGACTTCCCCGGTGAGCAGCTCGTCTCTCAGGTTGAGGTTGAGATCGGTGGCCAGCGCATTGATCGCCAGTACGGTGATTGGATGCACATCTGGAACCAGCTCACCCTGACCGTTGACCAGCGTCCCGGCTACTACGCCATGGTCGGCAACACCACCCAGCTGACTTACATCACTGACCCCTCTTTTAACGATGTTGATGGCCCTTGCCAGGCCACCGCCCCCCGCCAGGTTTGCGCTCCCCGCAACGCCCTCCCCGAGACCACCCTCTACGTGCCCTTCCAGTTCTGGTACTGCCGTAACCCCGGTCTCGCCCTCCCCCTCATCGCTCTTCAGTACCACGAGGTCAAGATCAACCTTGACATCCGCCCCATTGACGAGTGCTTGTGGGCCGTCGGCTCCCTGGCCTGCGGCGCCGGCGCCCGCACCTCCGCCGGTGGCAAGGTCGTCACCGCTTACAACCAGTCCCTCGTTGCCGCCTCCCTCTATGTTGACTACGTCTTCCTGGACACCGACGAGCGCAGGCGCATGGCCCAGAACCCCCACGAGTACCTCATTGAACAGCTCCAGTTCACCGGTGACGAGTCCGTCGGTTCCTCCTCCAACAAGATCAAGCTCAACTTCAACCACCCCGTCAAGGAGCTCATCTGGGTTGTCCAGCCCGACAGCAACGTTGACTACTGCTCCTCCCTGGAGTGCGGTCAGCTCCTCTACAACCTCCTCGGTGCCCAGCCCTTCAACTACACCGACGCCGTTGATGCCCTCCCCAACGCCATCCACTCCTTCGGCGGCAAGGAAGCCACCGCCCTCACCACCCAGTCCTTCATCAACGACAACATGTTCAACGATGCCGGTGCCATTGACCAGTCCGGACCCGGCTGGTGGCAGGGACCCGCCGCTGGTGTCAGTGGCGGCCCTGGCACTGGTGCCGTCTGGCTCACTGCTCCCAACTTTGCCGGCGCCGGCGGCGTGGACTACCAGAACGCACAGGTCGGCCAACTTGAGAACTCCGGTGTCTCCGATGCCGGCGCCTTCGTCCTCGCCGAGACCGCCCTCCTCCTCCACTGCTGGGGCAACAACCCCGTCGTCACCGCTAAGCTCCAGCTTAACGGCCAGGACCGCTTCTCTGAGCGTGAGGGTTCCTACTTCGACACCGTGCAGCCCTACCAGCACCACACCGCCACTCCCGACACCGGTATCAACGTTTACTCGTTTGCCCTTCGCCCCGAAGAGCACCAACCCAGCGGCAGTTGCAACTTCTCTCGCATTGACAACGCTACTCTCCAGCTTGTTCTCTCCAACGCTACCGTTGAGGGTGTCAAGACTGCCAAGGTTCGCGTCTATGCTACCAACTACAACGTTCTCCGTGTCATGAGTGGCATGGGAGGCCTTGAAGCTGCATGCTTAGCACTGATGATGATCGTGCTAGCTGTGAACAAGGGCCGAAAAGCAGTATGCCATGGTAAAGTGAGCTCTTACCTTGGAAAACCATTTATGTCCTCACCATCATCTGCCTTGATGATTTGACTAACTGCTAGTGATTCCGACTTGTTGCCGTCGGAGTTGCAACACATCTTGTTGTTCGGGAAACCCCTTAGAGCCTTTTCTACCAAGCTCATCTCCGAAAGGAATGAGTGGCCAAGAGTAATGAACTTGGGTACGGTAATAATGAAAAGGATTGGGCAATCCGCATGCTCACTACCTAAAGACGATAGTAATACGCTAGTCAACGGTAGGGCGTCAGAGACTGAACGGATGTGGGTCGTTAATGAAGGTTTAAGCAACCTGAAACGGCTTAAGATACAGTCCTCCCTCTAGGGAAACTTAGGGGAATAAGAGTGCTTACAGCAATTAAATTGCATGGCGCTTCACAAAATATAAAAATTCATGTTATCTATTTGATAATATGAACAGTCAAGGGCGTGCATAGTATGCACACCCTTTTTAATGTATGTGCAAAGGGTGTTCATACTATGTACTCCCTTTGCATATCATCGGTGGTGTCATTGTTGTTACCTATGGATATCACAAAAAAAAACAAACCAAAATCGTTTTATCATTTCAGTTTCAATTTCTCAGTAATTGCAGAATGAATTTTTCCAATCAATTCAAACACGTTGAACTGCGGGTCAAATGGGTTAAACCGAATAAATTCGCAATGTATTTTTTGTTTTAACACAGTTTCTCTCATTTCGTCCTTTGTTTTATTTGTTTCAATCATGTGGTGTAATTCGTCGCATTCAACTGCAATATTATAATCTATGAAATACAAATCAATTCTATATTTTTCACACATATGCTGTCTCTTCACATTTTCCCCCTTAAATGCATCCATTATATTTATCATTATGTCATTTTCAATTGACGGGAACCATTTTCTTACACTATAAATTCCCATTAATTCAACTAGCTTAATTGCTTCATCACTTCTTGATGAAAATAATAATTTTTCCAATCCTTTGTGTGATAGATATACGTAATTTTGATGTTTTCTAATATTGTTCGTAGAATCAGAATCGCAAACAATGTAATGTTTTTCGGTGCAATCATATTTCACAATTGATGCCCTAATATTTGTTATTTTCAAAATACATCCAATGTCCGATGCTCTATATGATGTATATGGAATGATTTGTTTGAATTCAACATTCAATGTTGGATATTCGGATTTAATCCGCCTTGCACATTCATGTTCGTTTTCCATTGCTGAGTATTACATGTGAACCATTTTTAATATGTAAATTCAGTTTTATTCAATATTTTTTTTTAATTTATCAACACAATGTAATGTCAAATGCAATACATTGTTCCCTTAAAAATCGCATGTGCGCTCCTGGTTCTAATTCTCATTTCGGCTGTAATTCAAAACCGTTTCGTCGGTGCTGAGCAAAATCAAGACAATGCATCTAACCCCATTGTGTCCACGCCGTTCAAAAACGTATTTGACGATCAAGGCGCCCCCTTGAATGTTATTCTGATTGCGGCCCCCTTTCGCACCGTGGAGGACGAGCAGGCGTACGAATTATATAAGAGCCAGGGGCTCTCCTTTTGCGGCATATCCAGCTACATCAATTTCCCCGGCCACATTGAGAACCCGCACGAGGACCGCTTCCACGAGGAGCGCGGGCACGACTATCCCGCCATGGTGTCGGCCTGGCTGCACTGTTTTAGGGACCCGCCCACCAATTTGCGGAAGTCGGGGCTGCCGCTCATGCTGCTTGCCGAGTCGGATTTGAAGGACGCCGATGCGTACAAGCCCGACCCCACGATTGCCAAGGAATACGACTTCATGTACGTGTGCCTGCAGGACAACGACAAGTGCGAGCCCGGGTGGCAGTCGTACAATCGGAACTGGGACTTGGCCAAGCAGTGCCTGGAAATCATGTGCGGTGAGTTCGGCTTAAGCGGCGTGCTGGTCGGGCGTACCAACTGCGAGTTCACAAAGAAGTGCAACGGCATCGTCAAGGTCGTCCCGTTCCTGGAATTTGACGCATTCCAAAAAGAGATGCAGAAGTGCCGCTTCCTGTTTGTGCCGAACATTGCCGACGCCTCGCCGCGCGTCATCACGGAGGCCATTTGTTACGACATGCCCGTGCTCGTGAATCGCAACATCCTGGGCGGCTGGCACTACGTGGAGCCCGGCGTCACGGGCGAGTTCTTCACGAGTAAAAATGATGTCAGGCCAGCCCTGCGCAGCTTAACAACCCGCATGAATGCGTATGCGCCCCGGCGACACTTCATGCGGCACCACGGCAAGCACCGCGCCGGCCGCCGCCTGGCCGCATTTCTGAAGCGGAATTACCCGGGCCTGAACAACAAGCGCATGAAATACGCCACCATCACGATTTAGGTGGAGAACCTACGGTTCCCCACACCCCTCCCTGGTGTTGTGAAATTTTTGGGATACCCATAAATGTTATTTTAAAAGTATTTAAAACCACGTTGAATTAAATCAAATAATAAAAAAAAAATTGAAAGGTTGTCCATTTTTGTCAACTTTTCAACAGTTTCAAGACAGTACAAACAACCGACCTACGCATACAATGATTCGCTCAATGCAATCCGCTCCTGCTCCTGCTCCTGCTGCTCCTGGCAAGAATGCCGGCAAAAACAAGAAAAAGCGTGCCAACAAGAAGAGGCGTGCGGCGGCCAAGGCAGGCTCTGTCTCTGGCTCTGCAACCATGACATCGCAACTCGGCGCCGGTCGCGCCACAGTTCCCCAGTGGTGCAAAATTGACATTGACCAGGTGGCAAACCACGCCGGTGGGTTTGTGTGGAAGTTGACCGACATGGAGCACGCCCGGCGCTACTTGATCATGGGCGCCAAGGACAATGGCAACTTCTACCAGACCAGCGAACAAGTGTCAACCGAGTGCAACACGTCCATTATTCGCGTGATTCGCAGCAAAAATCCCGACGATTTCAAGCAGTTGTGCGCAATGATTGAGGACATCTCGGTCAGAGGGCTAGCTGCGCGCCAAGAGCCGACGCTGCTCACTCTCGCGGCAGCCATCGCGTTTGCCCCCACGGCAGAGAAAAAGGCAGCGGCGCTTGCGATGGTTCCCAACTGCGTGCGCATTCCGACGCATGCGTTCATGCTGGCCGGCTACGTCTCGGACTTGTCGCAGTGCAAGCCTGGTAAGGAGAAGGGCAAGGGCTGGGGGAGCGGCTTCCGCAGAGCACTCAGCCAGTACTACACCAGCCGTCGTGGTCTGGAGCTGGCAATGGCACTCACCAAGTACAAGAACCGTGAAGGATGGCGGCATGAAGATTTGCTGCGCATGTTGCACGTCAATCCGGCTGCACTGAAGGACGACGGTGCGCGTCTGGTGTTCAAGTACGTGTTTGCCTGTGCCAGGGGGGAGAAGGAGTTCATTTGCAAACTGTTGGCCGACATTGCCACCGCAAAAACGCATGAACGGGCCATGCAGCTGCTGAACACGCCCATTCCCAAGCAGAGTGCCAAGCCGAGTAGTGCCAAGAAACAGGTTGCGTCCAAGTCCGAGTCCAAATCCAAATCCAACGGAATTGTCGCGGGATTCAAGTCGGTGATTCAAACCGTGTTCTTCAAGGCACAGGCAACCGCACAGGCAACTCCAGTGCAAAGAAAGACCGAAATCCGGTTCACCCCCGCGAATTCAAGCGATGTTTCAAGTGTTGAGATTGCGACCTCAGCGTTTCAGTGGAAGCGCATGTTCATGAACCGGGTTCCAACTGGCGGGTTCATGATTTCGTTGCCATTTCCACCCGGAACGCACGACTTCAAGTTCATCGTGGGCGGGGTGTGGCAGTGTGACCCCAGCAAGCCGATTCACAAGACGGGCGAGCATGAAAACAACTACATTGTGATAAGCGAAGCGCAACAAGAACCAATCCAAGAAGACCAGTTGACGGCATCCACGCCCGTTTCGCGCGACCTCATTGACACCGCCGTCTACTTGAAATCAATCATGGAGATTGAAGCCTGTACCACGAGTGTGGCCGATCTCTACAAGGCCCTCAAGTTGGTGCGGGACCACGGCCTGGTGCGCGAGCAGATTCCCACGCATTTGCTGAACAGTTCCGACGTTTGGACCGAGCTGTTGAAGTCAAAAGGCGCCAACGGCAAGCAGAACGGAATGCCGCTGGAGGCCCTCATGCGCAACCTGGGGAAGTTGTCGTCGCTGCCCAATTTCATGCCGACAAACACGGAGTTCATCTGCGCGCGACTTTCGTCCGATGAGGACATTCAAAAGTCGCGCATTCACCCGTTCAAGGCGTTGATTGCGTCCAAAATCTACGGTATGGGAAAGGCATTGAAGGGCGCGCTGGCCTGGACGGTGTCGCCGCGAGTGCACGACCAACTCACGACCACGTTCATGCGTTCGTTCAAAAACGTGGCACCCACTGGAAGGCGCTACATGGCCGCGCTGGACGTGAGCGGCAGCATGTCGGTGGCATGCATGGGTTGTCCCGCCATCAGCTGCAGGCAGGCATCCGCCGCGCTGGCGCACATACTCTACGAAACCGAACCCCATGTCTACGTGCGCGGCTTCACTTCATCAACGACATCGGGCTACAGTATTAGTTCAAGACCTGTTTCACCAGACGATGGGTTCCGCAACTTTGACCATCTGGTGAGACGCGGCATGACGCTGGATCAATTCATTCGGGCAACCGATGCACCATACGGCGCCACCGACTGCTCACTCCCCATGCTCCGCGCCATTGACGAAAATCTGGACGTGGATGTGTTCATCATCATGACGGACAACGAGACATTCGCCGGCAAAGTGCATCCCCAAGTTGCGCTGGAGAACTACCGCAAGCACGCGAACAAGCCCGACGCGAAGCTGATTGTGGTGGGAATGACCGCGAATTCTCTGACGATCGCCGACCCGAACGACCGCAACACGTTGAACTTGGCGGGGTTTGACGCGTCAATGCCGGAAATCATCGCCATGTTCGTGCGCGGGGAACTCTAGTCAGGGAACTACGTTCCCCGAACCCCTCCTTTGCGTCCCGTAAACCCTCATCCGAACCTTTCCCTTTCCCTCTCGTGGCATTAAATAAAAACAAAAACAAAAGAGGATAAGCCCTTTTTTTTTTGATAAAAACCGTAAAGTGCAAAGCAATTAAAACAAAGACGCAATGAATAAATAATCCCATTAATTCATGCCACAAGCCACAATCACGTTTTATGACAATCGCGGTCGCGTGGAAACCGCGAACATGCATGCTGTCGTGTTCAGCGACGGGGTTAAACGCTTCATTTGCACACACACACATGTGCCGGATGCATACTTGCCCAAGGACGTTTATCACGTCAACGATGAAACGAATGAATACACTAAGGTCGGCACATACACAACGACCGAAACAAAATCAACGCAATGGTACAATGCGCGCACCAATGCATGGGAAGGAACTCCAGGAGAAACACTGTATCATTTTGACAAAGCCAAGTGAACCAACAATGCATCGCACAAATACCATACCATGGCCGAAGTAAGATTCTTCAAGCGAAATGCGCCCGACGAAACCAACCGGAAATTTTTATTATCATTGCAATGTATAAACCCACAAAATGCACACACGCGAACGTGTGAAAGAATTTTTTGGTTCTACATTTAATACAAAAAATGCTTTTGGTTCGGATGAATATGAAATAACGCATGGTGGCATTAGATGTTTAAATTTTGAATTCATAATTGAACCAAGCCGAGAAAAAATGCCATTCATTAAAATTGAAAATAAACCTAAGCCCCGAATATTGAAGGTTTCAAGACTGGCCAAATGCAACGGTGTCAATGGTGATTCATTGTTGAAAATGATTGACCAATTGGCAGCATCCATTCCATTTGTGGAATATATAACATTGACCGATCGTGCGCACGTAATGATATGTGGCGTGGACATCAATTTAGCTCATCTAAAAATTTTAACGACTGGAACATCATGGTACAATCGGTTTGGTTATAAGTCGTCCGATCATCATGACAATGTATCACATAATGCAGTTGTCATAAATGAAACGATGGACAATGCGCTTGAACGCGCAAAACGTCTCGTCGATTTTGAAAGATCAATTGAAATTCCTAGAAAAGAATTATTCAATGACTTACCAATGACAATGCCAGTAAAAAATTATGTACAAGCGGTTTTGGATTCGGTTCGTCATTTTCCTGAAACGAAGGAGAAGTGCACATCAAAACAAACCAAAATGTCATTATTCTTAAAAAGTTTAATTTATCATTTGAGCGACAATTTGAGATACAATTGGGATTTAATGAAAATTGTTGAACGGGATTCAAATGCAGCTTCGCCAAGAGCAGCTTCGCCAAGAGCAGCTTCGCCAAGAGCAGCTTCGCCAAGATCGCCAAGAGCAGCTTCCACAAGAGCAGCTTCGCCCAATGCTTCAAGATCATCTTCCACAAGATCGCCAAGAGCTGGTGGAAAGCGCAAACGCAGTTGCAAGCGCAACAAATGCAAACACAATAAACGAATCACCAAGCGAAAATGAAGGGGATGGGAATTATGCATTTCGATAAGCCGGAACGATGGTGGAACCCACCACGATTTGCCGGTTTCCGCCGCTGCTCGTCAATGCAGATCCGCCACCGGATTTGAACCCGCTGTTCAAAGCGCCTTTTTTTGGTGGAGCCGTGCATCCACCCGCACGACACCGCTGCAGTCGCGTGTTTCGGATAGTATTATCATTGCTCCTAAATGAAAGCGGGACCCCGTTGGCGTTGACGGAGGATTGACCAATTGCATTGTTGCGTTTTCTCTCAATGTATAGTTCGGTGTCATGGTTTTGGGTGGCCCATTTTTTGGATCCGCCTTGGCAGTATGCGCTGTTTGCAGTACTTGCATAATTTGCCCCGCCCAAAGTGCGCAGATACACGGCGCGTCCCATTGCAAAATCGTTGCCGCCGTCGCTCGGGTAAAACTTGGCGGGCATGGACGACGGGGCCGACAGGACCGCGTTGTTGCCGGCTTGCTTAATCAGGATGCTTTGATCAGGTGGTCCGGTGAAACGAGGTGCAAGCGCGGGTATAGGATAGTAGGCGAATTTCACCATCGGGAGTGCACGTGATTATATAAATTGTTTAATGGGCAATTAATATAATAAAATGTTTTATTTTTTGGTTGGTGTGCCTTTTAAAACCGGCGCACTCGTCGCCACGCGCTTTGGGAGGCGTTGCTTGCGTCCCCGCCGAACGATTTGTCGTTGTACGTGCGATTGATGGCTTGGTTCTTCTTAAATGTGGTGTAATCGGACCCGTCATACACGTATTTCACGTTGCAAGTGGATGAAGGGATGCCGGTGCCGTCATTGGTTGACTGCACGTGCCCCGCAAACATCTTAAAAGAACCAACTGATGAGCTGCGCACCACGCCCTGCACTTGATCCGACCCGCCCGACACATAATTTTGACGTCCTAAATAATCGCCCGCGTTGTTCACCAACCGAAACGGGGTGGTCACGGGTTTGCGCCCGTTGACGACACCCGACGCATATTGCCCATTCCATGCCTGCCTGAGCAAAAGGCGGTCCATGCTGCGTTCATTTCCGCCCTCCATGCCGCTGCCACCGTGCGTGCCCGCACCGCCACCCAGCAGCGCGGGTGAGTATCCGTTGTAGCCGCCACCCAAATTGCTGGGCTGGCTGTTCGGGGACACAAACGAGTTCGGGTTCTGAGTCACGCCCGACATGGCGGAAGAGTAACCGATTGACGTCGACATAATGTGATAAAGTTCGTGGGTTGTTTAATATAATATGACACGATATAAAAAAATGTATTCATTGCATAAGTTTACCAAACGCCCACTCAGTTAGAACAGATTAACCTTAATAATACATTTTAATGATTTTCAACAGTTCATTGTTTTCATCATTTTCAATCCGTTCAATCTGTATTTGAATTTCCTGCATGAGACGAGCCAATTTGTCCACCATGTCTACACCCTTTCCGTCTGGATTGAATCGTATGAATATCCATTTTCCACTGTGTATCATATAGAGGTCATCATAACGAATGTCTTCATCTTTGGGGTCATAACCAGTATGACCAAATTCATCAGTTTCAATTGCTAAAACAGTATTACCAATTTGTTTCCGATGATCAATGCGTCGCCGATGGGTGCAATCGCAGTGTCCTGTGTACAATGGTTTATCATGAATAAATCCTTCAAATATTGCATTAATTGCATTACGCACTCGGATTTCTTTCGTGCGTGTGTAAATGACTTTGCTTCGTTCATCGTTGGGAAACAAATGCTTGAAACAGGTTGCACAATATCCATCATATACGGTTGAACCACCGCGCGAATCTGGCCAAGTTATACAATTTGGACAACGTAATCCGCCGCCATGATTAACACATTTATCGGTTTTGTTTCGGGCACTTTTGGTGCAACCTGGTTCAACACAACGTGCGCCGCCGCCATGTGATTTGCATTTATCGGTTTTGCCTTGGGCACTTTTGGTGCAACCTGGTTCAACACAACGTAATCCGCCGCCATGTTCAATGCATTTATCGGTTTTGCCTCGGGCACTTTTGGTGCAACCTGGTTCAACACAACGTAATCCGCCGCCATGTTCAACGCATTTATCGGTTTTGCCAACGGCACTTTTGGTGCAACCTGGTTCAACACAACGTGCGCCGCCGCCATGTGATTTGCATTTATCAGTTGGACTTACGGCACTTTTGGTGCAACCTGGTTCAATACAACGTAATCCGCCGCCATGTTCAACGCATTTATCGGTTTTGCCAACGGCACTTTTGGTGCAACCTGGTTCAACACAACGTGCGCCGCCGCCATGTAATTTGCATTTATCGGTTTTGCCTTGGGCACTTTTGGTGCAACCTGGTTCAACACAACGTAATCCGCCGCCATGTTCAATGCATTTATCGGTTTTGCCTCGGGCACTTTTGGTGCAACCTGGTTCAACACAACGTAATCCACCGCCATGTGATTTGCATTTATCGGTTTTGCCTGCGGCACTTTTGGTGCAACCTGGTTCAATACAACGTGCACCGCCACCATGTTCAATGCATTTATCGGTTTTGCCTTGGGCACTTTTACTACAACCTGGTTCAACACAGCGTTTTGATTTTCGTGGCATTTATGTGCATTATAATATTGATAAGGTTTTAATTCAATTTTAAATGCTAATGAACGAATCAAAAAACCAAAAAGGTTCAATGTTATTGATATTTAGCAGCCATGGCGCACCATTGGTCAACACTTTTGCAAACTCTAACACAACAAATGAGAGAAAAATTCAATATACATTCTAATATACATTCATATTCATAATCACAACCCGTTCATTCGGTCATAATGCGCGGCGCAATGTTCATGGTTTGCAGTTCTTGAAACAGCAGCTTGCACGCATATGGAATTTCAACATACGCGAATTCGGTACGGTTCTCGCACATGTGGCAGCAGTGTATGCCCATCTTGTCATTCACAGCGGCAATCATACCACACCGTTTGCAGACATACACTTGGTACTTGTCCGACGAATCGTACATGCGCCCGCGGGTGAATCGGCACGCCCCGTGCGCCACCATGCTGTCGCGCTCCATTTCGCCAAACCGGTGTCCACCATCCCGGCTACGTCCCTCCGCTGGCTGCCGCGTCAAATTCACCATCGGCCCAATGGACCGGCTGTGCTGCTTGTCGTTCACCATGTGCTTCAGGCGCTGGTAAAACGCGGGGCCGATGAACACGCTCGTCTCAATCTGCTCCCCCGTGAGCCCGTTGTACATCAGCTGATTGCCATTGCATTCATAACCCAGTTTCAACAATTCTCGCCGAATGGTTTCAATTTCCAGTTCACCAAACGACGTTCCGTCTCCGAACAAGCCCAGTTCCACCAACACCATGCCCAGCAACGTCTCTTTCAGTTGACCAATCGTCATGCGCGACGGAATGGCGTGCGGGTTAATAATGATGTCCGGCCGTAATCCCTGCGCCGTGAACGGCATGTCGCGCTCCGGAATGATGTTGCCCAGCGTGCCTTTCTGCCCGTGACGCGAGCTGAATTTGTCGCCCATAACCGGTTTGCGCAGTGTGCGCACCTTCACTTTGCAAATGCAGTACCCCTCCCCGTTCCGCTCCAAGAAGTTCCGGTCAATGTAGGATTCCTCGTGTGTCCGATACGCGCGACTCTGGTCCTCAAACTTCAACAATTTGGTGGGATCATTCCGGTTGATCGGCACCACCTTTGCAATGATGATGTCGCGGTTCTCCACCAGCGTGTTTTCCGGCATGACCCCCTTGGCATTCACTTTTTCGTAGTTCCCGAACTTCATGCCCTTCGTTTTTGCAGGGTCGGGTTTGCAGCGCACCTCTTCGTCACCGTTGATCTTCTTGTCCTCGTCCTTCTCGGTGTGGTAAATCACCGTCTGAAAGAGGCCGCGGTCAATGGAGCCCTGGTTCATCAACACGCTGTCCTCTTGGTTGTAGCCCGTGTGCGTCATGATCGCCACAATGACGGGCCCCCCCGACGGAATCTTGTCCAGCTTGATCATCCCCATGACGCGCGTGTCCACTAAAGGACGCGCCGGATACGTCATAACGTACGCAGTCTTGTCCATGCGCTTGTCAAAATTCGTGACGTACATGCCCATCGCCTGCTTGGCCATCGCGGACTGGTACGTGTTCCTCGGCGACTGGTTGTGCTCCGGAAACGGAATGCAGGACGCAATCACACCGAAAATGGTACTGGGATGAATCTCGCAATGCGTGTACCTGTATTTGAACGCGTCGTCTCGGGGCAAATGCAAGTCCGACGGCTTCATGGCAATCATGCTGAAATTCTGCTCCTCCGGATCAATGTATTCAACCACCGCATCCGGGATCCGAAAATCCGTGAGCAGATCGTCCCAACACAGCTCCTTGTTTCGCAGCCGCTGAATGATGTCTTTTGTGATATAGAGACCGCCCGTTTTCGCATTCACGCGCAGCACAGGACGCGTGATTCGCCCCGCATCCGTGCAAATCCTGATTTCCTGTGTCCTGTAATTGAACACAACCGATGTGTAAATGTTGATGATTCCGCGCGTTTTTTTGTCTTTGAAATCATTGTACAGACGCTGGGCATCAATTGCGTTTCCGATCCAAGCCCCATTCACAAACACCTTGACATGTTCCCGCATTTGCGAGTGCATCTGTGCGTGCGTGGCACTTTCCAATGGAATAATGTGTGACTGTATTTGATCCCGAATGGTTTCAGAGTTGCTGATTGTGGTGATGTGCGTCATATAGCTGATGTTCTTCACCACCCCCACGCTGCCACCTTCGGGCGTCTCGGCAGGACACAGAAACCCCCATGTGGTGTTGTGTAGCTTGCGCGGCGGAATGAGCTTGCCGCTCTTGTCAATCGGCGTGTTGATGCGCCGCAAATGGCTTAAACTGGAGATGTACGTCAACCGATTCAATACTTGCGCAACGCCCACCTTCGTGGAGCTGACATTTTTTATGCCGAAGTCACCAGTTGACAACGCCTTCTTGAGACCATTTTCAATTGTGGACGACTTGATGATTTTGTACACATTGGTGCTGTTCACAATGCTCAAATAGTCGTCCGTGGATCGCCATGACCCCGTGTTGATCTCGCGAATCACCAGTTTCGTCATGTCCTTCACAACCTTGTTGAAATAATTGCGAAACAAGTTATTCAGAAGCGCGCCGGTCGTGTCCACTCGCTTGTTCACGTACGAATCGCGATCGTCTTGCCGCGACGCATCCCCGCTGATGCTCGCTCCAATCAACCGGTTTGCCATGTATCCCAAGAAATGCAACCGTTGCGTTTTGGTGCTGCAATGCGGAAACAAATCATTGTTCAAAATGTCGGTGGCAAATTCGCGTTTTTTTCGCGCGCCGGCTTCCTTGTCCACATTCATTGGAGTGTACATGACGTGACTGGTTATAACTTTGATCGCGTCCTCTTGTGTCAGCACCATGTTGGCATCAATGATGGATCCCTGAAGCGCTTCCAATGCAGCCGGATCGTTGTTCAAATCCAACAAAATGAGTTCGCAAATGTTTTTGTCGGTGATGATGCCCAGCGCTCTGAACACGACAAACAGGGGAAGCGGCTGTTTAATGCGCGGAATTTGCACGTACATCGGGTATCCGAACCCGTTGTGTTTGTTTGCAATCATCATGTTGATCTGCTTAGGCGAAATGCACTTGAAATCCGGCACTGACTTGATTTCCGCCAACCAATTCCATTTGGTGTTGCCCTTGGAAACATTGAAGCAGTACACCCGGTTTTCTGCCGCGCGCTCCTGACCAAGAACCGTTTTTTCGCTCCCGTGCATGATGAAGTAACCTCCCGCATCGTGTTTGCATTCGCCAGTTTCTTGATGGCTCACATGTTGGCACTGTTTCAAAACACAAATGCCGGATTTCAACATGATGGGCAGTTTTCCAATCGGGATTTTGGGCAGAACCTTGTGATGGTGTTGCACGTTTTCCAAGTCGTTCCCAGTGCGAACGATGATTTGTATTTTCACGTCCATCATCATGGACGATGCGTATGTAAAATTCCGCAGCCGTGCCTCCTGTGGGAACATCAGTTTGGTGGACCCATTGTTTTCGTGAATTTGTGGACGATACAAGTTGAAGTGTTTGAACTCCACAATCATTTCCAGTCGGTGTTTTTTGGCAACGCGGTCATAGTCTTGTTCCGATGCAATGTGCACTGGATTGAACATTTCAATGGTGCGTTCAAGTTGACTGTACACGAGATCATTGTACGATTCCAACTGGTGTCGCACGAGCCGCTCCAAATGGGAGTTTTCAAAATACGACCCGATCATGTCCCACGGCTCCTCCACGTATTGGCCGATGGCGGCATCCAGTTCTTTGCGAATGTGTTCTGAATCTTGAGTTGGGATTGACATTGATGTTGTTGTGGATGCTGTCGCAATGAGATATGATGATCGTTTGATTGGCTAATCTGCAAATCAATTTTTGTGTTTATATTCATTTTCATGCGATAATGTGATGTGCATGACAACATCAACCCGTTCGGTTTATTTTCAAAATTATATTAACCAATTCATACATTAACCAATTCATACATTAACCAATTCATACACATTCATTGGCAAAAATGAATGACAAATTGACATTGCAGCCGAGCAAACTTTACAAATTTCCTTTTTATGACATTCGCATTGGAAATAAGAAAACAAAGACGTGCATGATAACTGCGCCCTTGTATTTAGACCAGTTTCACATATTTCACGCATTAAAAAAACAGGGGTATTTCATGATTGGAATATCCTCTTTCGGGCATTATCCATTCATAGAAGAATCCGACGTCATCAACAATGATCGCTCAGCAATGCTTCAAAAAGAGGAGCATCAACAACTTATGAAACAAATTGATTGTTGGCTGACATGTTCTAAAAAACCGGTGTCGTACGATGTTCCGCAACTGCTATTTAGTGAATCGGATTGTCATTTGAATCCGGAAACACTGAAACCAAAGGGGTTGACAAAAAAATACGATGTTGTCTACATTGCTGGAAGTGACGGCCCGTTTCATCAATATCATAAGAACTGGAAATTGGCCCAAGCGTGCTTTAAAAAAATGTCCGAAGCCGGCTTGTCTGCCTTGGTGATTGGGCGGAATGCCCCGGAGGGGGGTGATTTGCCCGGCATTTCATACAAACCTTATTTGAAATGGCACGAGCTGTTAGACACCATGGAAGAATCACGGGTGATGTTTGTTCCCAATGGGTCGGATGCATCACCCCGCATCATGACGGAATCATTGTGCAAGGGAACTCCGATTCTTGTGAATAAGCACATTTTTGGAGGATGGAAATACGTCAACAATTTAACCGGCGCATTTTTTGAATCGCACGATGACGTCATGCTTTCGCTCACGCGCGTGTTGAACACAACATATGACACCCGAGCGTGGTTTTTAGACTCCTATTATCCCAACGGTGAATCCACAAAGTTGAAAGAGTTGAAAAACTTGATTGCATCATTGTGCAACGGCGCAATCCCATTGGAAGAAGAATCAACCGTCGTCACAGAGTACAGTTACACCCGCGACATTCCATTCATGGACATGGCCGTGGACAACATTAAATTCATTTATGTGTCAATTGACACGGATGATGACCACACTTTGTGGAGGAGTGATTTGACCGCATGCGTTGACAAAATAACTGCAAATTTCATCACGAATTTGAAACCGCACCATTGGGTGGTGTGGCCTTATCACCATGCCACCGGATGGGGCACCAAACAAGACTTTGATTTGAATTTTCATTTGGAGTCGCACGCGCATTAATGAATGAATGAAAATAAACGATATAAAAAAAAACTGCGAATTACGGTAGCTTGCAACGAATGAAACAACAACGCCAACGCCAACCCCATGTGGTGGATTGCATCAAATCAAACGATGCCGCATTTGCCGCGCTGTTTGACAACCCGAACATTGTTGGTCCACGACTGGAAGCCCCATCCGCAACGCAAGTGCTAATTGAACGTGTCAACATTTGCTGTGAAATCACTTGCATTGCCGACTTGTTGCGCATTGTGCAAGCGAACCCCGTGGCTGAAAACGTGGAATACAACATCAACATGAGCGCGTTGCACCGCATTTCGGACCCGCTGCGCAAGTTGGATGCCATGATTGGCATGGACTCCCTGAAAGAGAACGTGGTTGATCAAATCATTTATTTCATACAGGACCTGCACAAAAATTCGGAAAAAGACAAGGGCACATTCAATGACTACATGCACACCGTGATTTATGGCCCGCCCGGCACCGGAAAAACGGAGGTCGCCCAGCTGATCGGCGCCATTTTCTCCCGCATGGGTGTGCTGAGCAAAAGCAAATTCAAAAAGGTCACGCGCTCCGATTTGATTGCCGGTTATTTAGGCCAAACCGCCATCAAAACGGCCGACGTGATTAAGGAGTGTTTGGGCGGCGTGTTGTTCATTGACGAAGCGTACGCGCTGGGCAACCCCGAAAAGCGCGACTCCTTTTCCAAAGAGTGCATTGACACGCTGTGCGAAGCGCTCAGCAACCACAAGTCCGACCTCATGGTGATTGTGGCGGGATATGAAAAAGACTTGAACGACTGTTTTTTCAGCGCCAACCCGGGACTGAATTCGCGATTCACGTGGCGATACAACATTGACAACTACACCGCGGTGCAACTTGCAAAGATATATGAAAAAAAGGCGCAGGATTGCGGATGGTCATTGTGCGAACCACTGCGACCCGAATGGTTTGAGTCCAACATGGAGTATTTCAAGTGCTACGGACGCGACATGGAAACGCTGCTGTCCCGCGCCAAAATTGCGCACGGACGCCGCATCTTCGGTTCATCGGATGACAAAAAACGACGATTGACACAATCAGATTTGGAACGGGGCATGACCACATTCATTTCCAACGACGAAGTCAAACACCGCAAAGAATCCGTCGGTGGCGCATTGTCGTCCATGTACTTGTGACATAAATCAATATGCAATATGTGTCAAAATATTTTATATTATGACATATATTTGTTGATGCAGCTGATTTGAAAATGAGTTCAAAAAAACAAATCACGATTGATGCAGTGGGTAGTGGTCAAAGTGCACACAACACCACTGTGCGGCGGCAACGTAAAATGAAACCCCCGATTGCACTCCTCCGTCCCAGCACTGTCAAAAAAAACTTGCTGGAAAAAATAAAAGACTACAAGCGCCGCAATGAAGAAACGCCATTGTTGCCCCAAGGAGGTCAGACTCAATTGCAAATGTCAAACAAAGATTTGGCCAATCAATTCAAAGTATCGTCCAATTATTTAGAACAGTTGATACATAAAAAAAAAGAGGCACGAAAACATGCGACTCCTAAGACAACGCAAAAGCCGACTCAGAATCCCGTCATGCAGCAAATGAATCCCGTCATGCAGCAAATGAATCCCGTCGTCATGCAGCAAATGAATCCCGTCGTCATGCAGCAGATGAATCCCGTCGTCATGCAGCAGATGAATCCCGTCATGCAGCAGATGCAATCACTTCATGACCCCATGCAATACACTGAAATATCGTTGGAGTTGCCTCCTGAATTGCAAATAAATCCATTGAACACAATGCATCCATATCCAATGGAATATGAAGATATTGTGGTGCCAGCACCAGCACCAGCACCAGCACCAGCACCAGCACCAGCACCAGCACCAGCACCAGCACAATCACCAGCACAAGCACCAGCACCATCCCATACCATGATCAAAAACGATGTTCCATATGGGTGTTTGCGCGATGGAAATAAACCAACATACCGCACATATCACAGAAACTTGCACCCTCATAAGTTGGAACACAC